TTTGAGACTAATCGAACTGTGTTACTCTAAGGTCTTTCCACTTTACGACCCAAGTTCTACCGTTTTCTCGGGAAGCAACCAAAGCTGTTTTCTGGTTGTAAGCCAAGACGAAAAGATTCTTATTAAAAGGAACTTTTCGCCATCGGTAGATAAATCGATCGTGAACAAGCCTTACATAAGTCGGTAAGGCTGGATTTGTCATCTGATCACTCCTGGAGTGTCTTCCGGAAGAATAATTCCTGAGTTCTTAGCTCCAGCGATTTTATCTGCTTCACCTACTTTACAGATAAGCTGGGCATCATCCTTAAGGTAGTAGCACATATCAATTACGTGTTCTTTGATGCGAACTATTCCGTCAGAATCGGACAAAAGAGTTGCCTGATCAAGTCTTGTAATTGTAATTGTTACGCTGCCGTCTTTTGCAGGAATAGGAGTTAATGAATAGATATCAGTAACTTTGTTTCCTGACGATTTCCAACCACCACGAATTACGAATATCTGTCCAGAATGAGTCTGGATAACTTCGTAACGAACTTTTTCTTCAATAGGCTTTTCTTCTGTAGCCATCTTGACATCTCCTTCAGGGAAAATACCCTGAGCTTCTAAATCTAAATTTCTTTCCATAGAATCCTTCTTTTTTAACGGTCTGACATTCTCTTACTTACGGAACCGAATACTGAGTTCCTGAAGTTTTCACCGATGTGAATATCGATATTGATCGACTGAATACGGTCAAGAAGAGTGTGCAAAGTTGCTTCATTATTAAGGTATTCTTCTACCATAGTTCCTGACAATCCATTTTCAGCTGCGTCCTTAATTGCTTTCTTGTCTGTAAAGATAGCAATTATCTGAACATTACGAGCAGTCAGACGACTTATGTCCTCTACAAGCTGCTTGTAGTATTCATCGCTTACTTCCGAAGTTTTAGAGCAGCATTCATACCGAATAGGAGAATCATCTTCTACGACTTCTTTACCAAGTTCTTTCAAAACTTCTTCACGAGCCTTTTTAGTCAGTTCACGCTGCTTTTCACGAAGTTCTTCTCTTTCAAAGATTTTCTTAAAGTATTCCTTTTTCTTTTCGTAAAAGGCTTTTTCATCGAACTGCTCGATAGCTTCTTCTACGTCACAGGCTTCTTCCATGCAAACTTCTTCTTTGTCCTCAAAAATTGCTTCTCTTTTTTCTGTCATAAAGGTCTCCTTACTTCCCTGTTGAACCAAATCCACCTGAACCACGTTCAGTAGTCGAAAGACTGTCTACCAATTCAAAAGTAGGCTGTTCTACTTTTACGATTACGAACTGAAGAATTCTGTCACCCTTGTTTACTTTTTTCCACCAGCGTGAAACATTACGAACACAGGCGAAACATTCTCCACGATAGTCAGCATCAAGAATTCCAGGTGCAATGTGAGAAATAAGACCACGCTTTACAGAGTTTCCGGAACGTGAGCAAGACAAGAAAGCATATCCTTCTGGCAAAGCAAACTTCCATCCAGTCTTTACAGGTTTCCAACTTCCAGGAGCAAGCCAGAAAGATTCATTAGCGTAAACATCAAATCCAGCTGATCCCTTTGTAGCGTAAGTAGGAATGAAGCCCTTGTTTTCTGATGTGTAAGGAACTACCAATTTTTTAGAGGTAGTCTTGGCTGATTTTGTTTTTACTTCTTCCATTATTTTTTACCTCCATGACATTTTGTACGACTGCGAGAAATTCTTCCCGCATTGTGTCTTGTGTGAGTTCTTGTAACTCCCTTTCTTGTGTGATGTGATTTAGGCATCTTTTTATCCTCCAAAAAGATTATTTATAATTCATCATCGTCATCGCCAGAGGCAAACGATGCTAAATTCGATATTGTTTTAGGAATGTATTCTTCCGGAATAGCGAAAAGACGGAACATTCCTTCATCGTGCAGATACTGAACTCGCTGTCCTACTGCACCGTTACTAGACTTAAGAACCTGAACTTCAACAACGTCTTCCAGGTCATCAACTGTTGGATCATCTGGGAAGAAACGAGTTGCGTAGTATTTCGCACGAAATACAGACAAAACAGTTCTACTACGTTCAGCAATCGCAGAAGAGTTCTTAATAGAAGCAAGGGAAGGTCTGAAAAGATTAATTCCCTGCAAAGTTGTTGGTCTATGGTTTTCCAGAGACTTCTGAACTGCCTGAACTACAAGAACTATATGTGTATTTGTTCTCTTAGCTACAGGGTGCAAAAGGTTTACAGCTTTTTCATAGTCCTTTGCCTCTCCGGAACCGAACTCTTCCAGCATAGTTGCCAAGTCTACTAAAACAACTGCGTAGTCTACTTTGGCTTTTAGCTTAAACTGAATGATCGTTTTCTCTAATTCCGGTATTGACAGCTTAGAGCTATCGAGCATAGCATATCTTTTACGTTTAAGCAGCTTTTCTTTTTCATTATGAATCATCTGAAGAACGCAGTCATCAACAGGCTCCGTTGGAGTTCCTACTAAGCTGCTCATAGGAATACGAAGACGAGATGCCATCCATCTGTCCATTTCTGCTGTTTCCGACATTTCAAGAGTAACATCCAAACAAGGAACATCACGATTTACGAGACGATTCTTGAGGTACATTTTAAAAGTAGATTTACCAACACCCGTAGAACCGAAAATAGTAGTCATCTCTTTTGGAGCAAAGCCCGTTGGAAGAACAGCATCCAGCTTAGAGCAGCCCGTGGTATAAAACTTTTCTCCTTCAACACGCTGCTCAATAGTCTTTTCGTAAGTAGTAAACAAAGCGTCAGAAAACTTAAGCTCGCTGTCTGTATGTTTTGCTAAGCTGATACACTCCTGCAGATCGCTTACAAGATCTTCCATCCGTTCAACGTCAAGACGACCCTTAGTTGTCACAGACTTAGAACATTCTTTAAGAATGTAAGACTGAATACGGTCCTGAGAGTATGCTTCCTGAAGCAAATAGCGATAATGATCAAATGCCATTGGATCGTATTCAACAGAATTAATCTTATCGATCAGCTCCGGAGTAATCTTTTCATTTACACAGTTTCCTGCTCCTATAAGGTTTTCTTTAGTTGGCTTAACACCTTTCTGGTATAAGTCGAAAAGAACTTCATACAAGTCATGCCCGTCAGATGAAATAAAGTAGTTATCTTTTATAGCGACAACTCTTTCAGGCTCATCTAACAAGAAATGAAGTATCTGAAGTTCGTTAGTAATTGATGAAAGTGGTGATGCCATCTTTATCCTCTTTAGTCAAAAATATGATTGATGTCAAAGTCTGTTTCTTTACCTAGCACATCATTAAACTCCATAGCAAAAGAAGTTCGCTTAACCAGAGCTTCAATAGATGGTCCCCAGTATTTACCAATTTCTTCTATAGGAATATTAGAAGTAAAACAAGTTGCTCGACGCTTAACTTCAAGGCGTTCTCTTAAAAAGGTATCCAAGAAAGAAGTCTGATAGCCAGAGCTGTACTTGGTTACTTTGTCCCCTGTAAAAGCGTCATCGATAATGAGGTAGTCTACGTCCTTGTAAAACTCCACTTTCTGTTTAGCTTCATCACTGAAGTCGTAATTCTTTAAGTTGTTCATTAAAGTGTTTGCTAAAACAAACGAACAAGAAAACTTTTCGCCGTAAGTATCTTTAAGTCCTTTTAAGACAGCTCGGGCTGTTGTAGTCTTCTGAGTAGAATTAAATCTTGACCAGATATACAGGGAATGTTTGAAATACTTTGTTTCAAATTCCTGAACGTATCTACGAAGTTTAGGAATGTTTCCGGCAACGTCTTTACCTAAATAGTCATCAAGAGTCCTCTTGAACTCTCCTTCGACCTTAGCAAGACGAGCGTCTTCTTTTTCCTTGAGATAAGCCTTGTATTCTTTAGTAGGAACAGCATAGTCTTCTCCCTGGTACTCGTAGTATTTGAACTTAGGGAGCTGACGACCTCCCCAGACAAAAACGTCTTGTGGCTTAAAAGAGCCAACAGCACTCTCAATGGGAGTGCCGTATTTAATAATTTCTTCTGTTGACATAAAATCCTCGAATTCCTAAGACAAGCTAACTTATCTTATTTTTAAAAATCTGTTTAAGACGGCTTAAAAGGATTTCTTCTGCATCTGTTTTGGTTTCATCTTCAACCTGTCCGATATTACGAACCAAAAACTCAGCAGGAGTAAAAGTAGCTTTAAGATTTGCTGTGCGTCCCTTAGAAGTTACCTGATCTCCTTCATAAAGGATGTCTATAGTTCCTACGTAAGGAATTTCTATAGACTCTCCTTTCATATAAGCCAGAACAGCAGAAATTCCGATAGACTCAAAAAATTCTTTAGTTTCAGTCGATGACTTTCCGAAAAGAAGACGAGTATCGTTGATTGCTTTTCTTTCTGTGGCTGATGTCATGGCTTATCCCTCGAGCTTCATGCGGTAGTTGCCCTTGCTAACTTCTTCGAGTTTAGCACCTTTCTGGGCAGCAGCTGCTTCTTTCTGTCGCTGAAGTTCTTCCTGAGATACTTCACGTCCATTCAGTGTAACTTTTTCTTCTGTTACTTCTGTTTTGTTGTCTTCCATAGAATTCCTCCTGATAATTTCATAGTTTCCATTACTATAAAGTCTGATTTCATCCCCGTCCTTAAGATTAAGAGCTTTCTTAAGAAGAAGGATCGTAGCCTGACGTTGCTCAGCTACAGTATTGTCGAGTTTACTTATGGCTTTATCAAAATCACGCATAAGTTTTTCTCGAGCTTTGGTAGACTCTGCTAGAAAGTCCATCCAGTTTTTCAAGATTTTTTCACGAATAATGTCCATAATTCCAACTCCTGTAAGTATTTCCCTCACGCTTTATAATTCCGAAAAAATTGTAAAAAGCGTTAACTAAGCAAAATAATTACGGGGCTTAATCTGAACATCAGCAACTTCTTTTAAGTGCCATTCTGAAGAACCATATCCCCAGATTTCTCCTTCGTTGACAACAGCTACGTTACACTCTCCAGCATAAGGAATTCCCTTAGCAGCAGGATAATCTGTAGCGAAGTAAGTAAGCATAATTTTAAGAACTTCATCCTGTTCTTCTACAAAAGTAAAAGGAACAATAGAGTCGTGAACCGTTCCCGCAATGTAAGAGTGGAATCCGTTAGCTTCCATGTCTCTAGCAGTTCCTACCATCGCTTTTGCCATGTACACTGCTTCATAGTTCTGAACAGGTGAGTTTACGGCAATGTTGGAAAGATTCTTTATTACCTTAGAGTCAGAGTGACGTCCCTGATAGGTAAGCTGCGGAAGAAGACGTCTTGCTCCCCAAGGAGATCTTACGTAGCCTTGCTTAGCAGCCAAAGCACCTTGCTGAAGAATCCATTTTTCAAGAACAGGATACATCTTGAAGAACTCATCACGGAAGAACGTAGCAACTGTAAGGTAAGCAATCTCATCATCGGTCTGCTTACGATACTGTGCTTTAAGTTTAGCTTCCAAACGTTCAAGGTGATATTCCACAATGAAGTCTTTACACTTACTTGCAGACCATTCCATACGAAGAGTTGACGAAGCAAAAGTAAGGGCAGACATTCCAAACAAAAATCCGAATCCGCAGTTCGGCACGACAACGGGTGTAGTTTTAGTTTTCACTACAAGCAGATGGTCTTCAACATTCAGGCAGAAAGACTCCTGATCTTCTATTTTTCTAATCTTTTTAATTTTCATACTTCTATTCCTAGCTCCCTTAGTTTTAATTCCATGAGTACTGTAAAGGCAGCACCTTTTCCAGACAAAATTTTCACTGAAGAAAACTTAACTACGTTTACAGGGTCTCTTAAAATACAGAAGGTTTTATTTTAGGATGCTCAAAATCAAGGATGTCGTCATCTTCTTGAGCGTCTTTTGCAAGAATTCTTATTTCCTTTCCATCCCGTTTTACTAAAAGCTCGTGATCCTCCGTTACTTTTAGTAAAGTTCCGTCCTCTAGTTCAAATTCCAGCATAGGAGACGGATTATTATTAATCGTGCCATAAATTTCTTTTGGCTTTCCATCTCTTCCTATGACTTTTAAGTCTCCCTCGTACAAAAGACCAAAATCTTTTATAGAGTTTTCGGCTATTGTTTCAATAGGAAGCCAACCTTTTGTTGTAAAAATTTCTGTTCCTCTTGCGAAACAAAGTTTAGCCGTTGTTCGCAGTTCTTTTAGACGACCTTGCTTGGCATCAGCATAATATTCTTCGTAAGAGATTTTACGGGCAGGAAGGAACTTAATAGAAGAAACTTTTTTACCGTGTATTTCATCTCCTTCCTGGATGTCTTTTATGGCTATGTGTTTTCCACGAGGCAAGTCAAACGACTTCCACTCCATTATTTCTTCTTTACTGCCGTCTTCGAAAGTTACTTCGAACGGAGTAAACAACTGATACTTAGCCATAATAGAATACGCATTATTTGAGTGAAAGTCTCCTCCACCCAAGAACAATTTACACAGAGCAGGATCAAGCGACATAGACGCAGCAATATGAGCCTGTAAGTTTTCACCATCACACTCAAGAATGTTGTATGCTGGCATGGTTGTAATTGTTTTTATAGATGTTATCATCGATTTCTCCCTAGCAAGCTGTTTTAACTGCATCAGTTTCTACAAGCTCGTCTCCTTCCTGTAAGTCTTTTGTGAAAACTTTCTGAACAGAACCATTACGCTTAACGAAGATTTCAACAAACTTCTTCTTTGCTGAATCTTCGTAGATAGGGAGTATGAGCTTGCCCCGTACTGAGTCCTGAATCTCAAGATAGCTTTCTGTTCCTTTTGCGAAGTCGGAATTATAAAACTTCTCATATTCAGCTCTAATTCCGAGGGAGTCAAGGTCGAGCGACGGAATATCCCTTCCCATGCAAACATTTCCACCGATATTGATCATCTCTCCTGAGTAGAGTGAAACGTAGCCACTGTCCTTACAAAGAAGATTAATCTTATCTGCTTCTTCAGGCTTACAAGGAATTGTGTCCGGAGTTGTGTAGGCAGTTCGCACAAGACGGGTTGCTTCATAATTCTTTTTAGGAATATTCTGAAGGTTAGGGTCACTTGAGCGATGTCTGTGAGACTGAGCCATGAACGGATGGAAAGTTGTATGAACGCATCCGTCAGGAGCTTTGTATTTCCACAAGCCTGTTGAGTCATTATTAAACTTGTCAGCAGTAGTCGAGCTTTCATTAAAGAATGAATCTGACTCTTCAGCTTCGTTTTCGGAAGTAAGATCTTCTTCTGAAGAAGCATCTTCTCCGATGAAGGTCTGCCAAAGAGCAGTCCATTTAGACAGTTCAAGCAAAGTATCAACTTCTTTGTATCCGAGCTTTTTCCACTCATTAAGTTCAACTTTAGACACTTTGTAATGTCCTGTTTTTCCGATATCGATTGCAGGATATCCGTGAGCCTGAAGCATATCGCCTACGGCTTGTTTTGAGTTTACATCAAGGTCAGGTTCATTGTAAGCATCCCTAACGGCTTTTTTACATACCTTAAGTTTTTCCTGAAGCTCGTCACCTGTTTTAGAAATAGCAGCCCAGTTAATGCAGAAGCCCTTATACTCTGCTTTAGCAAACACGTTAATCATAGGAACAGCTGTCTCAATGTAGTATTCATAAAGCTCTGGCTCCTTCATCATGTCTTCTTTTTCACGCTGCCAAACCTGATAAGTAATCGCAGCATCCATTCCTGCGTAAGGCATACGGATAGACTTAGGAATCTTGGTGTAGTCAATCATTCCTGGATACTTCCACTTATAACGTTCAAGGTCAAGATCATATCCACCGTAATTGGTATACCAGAAAGCGTGGGTCTTCAATGAATTAGAACGCATCTCATTTAAGAAGTGTCCAGCAACCATTGTATCCCAATCGAGCTTGTGTAAGTCACAACCGTGATAAGCGAAGAACAGAATATCGAATTTACCGTTTGCGAAAATAAGTTTATGAGCATTTAAGAACTTCGAAAAAATTCTAGGGTTGATATTTTTCCAGTCCAAGTAAAGAGCTTCATACCCGTTAAACGCAAGAGAAATATTTCCAATACGATTTTCCAGTTTCTTGAAACCACCTGTTTCTGAGTCGACAGCTACCCAAAGCTCATGCTCAGGAATATTTTCAGAATGAGCCAGAAGCCATTCATTGCAGTTTTCAATTTCTTTAATAGAAATACTTCGTTTACGCATGAGAGAACAGTTTCCGGCTTTTGCTGCACGTTTAAACTGTTCCCTAGCAAAAGCTGTTTCAAAACGGTCCCAAAAGTAGATAGGCTCCCCAGACTTTGGGTCAGGCTGACCGAATCCACAAATACGGAAAGCATTGTCAATCGGATAAACACGATTGTCTACAAAAGGAGAATAAAAATACGTATGATTAAAAATAGAATCATAAAATGCGTCAATCTGAACATCTGTATCAAAGGTGGTTGCATAAATCGCACGTCCCACAGTCACTACAGGATGATTGCGCATAATAAAGTTTTTAAGGTCTGAACGAACATTTTCTACGAAGAAACGTGCCATACCCTTAACCATGTGTTTTTCATTAGCTACAAAAGGAAAACAGTAGATAACTCGAACCTTTGCGTCGCTCTGGTGAGCAAGTTTTACAAGGTAAGCTATCTGATGGTCTGACAGCTTGTCTGCTAAAAGAACATTAACATTAGCGTCAGGCTCATCAAATAGAATCGGATTCTCTACGATTTCCTTTACTTCTGCATTTTTTACTTTAGGGGCTTCTTCCCCAAAGAAATCATCAAATTCATCACTCATGTCTTTTATAATTCCGAACAGAACTCTAAAAGTTAGACTTTATTAAAAAGTTCTTGTGGGTTCTTAGCGTATTCGATAAACGGCTCACCTTTACTTATGTAAAGAGAATCGGGGATATCGTAAACAAATCCACCTGAAAAAGGAGCTTTAATTTCTTGTACTTCTTTTCCGTCTAAAGAAGTCACTGTACAAATTATTTCTCCTTTACTATATTTTTTCATAAAAGGGTCTAAACAATTCCACTCCAAGATTCCAGATATCTTAGAAAATAAGAAAACAGAAAGATAATCTTCTAGTCTGTCTAGAGGAGTTACGGGTTTTTCATAGGAATCAATAATAGAAATTAAGAAGTCTTGAAGCAAAGTTGCTCCTCGATCTGGGTCACTTCCTAAGAATCCCATTCCATTTAATTCTACTGTAAAACCAATCTTCCCAAGAGAAAGAGCCTTGCTTTTTACAGTTCCTGCACTTACATTAGCAACCCTGAGCAACGGAGTCAAAGCTGTTTTCTTTGTAAGAGAAAGACATTTTTCAGCGTATGAATCATAGTCCACTAAAAAGCAATTTTTACAAACAGGAGAATTGTGCACGTCGATCACAATATCTGCTGCTTCAATTTCCGGAGTAATCAAATCTTTTACTTCTTGAGGAGTCTGGTAAGTAGGAGTAAAAAGACGATTTAAATTTTGAGAAGGAACAGTTTCTTTTTGAAAAGTATTTTCTCGCTGATGAGTTAAAAGACCATAGTCGTTTACTCCGTGTAAGAAAGTATAAGAAGTTACCTTGCTCAAAGCAGAAGCAGGAGAATTAACAGATTTACTGATTTCTTCTGCGAATTTCAGAACAGTTTTTACTGCCTGAGTTTCATCTCCGTGAATGCCACTTAATACAAGAATTTTTGGTCCGCGCTTTCTTGTAGTTAAAAAAGTCTGCTTAAACATTCTCAACTCCTTCTGTATAAATTACTTCAAGGCTTTTTAATTTCTTTCCATAATTATTTCGCAGTTCTAATTCTTTTTTAGCAAGAGTTTGTTTAAGGGCTTCTTTATCAAGAACTTCATTCCCTCCAATAGAAAATGAGATTGTATATTCTTTATTCGTTACATAAACAATCTTAGCAACAGTCTTTGCTTTAGCCATAGTTATCCTCCAAGTAAAAAGGTCGTTTTTCAACGACCCTTAAATTCTTCTTTCACACTAATTTTTCCAAACATTTATTTAATTTAGGAAACTGTAATGAAAAAGTCATCTGCATTTTTGATGTGTATTGTTTTCATATTTTTCTCTTACTCCTTATATGTTGGAAGTTCGCACCAATACTTGTAGCTATCACTTACTACGTCACCTTCCATATCGCACCATTCATCAGTATTGTAATTGTAATAAATCGGCTCTCCGTATTCATTTGATACAATAACAGAGTGTAAATAATTGTCTTTACTTCTTGACGGTAAGTCTTGAGAGCAACACTTAATTTCGTGCCACTTAGGTTTATAATAGTCGTGAGCATAGTGTCTGCAGGCTTCATAGCCTTGCTCGTACCCTTCCTTTCTTCCTTCTGCAAGTCCTAGTTCTATTGCTTTTACTGTTTCTAGTAGCGTAGGGCAAGAATCATTATCACATTCATTCCATCTGCAATTGTGACATAATATGCCTCTTGCTTTCTTTATTTTTTCTTCATCTAACATTCAAAATCTCCAAAGCTCTACCCATGTGCTTTGCCCTCTCCTCTGCTTGATACGGGGTAATTAACCCTCCGCATTTAGTGCATCGTGGAGGATATAACATAGCAGGAGGCAGGTCATCTATTGCTCTATAGGTAATTTGTTCTTCATAATAGATTCCACATCTGCATGTAGGTTCTTCAGGAAATATCATCTTTTTACTCCTCAAACTCGGGAGAGTTCCCAGCACCACATCCAACGTGGTCTATTATCCCAGACTGTTACTTCTTTCATTCTCCCTTCTCCCATCTAAACACTTATCTTTTCAAGAACTTCTTCCCTGAGAGAACGATACTGTCCTTCAGAGCCGTAACCACAGGTAAATAAAAGAAGTTCCTTGCACCATTCGTATTCAAAATCTGATTCGTCATCATACTGAAAACGCCAGTGGTCTATCATGTATTGTTTGAACAAGCCTACGTTAGCCTTAATCATATCTGTGAGCTTAAGACATACGTGGTTAGAAGAAATAAATTTTTCTACTTCCGTTCTCTTAAAAAGCTCCTTGCAGAAAGTATTGTATTCTTCAACCGTGCTAAACATTTCTTTGTCCCAGCAGAAAGTGTAGAGAATGTCATACACGTTATCACACACGTCAAAATCTGCTGAGTCAGTCTTTTCTAAAACTTCATAAAAATTCATATTTTTCTCCTATATTCTTTTGAAATGAGAACCGTTAGAACAAACGGTCAACCAGTCACACATAATCTTTTTATGGATTTTTGCATTACCGTATTCTGCGCAAGAAAAGCAATTAACGGGAGACACCTTTTTAATGTCTACAGGGTGGCAGAACTTTGTGAAGTCCTCTTTGTAAAGTTCTTCCAGCTTTGTAAGGTCATTGCTTGCATCATAGCGAAATTTATTTCCTGCAAATTCCCAAACAGATTCTGTAGTAGGTTCTGCATCCTGAGTTCCGAAAACTACAGCCATCTCTGCTATTTCCAAGAGGGGTGTAACATTTTTGCAAACTACGTTGAAAAAGTTACCTCTGGAAACTCCTTCAATCCGGAAACATCTAAAATTCAGTTTCATAAGTTCTCCTTAGAAGGGCAAGCTGCCCTGACGTGCATCGCTTAAGATTTTACTCATAGTAGGAGCTGTTTTTGCAAACAGTTCTCTAATTCCTGTCTTAGTATCCTGAGTTTTTGTAGGAGCAAAAGAACTACTTACAGGACCATCATTACGGGGCTGCCAGTGTTCCTTCCACCACTTAGTAGAGTTCTGAAAAGTATGCTCATCAATAAGGAACTTGAGCTTGTCGGTCTTTTCTCTAAGAGCCTGAATTACTCTCTCATGCTCTGCTTCAACACGGGCTTCCGGAGTCATCTGCCAGTAGCCTTTGCTCATCTTCATCTCGTCATGAATCATACCACGAATGTATGGATAGTTCTTACGACACCAGTCAAAAGTAGCCTGTGAGTCGATGAACTTTTCAGCTCCAGCTGTCTTGAGCTTTTCTTTCATCTCTTCTTTTTCATGGGAGAGCTTCTGGTTAGCAGCGTTCAGATTCTGAACAAGCTGTGCTAACTGACCATTTTCTTTCTGGAATTTCTGAAGAAGTTTAATAAGTCTGTCCCATGTATTATCAGGAGTTACTTCAACCATGTTTACTGGAAGTGGATCAAGCTCCTGGAGAAGAGCCATTGTTTCCTGAACTCTCTTAAGCTCAACTTTACGGGCTTTCTTCTGCTCTTTGTTTTCTCCATCTACACGCCACTGGATAAAAGGATCAAGAATAGGTAAAGAACAAGTTGGCTCAGCAAATTCAGAGATACTGTCACCATGATCCACAAAGATTGTGTCTTCTTTTCCAGGGGACAAGCGAAGAATTCTTCCTACTATCTGGAACCAAAGAGGACGAGATTTTATATGACGGCAGCTGAAAGCGTAGCTAACAGGAGGACAGTCAAATCCGTAAGTAAGTAAAGCTGCGTTCACAAGCCCGTCTACTTTGTGTGTGCGGAGCATTTCAATAAGAGATTCACGTTCACGGATAGACATATCACCGTGGATTATACGGAAATCGTATCCAGCGTTTTTGAAAAGGGCTACTACTTTTTCACCCATTGCGATAGTATTTGTGAATCCAAGAGCTGGACGACCCTTGCCGTATTGTTCATAAGAGCTAACCAAATCTCCCCAAACAGCGTTCTGATCGAAGATTTCTGTCATCTGCTCGTCAGAAAGTTCTTCACCTGTAGAGGTTGATTTAATTTCTGTGATTCCCTCAATCGGACGAGTGTAGTAACGGAGCTTTGTAAGGTAGCCTTTCTCTATAAGAGAAGGAACTGTTTCCTGTTGAATAAGTTCATCAAAGCAGCCGAACTTATGAATAGAGTCTGTTCCCTTGAGCAAAGCCTGACCGTCCATTCTTTCCGGAGTAGCTGTAAGACCTAGAACACGCACAGGCTTGATCAACTGAACGAGCTTGTAGGTCGATTCCAGGCTTACGTGAACTTCATCAAAGATGAGAACTACGTTCTGAGAAACAAGCTCGTGCTGAGTTCGAAGAGAGTCCTTCGAAGCTACAACAATTTTCTTTCCTGTGATTTCTGTCTTGTCAGACCAAATAATATCTACGTCACCAAACTCTTCCCGAGCTTGTTTAATAAGTTCAAGCCGAGGAACAACAAAAACAACTCTCTGAGGAAGCCGTTCCATAATGGCTGATGCTATAACTGTTTTTCCGGCTCCTGTAGGCAGACAAATAATCTGATCCTTGTCTGATGCAACTACTTTGCTTACAATTTCTTCCTGATAGTCCCTTAAAGTTTTCATAGGGGTCTCCTCAAAGTTAATAATACTGATCAAAGTGCTTGTTAGATTGAACAAGTCTACTTTCTTGTGTCTATTTAATTTAATTCCGTGAGTTTAGAAAAAGGTTTGAACTTTCCCTAACTTTATTTTTACTTGACGGAATTATAATGAGGGAAAGACACGAGTTAGTGGATTTTTATCCCCTATTTATGTGTTAAGAAGTTTTTTCTGTAAACCACTTGCCTTTTTCAGCAAAACGGTTTATAATGGAAAAATCAAAAATCTTTCGGGTAGAACGAAGAACGAAATGAGAAACAGCAAATCGCTTCGAACTGCTTAAGTCGAGGGAGTAATCCTTCGCCAGAGTCTAGATAAGATAACGATTTAGATTTTGAGCTACATACTACGGGAACCCTATTTTTATTGTTAAGGCTCTTTTATCAAGGGCTGTCTAACGATGCATTTATTCCCGTGGGTGCAAAGTTTTTCAGTTCTTGATAAAGGAGCTTTTTCTTTCTATAGAACTTTGAAACTTAAAAACTCGAATGACGCAGAATACAATCTGACACCATGGGCGAGTTTTTGCGAATCCTGGTCTACATGGGGGCTGCTCAAAAGACCAACAGACAAGAGTTAGCAACTCTTACCCAAGACATCGTGCAGACGACAAGCCGTGATGGTACTTGTACGATTGAGGGCGTTCTAATGAAAGAAAACGCTTTTCCTTCATTAGAAATGCTGAGGACAGGTGAGGTGAATGATATCGCCTGTGAGCTACAACGCAAGATTCCGGAAGGAATAACGGGGATAGGACTGGCGTGCTGAAAAGCTGCTTAGGACTGACATTGAACTTAGGAAATAAGTACCTCCTACCCGTGAAGTTTAGAGAAAGGATACAGAGGTGAAACGACTTGCCGATTTCACTGTCCTGATGGTTGGCTCCATTACTTAGGGGTTTAAATTCCCTTAAAACAGGACACACCAGTTCTCGAGTTTGCTAAGCATCATCAGTGCTTAGTTAGAGATTTTTCTCTATCGACTCGAGGGCAGGGTTGTGTCCTTCCGATTCCACCACCCTTAGAGATAAAGACTTAAGAATAAGATTTAGAGAAAAAGAGATAGGAAAGAGAGATAGAGATAAAGAGATTCGAATAAGAGATAGGTCTAGAGATAGATTCGAACGAGAAAAATACTATACGAAAGTATAGTTATCGGAATCGAGAAACTATAGTCCTAAAAGATTCCTGAGTAAAGTAATTTCTACCTAAAACAGCCGAACGCTCTCCGCATCCTGTAAGAACAGTATCTACTATGAAAAAGTCTAGATTTTCTTTAGGATAATTTCGAACGGCTTCCTGATGTTTCTGTTTCTCTAGGTTGAATTCTGAAGGAGTTTTATCTTTGTATTTAAGGTAGAGATACTCGTCTGAAGAGATGTAGTCTATAGGAACTATTCCCTGTTCCTGAAGAAAAGGGATTAGCTCTAGATCCCTTTCATCCTGAAGGGAGAACCAGATGAGGACTAACTGCGATTTTGTTTTAGCCAAAAGTTCTTTCAATAGAATGACCTTGCTCTTGTCGTATGTAAGTCGCTTTTTCACACCCTTAACAAAGTCTTCTCTCAGAAGAATTGGATTAAAGAATAAAACTCGTTCTTTCATTAAAACAAAAAGGCTTACTAAAATTTTTGCTTCTCTCCCACTTTCCTATTTTTGTTGGGAATTATATCTCATAGACAAAACAAGCAACACGACGAGCTTACACGACGGTAAGCAATGAAAAAGTTGCAAAGGAGAAAAACATGTCTAACGAATCACAAAGCAAGTTTGCTAGAGCAATGGCTGCCCGTAATGCAGAAAAGGCAGAAGAAGCAGCACGTAAAGCAAACGGTGGTAATGGGGGTGGAAGTTACCCAGAACTTCCTTGGTCAGCTCTTGTTCCAAACGGAGAAAAAGTTATCCGTTTGATCGGTGGTCCTTGTATTGAAGGACGTGAACCAACAGACGCTAAGAAAATCTTTACAGCAATGATTCTTGGCGATGACGACAAAAAGTTCCGTGTATTTGCTCCGGATCCAAAAGAGCAGAAAAACTGGATTCTTCACAAGATTATGAAAGAAGTTCTTTCTTATGACTGGGATCCAGATGGAATTGGACCAGACGGACGCAAAGGTGTTCGTATTTATCATCACGCTAAATCACATCCTGATGTATTTAACCGTGTTCTCAAAAACAACAACGTAAGCAATCCTTACGAAGACGGATGGAAATTCTCTCCTTCTATTATTTGGAACGTAATTGACCGTGGCGCAATGGACTGGCACCGAGATCAGAAGAAACTTCGCTTACTCTCAAAGAAAGCTGGAGCTCCTGACTCAAAAGGAAAGGTCTGGTTCGACTACGGGGTTCCTCCAACTGTATACAACCTTATTGTTGACGACATTCTTTCAATGGACGGCAACACAGACTGGAATGACTACGATATCGTTATCAAGAAACTTTCTGATGACCCTTGGTATAAGGTTTATCACGGTCTTGATGATGCTAAACGCATTTCTGAAGAAGCAAAGAAACTTGTAGTAGCAGGACCTCTCACAGATGAAGAACGCTCTTGGGAACCTTGGAACCTGGATCAGCTCTTCCGTGATACAGAATACAAACGTATCAAAGACCATCTGGGAATCTTCGTTCAGCAGGTTGGCAAGATTTTCGGTAAGCCTTGGTATGAAGAACTGTGTGAACTTGTAGAAGTTGAAGAAGCAGAAAAAGCAAAACGTAGAGCAGAAAATGCTCCTGCAACTGCTGTTCCTGCAAAACCAACTCTTGCTGATACTCCTGTTCCAGAAGAAGAAGCAGCTTATGCTCCTGACCCAGAAGACAATCTCGATCCTTATTCACAGCCAGTTACACAGCCAGAACCTCAGGCAGCTCCTGAACCAGAAGCTCCTACTCAGGCTGCACCAAAAACACGTCCTTCTTTCGCTCCAGCTAAAGAAGAACCAAAAGCTGTTTCAAATCCTTTGTCTAAAATGACAGAAGAAAAATGGAACGGTCTTATGGACGGATCCCTTACAGGAAGAGTTTACGAAGGTGTCAAACTTATGACTCCAGAAGAAAAGGCTCTTGTCCTTGACGTAAACATGGAAACAGGTGAATTTATCTGGGACGAACGTGCCGGAGAAACTTATGAAGGTGCATCTTCTGGATTCCCTTCTCCAGCTTGTGCTCACGTAGATCCGTTTGACGGAACTTGCTTCCCTCCTGACATGGTAGCACCTATGCCAGAAATCAACTAATACAGTTAGCCTATTTAGTTAACTCGAATTCTTAGGGACTTTGACTCTGACGAGGATAAGTCCCTTTCTTTTTGGAGAAAGTATGACGATTATTCACGAAAGTTCTCTTTCTGTAGGTGATGAGGTTGTTCGAAAGTTTGATAAAAACTGCCGTATAGGAACTATCACAAAATTACGGGGCGACGTAGCAACAGTTGAATTCCCTGCATTAGAAAGACTTCCAGGAAGAACAGATACTTATTACATTTCTGACTTGGACAAGGTTAAGAACAGAGGATAGACATGGTAAGACTTGAAGAAGGAAAAACAAATCAGCGTCTCATAGAGCTTGGACTCATTGTGTTTGTGAAGAAGTATAAGAAACCTGAGGCAGATGACCTTGAAGTAGGAAAGCTCGTTCATCAGATTTCTTGCGTTCTAGACCTTTGGGATTACACCTATCAGGAAATCCAGCATCTGGACAGAAAGGCTTTTATGGATCTGATGAAGTCTTACTATGACAAACTGAGAGATTCGAAAGACAAAGAGCTCTTTACTAGAGTTTTCGCTCTTTAAAGACGCTTTCTTTGGTTTTACGATTATCCAGCTGAATATTATATTTTTCCCAGATATTAAACTTATGCCCTTGCTTTTCTGCAAGGGTTTTTTCTTTTTCTACAGAAACATTTTTTCCTGAGTAGATTGCTTTTCTCATAGGGAACAGACGAGTAGCTTTCGGAGTAGGAGGAGGGGCTTCTTCTTCTAGCTCCTGAAAGAATCCCTGTTCTACATAAACTACGAAAGGAAGAATGTCGTCAATACAACGATTTATGTCACGGGCTTTCGAAGGGCACAAATTTAGACAGAACTCTCTCATTCGTTCTTTTAACATACAACGCTTTTCAAGAGAGCCATTTATCCAGTAATTATAAAGACGGTCGTTACGAGGATTTACAATTATTACAGTGATTGAGTTTTCTTCCATACAAAAATAGGAGTAAGTATACCCTTTTCTACTTTTTTCGGAATTATATGAAGTAAGGGACTCTTGTAAAAATCCTATTTTAGTGTAGCTTATACAAAGAGGGAAATAATGACTATAAAGAAAAGAGATGGACGAATTGTGGATTTTGATGAAGCGAAGATTGTAAATGCAATCAAGAAAGCAGCAAGTTCTACAGTTCCAGAGAGTAAACTTTCCGACGAAGACGTTGCGAGAGTAATGAAATTGGTTTGGCTTGGTTTAGAAGACAGAAGGTCTGACACAAAGCCTATAAAAATTGCAGGTATTCACAAAATCGTGGAAAACGCTCTTATGGGAGCAGAACTGCATGACGTAGCTCGCAGCTACATTGAATTCCGTTCTCGTAGAGATCGGGAACGTCTTGGAGCAACAGACGAGATTACTAACTATCGTGAAAAGCTGGATGCGAAGAAAAATGAACGCCAGAATGCGAATGTAGATGAGGAATCTTTTGGGGGAAGAAACAATGAAGCAGCTTCCTCCCTTAATAAAGAAATTGCTCTGAATTACTACATATCACCTAAGGCAGCAAAAAATCACAGAGACAATATTTCCTATGAGCATGACTTGTCTGAGTGGTGTGTTGGAGAACATAACTGTTTAAGTCTTCCTGTAGATCAGTCTTTAGCAAACGGATTCACTGTAAAGAATTCAGACTGCCGTCCAGCTGGAAGTATTTCTTCTGCAGAACAGCTTATTCAAGTTCTTGTTCAGACACAGTCTTTACAGCAGTTTGGGGGCGTATCTTGCACTCATCTGGACTTCACTCTTGAGATTTATGTAAGAAAATCGTTTATGAAGCATTTTATTATTGCTTCCCTTAAAGATTCAAAGAGCTTCAAAAGTCTCAACCTTTTACAGCTTGTGCTTGACGATTATGTCGATGATTTCGGCATTGTAAGAAATGCCTTTGAAGAGTGGCTCCAGGATAATAAAGAGGTATTCCTCAAAAACTGGAATGTGTCTTTTGACGACTTCTATTTCGGAAGTAGAACAATTCAGAAAATTAGTCGCAAATGGTATCAGAGTGCTTTGCTGGATACTATCATTGAAACAAAACAGGCTGCCGAAGGTCTTTACCACAATCTGAACACTCTACTCTCAAGAAGTGGGGATCAGTTGCCTTTCTCTTCTATTAACTTTGGTAAAAACACTTCTCCAGAGGGAAAACTTCTTAATGAGACTTTTTATCGTGCATCAATTCTTGGTATAGGAAAATATGGAAGAACTTCTATTTTCCCTTGTCAGATTTTTCAGTATGATAAATATGTGAACGGTAAGGAAGGAACTCCTAATTACGAATTTTATCAAAAGGCTCTTAACTCTACAGTTCGTCGTCTTTATCCGAACTATGCAAACTGTAACTGGTCAGTTCAGTCAGAGGGAATTAAAAAAGATCGTGCTTTGAAGAAAGAAGTTATCAGAACCCTTTCTCCAGAAAACTACGAAGGTCTTGTAAAGATTTTCAAAAAGCATCCTGATATCGGACAAAAGATTAACGTAGAAGTAAACAATGAGGAACTTATTGTTACTGAAAAGGTTCAGCCAACAGAAGACTTTTCTACAATGGGAGCTTTGGACGGAAAAGAACATCTGTACGTAAAACTTCCTCAAGGTATTTACGATATCTCTATAAAAGATTTTTACGAATACTGTAAAACTGGAGTTTTAAGAGCACGACCTTGTAAGGTTTTCTTCAATAAAGAAGAGTTAAGAATTCCAGGAAATAAAAAGGTACAGCACAAATCTGGGATAAAAGTAGGAGCAGGAGTCTACGCAATTACTTATCTTCCTGAAGATGTAACTTATATCGGAAGTAGCAAAGACGTAAATCGAAGACTTACAGAGCATAGGGGAAATATTCGCACTAAAGGAAGTTTAGACGCAGGAATTTCTTTCGGTGACTCAGATTTATCCCACTACATATTCGAAGTTCTTCTTTATACAGAAGACTATGAAGCAGAAGAAAAACGGTTTATTGAAACTATTCCTAACGTAAATTTTAAGGGCACTTCTCAGAAATACTTTAAGACTATTACTGTTAAGGGACAGAAAGTTTATAAACGTCCTCAATTTCAGCACGATACTTCAGTTGCTCAGGACTTAATTGACTTATCTTCTGAAGACATAAAAGTTTTAGATAGAGAAAATCGATGGGTTAAAGTACGCCACGTTTTCAAAAATGATAAGCTGAACACTCCGCTTATGATGCATATCTATTACGAAGAACAAGGAAAACACTATTGTCTTTCTTGTACAGAAGACCACCCTCTTTGGACGGGAGAGACTTTTACTAAAGCAGCAGACCTAAAAGTAGGAGATTTCCTATCCAGAGCAGATGGTTTGCGTCTAAAAGTAGAGGATATTAGCTGGCACTGGGAGCCAGTAGACTCTTATGATATTGGAACCGAGACAGGAACTTTCATTGGCTCTGATATCATTATGCATAATTGCCGTACAAATAACGGTTACGATATCAACTTTTCTAAAGAATACTTTTTGGATTTGCTTACAAAGATTCTGGAAACAGGCGACGTTCCTGATAGTTATCTTTGCTCAGCAATGCAGAGAGATGGAAGAGGAAATATTGCTCCGCAGACCATCATTCTTCCAACAGTAGCTATGCTTGCTAAGAAGAAGAGTAAATCTGATCCAGATGCTGTAGTAGACGTGTTTATGAAGCTGCTTGAAAAATACATAGACGAAACAAAAGACGCTCTTATTGAACGCTTTGAGTGGATTGCTTCTCAGAGTCCAAACTCTGCAAAGTTTATGTATCAGAACAATACTATGAAAGGTTATGTTCCAGAAGAAGGAATTCGTTCAGCCCTTAAGCACGGAACTTTAGCTATTGGACAGTTAGGCTTAGCAGAGTGTCTTCAGATCCTTATAGGATGTGACCATACAGAAGAAAAGGGTATGAATCTTGCTATTCGTATAGAAACTCTTTTTAAAGAAAAGTGTGATGCTTACAAAGAACAAGTTCATTATGCTGAGCCGACGAAGGAAGCCATTATAAAAGAAATGCGTCTTTCTTTAGAAGAAAAGTATCGGAGACCACTATCAGATAATGAACTTACTGAGATTCAGAATTATGTAAACTCTGTACCCCAGCAGAGAATTTAAGTACCCCTATTTCTGTATGGAAAACACTGTGAAAACTGATATTCTTAGTATATTTGAGTCCTCTACGTTTGGGTGGCAGGCACGCTTATCTTGTAAAGAGAATTTAATCAAGGCTTTAGAAAAAGAATTTCCTGAAAATCCAGCAACTTTAGCAGAAAAAGTTTATTGGTTAAAATTCAATTTAAAAGACTATCCTGAGTGTCCGATCTGTAAAGGACCTATAAAGTCTTTTATTAATGCAAGAAAAGGCTATAATTTACACTGTTCTTGTCGATGTACTCAACTAGATTCTTCTGTGAGATTAAAAAATGAGAGCACAAATTTGAAGAGATATGGTGTGGCAAATGGAGCTTTAAGTGAAAGGGGAATTCAGAAATTTAAGGAAACTTGCTTAAAGAAGTACGGTGTGGAGAATCCTTTTCAAAGCAGTGCTATTAAAGAAAAGATTAAACAAGTAAATCTAGAGAAGTATGGAGTAGAAAATCCTTTTCAGAATAAGACAGTAAGGGAAAAAGCCATGAAAACTTTAAAACAACGATATGGAGTAGATGCTCCTTGTCATTTGGTGGAACCTTTTCATTTTTCTAAAGGGGAAATAGAGGTTTACGAGTATGTGAAATCTTTTTACTCTTCTGTTAAACACACAGATCATGCTGCAATTTTTCCGATGGAGCTTGATTTATATTTACCGGAATTAAAAATAGCAGTGGAATATGATGGGGACTACTGGCATAATTTGCCAGAATCTTTAGAACGAGATAAAGAAAAGGATAAAATCTGTGAAGAAAAAGGAATTTTTCTTATTCGGATAAAAGAGAGCTCTTGGTTAGCAAATCAAGACTCTATAAAAGAAACTCTAAGGAGGATAATACTAAATGGAGAACTTAAAGAAGGAGTACGACTTAGCTTATAAGAAGCTACGAGAAAAATCCGCACATCGATTAAATTTTGGCGTATATTACACACCTAGATTCTAGTGGGTGCTTTACTGGTGACAGTAAATGAAAATCCCTCTCTAAACGGGCGAAGAGTAATAATCTGATAAGAAAGGCTAAACTGAAAGGCAAGCTAACCCCGTAGGAAGTCCTCATTGAGGATGTCTCTAACGACTATCGAAAGTATAGCTCAAGAGAAAGACTTGAGTGAATAAATGAGTAGAGTACAGCTTAACAGCTGGAAATGAGAGGCACTTTTATTTTGGTGACAGAAATAGAAGTTGAAAATATAGTCTGACTGCTGGTGAAAATCAGTGGAGTTTTGGCAGAGAATCTTTGTTTCACAGCTTACAAAAAGTTCGTAGCTAAGTATGGTCTTATTGAGAACGTAACAGCTTATCGTAACGAGAAAGGAAAACTCGTAGAAAGAGGTTACTTTACAAACTCAATGCACGTTCCTGTTTGGAAGGAACTAAGTCCCTTCCAGAAAATCGATATTGAAAGTAAACTTACAGGCTTTTCATCTGCGGGGTGTATCACTTATGTAGAGCTGGATGAAAATGCTCGCCATAATGTAAAAGCTGTTCAGCAGATAGTTGACTACGCTATGGCTCACGATATTCCTTATTTTGCTATCAATGTTCCTATTGATACTTGTATGAACTGCGGTTATCAAGGAGTAATTGAAGGAGATACTTGTCCTAACTGCGGAGCAAAAGAGTTTACTGAAGAAAAGGACGAAAAGGGAAATGTGATTAAGCGTGTCCTTACAGGATTTATTGAAAGACTTCGTCGTGTAACAGGATACTTAACAGGTTCCTTCCTTCAGTATTTTAATGAAGGAAAACGTAAGGAGTCTAACGATCGTCATAAGCACTCAGATGAATTGACGGGGTGGAAGACTGAAGGATATAACAATGAATAACCGCTACGCTGGAATTATTGAAAATGATTTTGTAGACAGCGACGATGGAATCTCTGTATCATTCTGGGTACAGGGATGCCCATTCCGTTGTCCGGGTTGCCATAATCCACAAACTTGGGACTACAACGGAGGTAAGAAACTTCCTCCAGACTTTAAGGAACAGATTTTGGCAGCCTTGAATAAAGATGGAATTAAAAGAAATCTTTCTATTTTAGGGGGTGAACCGATGTGTGAACAGAACATATCTCTGGTTCACTCTTTATTAACCTATATTAAGTTTAAACTTCCGGATACTAAGGTCTATTTGTGGACAGGATTCCAGCTTGAGGAATTAACTCACAGAAGAAAAGACAAACTTTTTATAACCGAGATTCTTAAGCTGACCGATGTTCTTATAGATGGTCCTTTTCAGAAAGATCTATGCAGTTCTTCCTTGAAGCTCAGAGGGTCATCTAATCAGAAGATTTATAAAAAACGAAATGGAGAATTTTATGATTGTAGCATGGAACGAGTTCGAGGGTAAGCGTCTTTCCCTGGAAGAAGCAGAAAAGTTTTTTGGACTTTCTGCAGAAGAAATTAAACAGCACATCGAAGACGGAACAAGCATCCCCAAAGGAATTCGCTACTGGCATGTAGATGAATTGTTTCAGGGAGATAACTAATGAAGGAAGACTGGGATAAAACTTTTTTGCAGGTAGCTGATCTTTTTGCTGGAAGATCAAGCTGCTCAAAACGAAAGGTTGGAGCCGTTTTAGTTAAGGACTTAAGAATTCTGAGCACAGGATACAACGGAACTCCTAAGGGGTTTTGCAATTGTTCAGATATTTTTGCGTCTAGAACTTTAACAGCAATTCTAAATCGAAAAACTATTTCACACCATGAGTTTTCTGAGAAATACGAAATCCACGCAGAGCAGAATTGTCTGGCTTTTGCTGCCAAAAATGGAGTTGCTACAAAAGACTGCACCCTTTATTCAACAACTGCTCCTTGTTCAGCCTGTGCTAAGTTGATCATTGCTGCAGGAATTGCTCGGGTTGTTTATAGCGAACCTTATAAAAACTCAGACGGGCTTGAGCTGCTTAATGAAGCTCACATAGAAGTAAATCAGGAGGACTATTAGTCATGCTACTTACACCGATAGAAACTGTAAAGAGTATTGAATCTGGAAAGAAGATTCTTGTAGCTCACAAAGGTCAGAGCGACTGGAAAGAGTTGGAAATAACTCCTACAGGCTTTGCCCTAAATTTTGTTCAATACGACTATAAATTAAAATAAACCTTTTAGAAATTCGTCGGAATTAGAATAAGTGGAGGTATGCGTATGGTCGTAAATCTTTACATAGACTGCGCAGCTACAAAGTTAGACTGCAAAAACATTATGAACAACTTTATGAAAGTTTTCACTAACTTCGTTTACGATTCTTCTTCTACGGGAGAGGTTATGAACTTGTTAAACAAGGAAACATACCCTACTGATGAAGAAGGAACAAAAATCGTAACACGGGTTAAAGACGCTTTCAAAGAGTATCTTGAAACCTACTGTGAATACATTACGGGGCTTACTCTTTCTGAAGAAGACAAAATCTATCTTCAGGAAAACGTAGGTATCAACCTGTCTCCGTCAGTTCCTGATAGAGAAGAAAACGGTAACAGCTGGTACTGGATGCAGCATTCTGGTCAGTGGTTCAATCAGTAGGAGAATGTATGGGCGACACAAGACAATGCGCTCACTGTGAAAAAGAATTCCCACGTAGTTCAATGAGCTTTACTTACGACTGCCACGGAATTCTTTTTCGTTTAGTTTGCGCAGACTGCTACGACAAACTTATGGAGAAAGGCTATGATGGAGAATACTACACAGAAGCCGATGAATGCATCGACGAAGATTACTAAAAAGCAAGCTAAAGAAGACTTTAAAACAGCTATAAAAGTTTGCCTTTCTAAAGGCTACTTTTATGAAGACTTGTGTAAGATATTCGCAGAAACCTTGAATGAATACGCTGCGGAGGTGAACAGTGTCAAGAAGTGTGCACAAGTTTCTGAAGTCAGTTAAAAAAGAGTATAAGAAACTTAAGAAATCCAGAGCTCTAAGTTTACAGAATATGAGCTTTGTTGTGCTTTGTGATTCCGTTGAATTCTTAGGAGACTTCTCTGAAGAAGTTCAAAAAGAAAAACGGAAGTTTTATTTTAGAAATTGGACATTACCAAGAGTTGTTTTTGCTTCAGCTCCAGGCGACCTTTTAGGGATCAACCCGTTTAGTAGCTACTACAAGACTAAAGCCTTTAAGGACAATGAGCTCGAACGTCTTTTAAGACTTCGTATAATGTCACGCTACGGAACTACTTGGGACAGCATTAAGTCTTTTGAGGAGGAGAAACATGCCACACGCTCTAAGAAGAGATGAAGAACAGGCGATAGCAGGAGCTATCAGATTTTTTAAGAATGAATGTGAGCTTTCTGCGAGGGATAAGTTCGCTATGGCTGCAATGCAGACTTTACTTCAGACAAAAGATGGAGAAATGTCTTATGACAATATCGCAGCTATTTCTTATTGCATAGCAGATCGTATGATCTTGCAAAGAAATAAAAAGAAAGATAACTAAACCTTTAGGGGAGGGAAGAATGAAAACGTGGCAAAAAGTTTGTATCATTGCCGGAAACTTTTTACTGGCTATAGGGCTTTCAATGATTTTGAGTAGCTTCTATACTCGTCAAGCAACCTTACGAGAAATTGGACTTGTGTCAGACAAATTTCTAACAGTGTATGAAGAACCTGTAGAAGTGGAAAACTTCGAGAACAAGTATTCTTTTTTCTTGGACGATGAAAAAGCCCAGTTTATTGTAGGACTTTGTGAAGATTTTTCCGTTAACAGTGATCTAGTAGTAGCCATTTTAATGAAAGAAAATCCTACTTTGATATCCGACGTAGTAGGAAAGCCAAATAAAAATGGAACAGTAGATCTAGGCTTGTTTCAGTTAAATGATCGTTGCTTGTTTCAGAAAGGGGGCTTTCTTGAGATGTTCTGGCCAGCAGATTTTCCAGACTTTGATCCGATGAACTGGAAACACAATTCTTACGTAGCTGTTCGGCTTATCGATGATTTGACCAGAACTTTTGGAATAACAGCATATGAAAACATCGCAGCTGCCTACAACTGTGGAGCAGGAAGAGTTTTCTCAAGGGAGATTCCTACAAGCACGGCTCAGGATTATGTTCCTTGTGTGATGAACAACCTAGCGATTCTCCGATTATCGTAATGCCAAGCCTATTTATTAGAAGGAGAATTCTATGACTATATTGCGAGAAGAAACAACAAAATATCGACTTTATGTGCCTTTTACCTTAGGTGGAGAGCCTATGGCTCCTGCGGATGCTATGGCAGGATTGCACGCAAACATTTTTCAGAGTTTGAAAATTCCTTGCTTCGAAGACACACTGGGGTACAGCTTTCTTGAAATCGGAGAAAAGTCTGTAATTGAAGCGAAGTACAAAGCTCTTGTGGCAAAGGGGGCTTTACCTAAAAACGTTAAAGGCTACTTTGACGTCTGTTCAGCAGACTTTTATGATTGCTTTGCAGACCTTGCTCCAGCTTCTCCTAAACAGGACAAAATTGAAAAAGAACTTTTTGACAGCTACTCCGGTCTTGGAGATGATTGGGAAAGCTATGACTTTAAACTTCTTGAACAGGTAGCCTTTACTAAGTCCATGGCTAAAAACTGGATGACAGCAGGTTGGAAAATCGAAGTAGAAGGAAAAGACGACCCTTTCAGTAAGTACATTAAACTTATTGCTTTGTCAGAAGAAAAATTTTCAACACCTTCGATTGACTTGAACTTGCTTTTTAACAAAGTAAAACCGAATTTTACACCTGGACAGATACAAGAGTATATGTATAAAACTTATCCGAAGGCTTATGCTTATTCGGAAATGTACTTAAGCACAAAGGACTTTATGTAATGACAGATGAAGAAAAGAAATTTTTAGACTTAGTTTCTGAAAGAGAAAGCATTTTTGTAAAAAAAAGCCTTTTGAAAACTCTGGCTCCTTTTACAGACGACCCTGTATTAGCAACTTACAAGTTCTGTAACGTGCACAGATGCTTAGACAAGACTTATTTTCTTATTCAGTCTTTAAATTTGTCGAATAAAGCTCTTATCGGACTTCTTAGGTGGTCTTCTTCCTTTAGTCTTTTGTCTTACTTAAAGAGCAACCCTTTAGCTCAAAAACTTTTGAAAAAAGCAGATAAAGGAAATCCTAATGCCTTTATTCAATTTCTATTTGAAAATTCTCGCCCAGAAAATAAAAAGTTTAATTTAGCTACAGGGTCTTTTATAGTAAACAGAAGACAAAAAGATGATTTACATCAAATGCAGAAAATTTATTCTCAGGTAAAACTCGTATGGAGCAAAGTCCTTTCAGGAGATATAACTAGTACGCAAGCTGCAGTTTCCGCTTTGAAGTCAAAAGAGGCAGCTATAGGTGATTTTACAGCTTACTGCATAGTTAGTGACTGGATTTATTCAGACCCTGACAAGTTTTCAGACCTACTAACTTGGACAAGCTACGGTCCAGGAGCTTTTAGAGGATTAAAAGATGTCTATCCTGACCTTAAAGTAAGTTCTAAAAACTATGTACCTTTGATTAAAGAGCTTAGAGAAATTTGGAATGAAAACTCAGAATACATTTTAAAAACTATAGAAAACTCTACAGGTATTTCTAGAGAACAGATTTCACATTTATGCAAACAAGAAGGGTGCCAGGATTTAATCTTACTAGTTTCACATCCTCTTATGTTAGATGTTGAGCACTGGTTGTGCGAATTCCATAAATACAAACGAGGTTATTGTAGACAAAAATTTACTAATAACTTTTAAAGAAATTGCAAGCCCTCTTCGGAGGGCTTTTTTGTTTTCCTATTTAGTTTATGGAAATAATTGTACCTAAGACAGACTATGAAAATCCAAATGACAATCCTTTTCTCATAAAAGACTTGATCCAGGGAGACGATTCTGTCGCTGATAGACAGGACTTTCAACGTTTATCCGACCCTGAGATCCAGAAAGGCTTGCAGCTTATATTGAATAATCCTATGCTTTCTAGCAATATGAAAGAACTTTTACTCTTGGACTCTTGGAGGATCAACTACAAGTCTAAGCCACCAACAATCCATGAATTTCTTTCAGAAGAGTGGCTCGGTCCTCAGGCAGAAAGTTTGTTCGTTCATGCAAGAGAGATTCTTGAAGCGTTCTGGAACTATGACTCTCCTTACCGTCATCTAGTTCTTGCTAACGCTATTGGTATTGGAAAAGCTCTCCCTGTATCTACACCCGTAGCAGTAGATGAAGAAGACGTTTTAGAGTTCAATTTCGAAAATTGCGAAAGTCTTATTTTCCGCCCAGAAGAAAAGATTCTTATTCAGGAAAACTCTGAGTGGCAGGTAATCAGGGCAAGAGAAATTAGGAATAGGGAATTAGACACTATAGACTTTCCTTATGAAATAGCCTATTTATGTATGATGAAATATCGGGCAAACCATTTTAGCGAGTTTAAAAAGGCTTTTGAGATTGAGAACTATGAAGAACTGATTTCCTTTTTTAAGCAGTTTTCAGAAGACTTCTATAGAGAAAACGAAATCTTTATTAATAGACATCATATAATTCCTAGATGTGAAGGAGGGCAGGATTTAAAAGAGAATATTATTTCTTTGCCCCTGTATTTTCACATTAAGGCTCACTATCTTAGAGCTAAGGAACAACATAAACAAGGACAATTAAGATACGCTTACTGTAACTATCTAGCAGCTTACAGAACTTCTGGTCTAGTAGAGTTTGATAATTTAGATTCTCTGAAAAGCGATACAGAATTTTATGCGAATTTGGATATAGCTATGGAGTCTTTTGAATTAAGTAATTCTCTACAAAAAGAGATGTTTTTCGTTTCTAAGAAAGGAGAGAAATCTAAAAAGATTTTTATAGATGAATGGGAATTTTACAAAAAAGCTGGTTGGAAAAAGGGCAGAGTTTTTTCAGACCCTACTGGTAAGAAGTGGATGCATAAGGGGACAAAGAATATCTATGTTTATCCTAATGAAATTAATTCATACTTAGAAGCAGGGTACTCTTTAGGGATGTATGTTTCTGACATTTTTAGAAAATCTATGAAAACAAGAGTAGTTCATTCTACCTTAGGAACTAAGTGGATGCATAAAGGTTCAGAAAGAAAATGTGTTAAAATCGAACAAGTAGAAGAATTTCTTAAAGAAGGCTGGGAACTAGGCTCTGCTAGTAAAACAGTTGCTGGGCAGTCTTGGAAGTGGAAGGAATCTAACCTAGATAGATACCATTGGTTTACAGATGGAGAAACAGAAATTCTTTGTGAAATTTGTCCAGAAGGTTTTCAGGCAGGGAGACTTCCAAACCAAGAAGCTAAACGAAAATCTAGCGAAACTATGAAAGCCTTATACCAGCAGCCTGAATATAAGAAAAAACTTTCTGACTCCCACAAAGGACAATCTTCTCAAAATAAAGGAAAAATTGGTATAACGAATGGCACTATAAACACTTATATACGAAAAGATGAACCTGTCCCTGAAGGATTTAGAGTAGGCTGGACTGTCAAGAGGATTAAATGAAAATATCTTCCGTAAAAGAATCTAAGCGTTTTGTCTATAAGCGTAATGGGGACTTGGCTATAGGAGATGAAGTTCTAACTCCTAAAGGTAAACGTCCCATAAAAGCTATTTTTCCTCAAGGCTTGACAGACGTATATAATATTTTTCTCTCTGATGGAAGAGTTCTAAGAACTCATAAAGACCACATAAATGTCGTTTCTTTTAGAAAACTTAATGGGCAGTTATTCTGGGAAAGCGTTACTACTGAGTGGCTGAGGGAAAGAGTTCCTTTTCTAAAATTTATTTGGATGACTTCTTATCCAGAAAATGAACACTGCTACGATGCTTATGTAAAAGACCCTGCGATTTCAGATTCTGATGAACTCTTAACAGCAGAAGATGAAGGAGTTACTATTCTTTGCATAAGAAAAGCTCTTTATCAGGAAGAAACCTCTTGCATTTCTGTAGACTCAAAAGACGGACTATATTTTACAAACAATGGACTTATTACACACAATTCGACTATCTCAGCAATGCACAACCTGTTTGTTACTATTAACCTGTTCTTGATGCGCAATCCGAAGAAGTACTTTGGCTTGGCAGCTTCTACTTCGATAGTTCAAGCATTTATTTCGTTCTCTCAAGATAAGGCTAAGCAGCTTTTGCTCCAGCCATTTATTCAGATATTGACAACTGCTCCGAAATTCCATCGTGTAAAAGTAGAAGAGCAGCTTGAAAATCATCAGAAAAAATACCCAGACAAGATTTGTTGGACAACAGCATCCCGCATCGGTGTTTTGCAGTTCCCTAATGACATTCACTACATTGTTGCTTCCGGACCTCATCAGTTGCTCGGTTTGAACATGATTCAGTCAACTATGTCAGAAATTTCTTTCTTTATCGATCGTGGGTTCTCTACTGATTATATCTGGCGTATTTACATGGATTCTAAGGAACGTATTAAGTCTCGTTTCGGTAATAAGTATTTGTGCGGAACGGTTCTTGACTCTTCTCCTAACGACCTTGATGTCAGTCCTATCGATAAATACATATTTACGGGGCAGGCTCAGAAAGACCCTGAAAACTTCGTCAGCACAGGAAGTCAGTGGGAAATGTATGAGCGAGATCCGAGCAGAAAGCGTGTGCGGGAACTTTATCCGATTTACGCTGAAACTGGCGAAAAGTTTCCAGTATTCCGAGGATCAGCATCCTCTCCTGCAGAAGTTCTCAACGAAGACAATCTTGCTCTTTATCCTAAAGAAGAAGTTATTTGGGTTCCAATCGACCTTAAACGAGAATACATGGAATCGACTACTCGTGCTGTTAAGAACACAGGTGGTTGGCCAAGTGGTTCTCTCGATAAACTTATTCGTGAGCGTCAGCTTATTGAAGATATCTTTACTCCGCAGCTTAAGAATATTCCTACTTATATCATGGCTCCTTCTACTAAGCCAGCAGCCGAGCTTATCTGGAATCAGATTCGTGATAAGTTCTTTATAAAGGTAGGGGAACGTTACGAGTTTTACCGTGCACCAAAAGCTCTTCGAGTTCTTTCATTCGACCTTGCGGAAACAGGAGACGTTCTCGGTATTGGTATGTCTCACTGGGAATGGGATGCAGTAAATAATGAAAAAGTTGCTGTTCACGATTTTACTATCGCTATTTCTCCAGGAAAGGGGCGTATCAATTTGGATGCCATCCGAACTTTCCCTGAAGATCTGAGAGATAAGGGTTCTATTAATCTTTTCAAGATTACATTCGATAATTTCCAGTCTCACGCAACTATTGCTTATCTAAAGGAAAAGAACTTTAATGTAGCTAACCTTTCTGCTGATACTGAAATAAATGTTTACCTTACTTACGTAGCTCTGATTAACATCGGAAACGTAAAAGCCGGAAGAAATATTTTCTTGAAAAACAACTTAAAGTGTATTCAGGAATCTTCTACAGAAAAGGGGCGTAAAAAGATTGATCATACAATCGGTAAGGTAGTTAATGTTCTTGATACTAATGACTGGGAGCTGTCGATGATGGGAACCAACGCAAAGGACGTTGGAGACGTTTGTGCAGAAAACGTATACACTCTTGTTCACGAAGAGCTTACTGTTCCTCGGTACATTTATAATCGTGAACTGGATGTTCCTTTTGAGAATAACTATCTGGGAGAAGGTCTTATTGTAGAAAGCCCTAAGGGAGACGACTACGACGAAGCCTTCAAGAAGTCTATGGAAAAGAACTTAGCTAAACTTGGATTAACTGTAAAGAGTTTTTCTTAAAAATAAATTAAACCTTTTTGGTTTCCTCCGGAATTTTAATTTTTGGAGGAACCACATATGGTTTTTAATACAGAGAAAGGCACACATGTCGAAAATTCAGTCGGAACTTCTGATGAGTTCCAGATAAAGGCAGATGAAAAGCTATTTATGCTTTTGTCTGATAGTGTTTACGCAGATAAAACTGCAGCTGGAATTCGTGAAATAACTTGTAACGCATTTGATGCTCACGTAGAAGCAGGACAGACACGTAAGTTCCAGGTAACAATCCCGTCTCATGAAAAACCTGAATTCAGAGTAAGAGATTTTGGAAAAGGACTTGCTCCTGATCAGATGACTATGTATACTACTTACGGGTATTCTTCTAAAGAAGGAAGTAACGCTTACATCGGAGCTTTTGGTATTGGAGCTAAATCTCCTTTCGCATACACAAACACCTTTAATGTAACTTCTTACTATGAGGGAAAGGCTTACTACTACACAATGTTTGTAGAAAACGGTAAACCTCGCAAAACTCTCTTAACTGAATGTGAAACAGACGAACCAAGTGGTCTTGAAGTTTTCTATGCTGTAAAACTTTCTGACATAGACGAATTCCGTTCAAAAAGTTTACGCATTCTCAAGTGGATGAAAGACCGTGTTGAAGTTCTGAACGCAGAGTCTTACTGGCTTAGCGACCTTGAAAACTCAAACACAGACTGGTCTACAGCTGACTATCTTGGACAGAACTTCGGAGAAATAGACCTGACTGTTTCTGACAAGTCTTGGGGAAGTGACCTTAAAGTAGTTCAAGGAAACGTGCTTTATACAATCTCTCAGGATGAATGTAAAGAAGCCTTTGAATCTTTTATTGAAAAAGAAGATTCCGGCTCTTTTAAAGTAAAGGAAAATCTGCCCCGTAATGTTTGCTTTGAAGGATTTATCAAAGTTCCAAACGGAACTTTTATGCCTCAGCCATCTCGTGAACGACTTTCATTTACGTCAGAAACTAAGGAAAAGCTCGGTTCTATTTTGTGTCTTACATATCGTCACAAAGTAGTTGACTCTATCAATGACATGTTCCGTCAGGCTCAGAATTCTTATTTGAAACTCTACAACCTCTGGGTATCAGCACCAACGATTATCAAGAACCACTCCAAGTTTGACAATCTGCATTTCAAGGGGTATTTGAACCACCTTGCTTTTAAGGACTGGGCAAAATCTCTTGTAAAGAACGTTCGCTGCGTAAAAATAGCAAATCACTGCAGTCAGGCATCTGTGGTCTTGATTAAGGAAACAACAGTAGCTGCTATTATTTCTAACAATTTCCCGATTTTCTCTTACTGGGACGGGGCTTATCTTTCTTTCGAAAAGAAGTGCCGTATTCTTGAGAACTTAGGAGCACCAATCCAGATAGGACCTGTAGCATACATCTTGTTCCGAGATTCAACAGCCTTTCTTTCAGAAGAGGACTTAAAAGCCATAAAGAATGTAAACGATTTGCCAAAGAGTTCCGTAGGAGTGCAAACACGCTGGAAGTCCAACGCAGCTGTTTCTACTTCTGCTTTGACAACAATCTCTCTTCCAGGAGGGGGAGTTCAGAGAACATCAAGAATCTTTGATGACACAAATAACCCGACTCAGAGTGAATTGGACTATACTTTCTGGATTCCAGCAGACAAAGCCTATAAAGTTGAGTTTGAAGGACAGCTTTATGACTTTGAATACAAGAAAGGACGTTCTCAGTTTGCGGATCGTTACGGGCTTGTTGTAGAAAGATATGTTTCTAAGCACGTTGAAGAAACAAACGAGTCTTTTTATGGAACAGCAAGAGTTCTTCTCCTGCCAGAAAAGCATCCTTACAGAAATATTCTTCCTAAGTTTGAAGACATTATCGTAGAAGGAGCAAAGGCTTACATCGATTCTTATGAAGCCCACTTGGAGTGGAACACAGACTATTCTAGTGAGCAGTATATTCCTTTCATCAAAGAGCTTTTTGCAGCTAACTTGATAACTCGCATAGGGCTTGAACAGGAAACTCTTGACCGTCTTACAGCTTGGTCTAAATCGAACTTCAAGGTAGGAAAACGACTCAGACCATTTGTAAGCATGGATCACATTAAACTGGATGCTGCTTATCAAGCAAAGGTTCAGTCTATTTTACAGAGCACTTCCACAAATGCTTATAGCATTGAGCTGGAAAGTTCTATAGTTTATCCACTTTATAAAAAATACCCTTTGGTAAAACTTTTAGTGGAAAGCTACTCAGCTAGAAGAGATTCTGGTATTATCAGCGACCTTATTGAATATCTGGAATTAAAACTATCAAAAGCTGCTACAGAAGAAAGTAGCGAGGAGAAATCGGCATGATCCCTTATATCATTAACGAGGACCGAATTTCGTTGTTTGTTACAGGAAAGCCTGTAACTATTGTAAAAGAGGATGAACGCTTTGACAAGATCGCAAAGGCTCTGCGTGATAGAGCTTCTGACGAGGACATTCAGGATTTGCTTGACTACAAAGACATTCAAACTGAAGTTCCAGAAGAAAAAACTGATAGCAATCTTTCTTCTGCTCTCGCAAAGCGTATCGAGTTCCTTAAAGAAAACGGCTTACCACTTACATCGATAAACCGTTTTATCAAGAATCTGGAGGAAAATCCTTCGGAAGACTCTAAGAAAGATCTTTATGGATTTTTGGAAGCATGTGACTTGCCTATCACTGAAGATGGCTGCTTCTTAGCTTACAAGCGTGTAAACGAGCACTTTAAAGACTGTCGCACAGGAAAAATGGATAACTCTGTAGGTCAGACAGTTACTATGGATCGCAAAGACGTTGATCCAAGTCGTTACAATACTTGCAGCACAGGGCTTCACGTTTGTTCAAGAAGCTATCTTGCTTCTTTCCACGGAGAGAACACAGTAGTTGTAAAAGTAAATCCTAAAGACGTAGTAGCCGTTCCTGTAGACTATCACAACGCAAAAATGCGTGTTTGTCGTTACACAGTTATCGGAATTATTGAACCTGAAAACGGAGAAAATATTAAGCCTTTAGCTGTCGCAAAAACAAAGAAAAAGAAGTCAACTAAACTTAACAAAGCAAAGGGAATTGTTGCAGAGCTCGACAAAGCCGGAAAGTTTGATGCTTATGTAAAAGAAAGAAACATTCCAGAAGACATTACGGGGCTGCCTAAGAATCAGAAAAACGCTTTGCGCAAGTTCGCTGCAAGACTTCTTTTCGGAAAAGCTCACGCTGCAGGAAAAGAGATCAACGCTTGTAAAACTCTTACACAGCTTAAGAAAACAGTTTGTGGAGAGTAAGACTCCTATTTATAAAAAGCCAGGGAATTATCCCTGGCAAAAATACTTAGGAGAATTAAATGATCACCATCAGAGAATCTAAAAACAGTCTAAAAGAAGCTGTTAACCTTATTAACTCAGGATGTCTTGATGACATCAAGAAGATTTTAAGTCTTCCTTCAAAAAGATACGAAATTCTCGTTTCCGGAAAGGGCTGTTTTATGCTCTGGGACGATGAAGGAATGAACTGCATTAAAATACTCCATTTAGCTTTAACAATGTTAAGGCTACTTTGGGAGTAGCTTCCGTTCGTGGGGGAGAACCTTGCCCCGTAATTTCATTCACAGTAGGAAAAGAAACTGTTAACATCGCTTTCAAGAAAGACTGGATATTTGCTTACGCAAACCAGACACCAAAATACCCAGGAGACTGGGCACTCTACTCAGAAGCAACAGATGTAGTAGACTTTACCTACTCTCATGTTCGCACTCTAAGAGGGGAAACCGATTTTCTTGCTATCCTGCTTAAAATGAAACATGCTGATGACGAAAGATCTGATGACTCTGAGCAGCCACTTCCGATCTTTGACTCTATGTCAATCAGCATCAAGGCTATTTAATTAAGAAATTAAACCTATTTATTTAAGCCATTATAGTAACTCTTTTTAAGATTCCGTAGCTTCCTAGAGAAGTTGCGGAATTTTAATTTTTAGGAGGTTGCCCCTTTTTATTTTAAAGAGGTACTTCATGCTAGAAAAAGAGTTAAATCATGATTTAGTGGCTTTGTTCAAAACTGCAGGGTGGGCTTATAAAATTCCAGATCCTTCTCAGGAAGCAGCCGTTTCTAGTAGTAAACGTCCCTTTGATGGACTTGCTTACTTCAAGGAATTTGGCAATTTCTATTTTGAATCTAAACTAGATAAGCACAAACTTCAAGCCTTTTCTTTAAGCCGAGTAGAAGACCATCAGTATGAAAATCTTCTGCAACTTAAAGAGCTTGGTGCCAACACTGCTGTCCTTCTGGGATTTTGGATTCCTAGAAAGGATTACTACTTTTTTGTCTTTGACCCACTTTTTCTATTTAATCTAAAAAGTACGAGAAAGTCTATTCTTGGAAAGGAACTTCAGTGGTACAGAGACAACGGGTACACAATTGACACCCGATGGAAACAGCCTTTTACTCCTGAGCTCCTCTTAGAAAAGCGAATAGACTTTTTGCCAGAGGAGAAAGTATGACAGGTCACGAATTTTTAGCGTTGCCCAAAGAAGACAAACAGGCATTTGTTGCCAGCACTCTTACTCAGAAAAAAGACACTCCCGCAGGAAAGATGTACTACATAGAAAAAACTGCTTGCTGTCGAAAACCTGTTGAGTGGGGATGGGGTCAGGCTCCGAAAACGTGTCCTCACTGTGGAAATACTCATTGGCAGAAACCAGCTTTGGAACATTTTTTATTTGTAGAGCAAGATCAGTTTGTGAAGGAATGGCCAGATACTTCTCGTTTAGGCGAGAAAATGTTTCCTCTTATTCTTGACTACGCTAAGAATCTTATTCAGGGACTTATCAAGGGAAATACTACTCTAGACTCAGATGATCTAGATGAAAAAGCCAACGACGCAGCTACTATGCTGATAGAAGTAATTTTGAAAGATTCTAATCACTCGATGAAATGGTCTTTCGGGGAGTATCTTAAACGCTTGTGTAAATCTGTTACTTACGGGTCAAAAGACCACGATCAAACTTATTCACTTAATGCAATTTTAGGTGATGGAGAACGAGAGTTCGGGGATACAATTGTTGTTGAGTCTCAGACAGGAGGGGTAGACGTAGCTTCTAAAAGTTCTGAAAGTTCCGGAGAGATTCGATTTAACAACACTAACGAACTCAATCTTGATGAACAAGAAGATTTGCCAGAAAAGCTCACAGACCTTGTAGCCAAGTCATCCGACGCTATCTGGTCTAACACTCTTCGCCCAGAAGAGCCACTCCTATTTTTATTAGGTATGAACCTGAAGTTTAAGTCTAAAGACGAAAAAGCCTTGATCGACTTCTATAGTGTTGCGGGGGCGCAGACTAAGAAGTTCGTTGAAAAGGGAGAACTTGTGGTTTATAGTTATCTTAAGAACTTAGTGCAGTAAAAAGGGGATATTGTGACAAATCTTTTTGATGAAAGCAGTTCAGTGTTTGAGCAGCAGCTACGGGATATTTTCAAGCCAACAGAAAACAAGGAACAGACCTCTCTGTTTTCGATTCTGTCATTAGTATTCTATCATAATTCGAAGATTACTGATTTACACGACATCTACAAACTGCTGGGCTTGGATAACTTTATTAAGCTGATCTCACTTCTAGACGGACGCACCGTTCGTTTTCCAACTTCTACAGAGCTTAAGGATGCGATTATTTTAGCTCTTTGTTTTTACTACAGAGAAATAGAAAACAAAGACTGGCAAGAAATTCACGACCTTGTTCCTTACAGCTTTAATTCAATTTCAATTTCTTACAAAATCAAATCTCTGAACGCAGCTATGCGACAGGAACTTAAAAACTTTATGCAGGAAAAACCTCAGGAGGATAAAAAATGAATGAGGATATGAAAACACAGGCAAGCATGATGCTGAAGAAGATGGATAATCCTACTCTCCAGAGTCAGGTATCTCGTATTCAGAATGAAGACCCTATGGAAGAGCTTAAGAAAGAAGTCTTGAGCTTCTTTAAGACAAAGATTGCAGCTATTAAACGTTCTGAAGCTGTAAAGGAACTTGTATACAATCAGCTTGAATCTAAGATTCAAGGGGGCGAACTTGAATTTGATCAGTTGATGATGGTTCTTGCCCGATTGGATAACGGTTCAAACGACTCTGCTGATTCGATTATTTCTATGTTCCGACCTACTGCTAACGGACAGTCAACTCTTACAGAAATTGTTCGTCCTGCTGGAGAGTCTAATGACATTGCAAAAGCCTTTGCCAACTACTCTTCTGAAGAGCTTCAGGCTATCGAAAAGACTATGCACACAATTCGTGTTATCCAGGAAGCAAGCGTTCAGAAAGCTGCACAGACCATAGAGGCAGAAAAACAAGTCGATGAAAATAATCCCGACGAACTTTAGGGATTTAAATAAATTGGAGGTATAAAATGACTTTCACTTACACAAATCCTTCTAAACAAGAAGGAGTATGGATTGGAGATGTCTTCATTAAACCAGAAGGCTCTATCGTTAAGAACCAGAGAAATCCTTCTTTTGACCAAGCAGTAAAGAACGGTACTTTGATTCTTACTGTTTCCGGTGCTGTTGAAAAACCACATGGAGGATTTACAGTTCTGTTCGACAGAATGGAACATGGTACAGTTCCTCAGCCTGTAAGAAATGTTTTGGCAAATGCTAAAATTACTCTTCCAGAAATGACAGCTGATGGCTTCACTTTTGAAGGATGGTTCAAAGATCGTGACTTCACTCAGGAATTTACAGCAAATTCAGAAGTTACAGCAAACATTACGCTTTATGCAAAATGGACTCCAAGTGACGAACCTACTCCGGAGCCAGAGGTTGTAGCTACTCCTGTAGCTACTCCTGCTGCGGGTGAAATTGCTGCTAACACAGAAGTAATGTTGACTACGGAAACAGAAGGTGCTGAAATCTTCTACACATCAGATGGAACAGAGCCTACTGCAGAATCAACAAAGTTCACAGAAGCTATCGTTGTTTCTGAAGCTGTAACTATCAAGGCTATTGCTATTAAAGAAGGCATGACAAATTCTGCTGTGCTTGAAGCTGCTTATACTATTGAAGAATAAGCGATTTGCTTGGAAATGAAATTTAAGGCGACTCTTTAAAAGAGTCGCTTTTTGTTTTTTCAAGGGAATTATAAACTGTGGAGGATAAAATTGACAACAGATTTTGCTTTAAGTTTGCGTCCGAAGTCATTAGATGAAATGTGCGGACAGAAGACAATTGTTGCAGAGATGAAGAAACGTTCACTTACTATGGAATTCCCATCCGTTATGATTTTCGGTGGTGATTCTGGAACAGGTAAGACAACCATGGCTCTTATTTTAGGGGCTTTGATGAATGATCCAAACCCTCTTAAAAGGGATGGCTACTGCGACCCAAATCCAGACAGCCCTGAGTACAAGGCTGTTTACTCGGAAGCATACAATAGAAACGTATGCTTTTATGATGCTTCTAAAATGGGTAAAGAAGATGTTCTGGCTCTTGAAGATGTAGTAGGAACACGTTCTTTGTTCGGTGGTAAGAAAGTCATTATCATCGATGAGGCACAGGAGCTTTCCCGTCATTCAAAAGGAGCAACTCTTAAGCTCCTTGAGAAGAAGAGAGAAGACGTTTGCATCATTTTGTGCACAATGAATCCTGAAGTTTTTGACAAGTCTATCAGAGGTAGAGGTCAGTATTATCAGTTTAAGTCTCCTAGCTCTTCAGACATCGCTGCCTACCTTTTTTCTTTGATCGAAAAAGAAAATGTAGACGTGCCTGATGACTTTATTGAAAAGGGAATTTTTACAGTTGCTGAAAACTGTGAAGGCTCAGTTCGTATGGCAGTTCAGACCCTTGAACGTTGTCTTACAGCAGAGCTCTGGACTCCAGAACAGATTCAGCAGGAATTTGGATACATCAGTTCTGACAATCTCTTGAACGTAGTTACAACTCTTCTAGGCAGAAAGCCAGAAGCCTTTAAGATGATTCAGGATTTTGACTTGAAAGACTTTTTCTACCAGTCAAATAAACTTCTGGCTGACTGCTTGGTTTATTTACGTACGGGGCTTTGCAGCGCAGAGTGGAAAAAGAACCAGTATGAAAGTTTGCGTAGCCTTTCTAAAGAAGTTGCGGAATTATATTATCTGTATGCAGATATTGACTTGAAAATGGGTGCTTACTTTAAGGACTCCTACTGCAGAGTTCGCTTAACAGACTTCCTTACAAAGCCTGCAGCTTCAGTAACTCCAGCTCCCAGAACAAGACCAACTTTTGCACCAACTAAATAGAACTTAATTTATAGGAGAAAATACTATGATGACAGTAGACTGCACTTTCATCCGAAAGTACACAAAAATCTGCGACAGACTGAAGGACACTAATCAGCCTGTTTTCGATTCCATCAAGCTCGACTTTGCCAACCAGAGAGCAATCTTCGGTTCACAGAAAGGCTTCGGAACTATCAAAATGCCAGTTACAGGATATGACGGAAGTCAGAAACCTTTCCTGGTAAACTTGTCGGCTTTGCTTGCTATTGTAAGTGAATTCCCTGTTTTGGAACTGGACGGCTATACTTTCAAAAGTGGTTCAAACAATGAATTCGAAATTGCTCACCTTGACGATGATTTCGAATATCCTTCGTTTGACACAATCTCTACAAAGCCTTTCAGCTGCTCTAAAGAAATTATCGCAGCTATCAAACGTGCAGGACTTTACACAGACCCTGACGGAAATGCTTCGTTAAACGGAGTATTCATTATTAACGGTTCTGTAGCTGGAACAAACAAGTCTCGTCTCTGTGAAGAAAAGATTCCGGAACTCGTAGGCGTAGACCTTAACCTCCCACGTCCTGTTTGGGAAACAATGGCTCTTGAAGTTCTCGGTGACAACCTTACAATCGACAATACTTCAGCAGACAAGTTCTTTATTGCTAACGGAGATGAAATTACAATTCAGTTTGCAACTTCTTCTGTGCTTAAGAACCCACCGATCATGGATCCACGCTTTATTGAAAAATACAACCATCCAACTTTTGTAAAAGTGAACAAGGGAGCTTTCTCTCAGATTGTTTCCTTTATGGCTCCTTTTGTATCATCAGCAGCAGCTACTCGTATGCAGATGATTATCACAAACGATGAACTTGAACTTAAAACAGAAGACAACGGACAGCGTATTTCCCGCAAAATTACTCTTGAAGATGCTTCAGCAGGTGTATTCAACGGTGAAAAGATCTGGGTAAGCAATGACTGGATTAAGACAATTCTTTCTTCACTTGATGGGGAAACAGTTACAATCCAGGTAGATCCTGCATCAGCTGCTCTTAACTTCTTCACAGAAGAAAAACCAAGTCTTCACATTGTTTATTCAAAACTTTCAGAGGTAGTTTAATGAACGAGAAGAAAAAAGAAAACAAGATTGTTCCTAGACGCATTGGAAACTTTGCTCAGGACGGTCGTCAGTACGGACATACTTCTAAAGGAACTATGGTTCGTATAAATCCAGCAACGGGGAACGTTGTTCCTCGTGTAAGACTTTCTAAAAAAGAAAGACTTCGTATGAGAAAAGAAATGAAAGCCTTTGAACAGGCTTCCGAAGGAAGTAAATAAAATGTTGGGAAACCTTAATGTAGAATTCGATCACGCTGATTTTCAAAGGAAGTTGAGACATTACTTTATGGACTCAGCTCCTGTAAAAGTAGACCTTGTTATTAAAGCAGATTCTGTTCTAATTAAGGTTCCCACAACTTTTAAAGAGGTTGAATACTTTTTACAGTCTGACAAGAGTGTAAAAGACAATATTCACGATTTAGCTGTTCTGTGCGAGACTTCGATTTATCCTACGCTGGAAAAAACTACGGTCTCAAGCAGAACGCTTTCTATTGAAGAGAGAAAGCAGTATCTAATACAGGGACTATCCCTGGAGGAAATAGAGAACAGGGCAACTTACCTTAAAGTATCTACACTTTACATAGCCCGAATTTCTATTCCTTCGATGACTATGATTATCAAGCGTGAAAGTGGGGAAACGTATTTAGCACAGTTTAAGCAGCCTTTGATGAGGGTGCTTAGCACTTTAAACGAAATGACTCCCGCAGAGCGATATGAATACATTACAGCAAAAAGCACTATAAAGGAAATAACCCATGAAGTATGATAGAATCTTAATTGACGTTTCAAACATGTATTACAGAGCATTTTCTGTATCTCAGAACTTGACAGCAGAAGTAGACGGAGAACTTATGTCTACAGGAGGTATCTACACTGTTCTCAAGATGTTTAAGAGAATTAGAGAAACCTATCTTGCTGAAAATGGAAGAATCTTCTATCTGTTTGACAACGCTACTTCAAGCGATCAGCGTCGTAAAGAAATTGATCCGGAATACAAAGCAAACAGAGCTAAGCAAGACCCAGTTTTCTACAGAGGGCTTGACTACCTTTATCTTGTTCTTCAGGTTCTAAACGATGGAGACAGGCTTATTCGTCGTCCAGGTTCTGAAGCAGACGACCTTGTTTACCCTGTGCTCAAGTCTTTTGGAGATAAGGGCTATAACGTTCTTTTGATAAGCAACGACCTTGACTGGAGTCGTTCTATGTCAGAAAAGGTTCACTGGATGATTCGAGATCACGCAACCAAAAAAGACGTTATCTACACTCGGGAAACATACAAAGAGAAATTCGGATTCGTTCCTTCCAACGATACTGTCTGCTTGTTTAAAGCAATTAAGGGAGATGACTCCGACAATATCCCTGTAGGCGTAAAGAACCTTAAAACTGAAACCGTGCTTGGCATTATCCGACAGGCACAGTCTGTAGAAAACCTTTATATCCATCTTGCGGAATTAGATTTGTCAGACAAGTGGAAACAGGCTTTTGAAGAAAACAAGGGACGTGTTCTCCTTAACTATCAGCTTGTTTCTTTTCAGGAGCTTACTGTTTCTGAAACTCGTGAATTTACAGAAGTTACTGTCTTCAACAAAAAGGTTCTTGGCATGCTTTATAGAACTTTGAAGTTCAATGCAGAAAAGCTGGATTCCAGATTTGTTCCTAAAGTAGAAGAAGTCAAGACAGAAGACTTCTTCGGTGCAGAAAAATTTCCGAGAGCGTAAATGATTAAATTTTATGAAGGCGAAGGAAACAAGATTTTAGTTTCCATATTAGGAGAAAACTTTACTCAACTTTTACATGTATGTAAAGACTTCGGGGGAAAATTCAATAATTCAGCCTACGACAGCGAAGGCAATCCTCTTCTTAAGGTTTGGGAGTTTGATGCTTTAGTAGGTCCTGGATTGTCTGAAGCATTTTTGAGAATTGAGCCACACACGGTAATTCCAGAATTCGTTGTAGCTGCAACTCCGGAAAAAGATGCCGAGTTTAAAAAGTTTAGAGCCTGTATCGACCCTAAACTTGTAAAGGGAACTTTTCGGGGCGACTATCAGCGTAGAGCCGTTCAGAAAGGTATCAGTCAGAACAGGCTTGCTCTTTTTCACGAAATGGGACTGGGAAAATCTTTTGAAATCCAGACAATCTTGAATCATTTAGTTGCATGGGGCAAAGTAGACAAATACGTCATTGTTTCTCCTCCAGAAGGAATTATGAACATTGCTCGTGAATGTGTGAAGTTTAATACTTTCGGGCTTACATGGGATGATATTTACTTTGTGGATACTATAAACCGTAATCCCTTCTCTGAAGAGGCAGCTTCTAAGAAAGTTATCGTTATGACTTACAGAAATGTAATCATGCTTCACGATGATTTTTATAAAAAAGCTCAGGGAAAGAAAGCAACTTCCCGAGTTATGAAGAACTATATTCCTTGGGACAAGCTCGGAAAAAACCTTGCTTTAATTCTCGATGAAAGTCCAGCAATTAAAAATCCTACAGGAAAGACTTTTAAGATCGTAGATAAGTCTAAAAAGTTTTTTGAATACCGTTACATACTAACAGGGACTCCAGCTCCAAAGTATTCAGAAGACTTGTGGGCACAGTTCCGTTTTCTGCAGCAGTCAAGCGTTCCGACAGAATTCTTGACATTCTTAAGAATGATTGCTAACATTGGTAATAGATTTTCGCAGTCAGCAATAAACTACTATTACCAAGACAAAGTTCAGAATTTCTTGGATGGAGTTAGCTACTTAGTAGATAGAGAAACTGTTGAGAGCTCAGGGGTAGAATTGCCGGAACTTTTAATCAAGCCTGTTTACTGTAAGATGCCACCTCTTCAGCAGACTCTTTATCAGAACATTGTGACTAAAGTCGTTTCTGTAATTAAAGAAGAACAAGGAAAGGTTACCAAGCGTGCTCTTCAGAATAAATACAGTTATTTGGCTCTTGCTTTGCACGACCCTACTGTTATCAAAGAAGGACATCTTGACGAAGAATACTCTTCTGCCGAACTTGTAGCAAACCTGAAAAAGTGGAAAATCACAGAAAACGGAAAGTTCGATGTAGCAAAGAGTATAATAGAAAAGAACGTTGCCGAAGGAAAGAAAACAATTCTCTGGTCAGGACATCCTGCTATTATTGACGCTTTGGCTATCGAGTTCGAGAAGTATCATCCGTTTAAGCTGCACGCAGGAGTTGTGATCAACAAAGGTGAATCCGTAGCAGCCCGTAACGATGCTGTAGTAGAATCTTTCAAGGCAAGTAAAGATAGTTGGCTTCTAATTGCTAACTATTCTTGCTTGAAAACTTCAGTAAACATTGTTGAAGCTCCTCGTCAGATCTACTGGGATAGAATTTGGGATGCTGAAACTTTTGCACAGTCTCTTAAGCGTTCTCACCGTTTAGGACAGACAGAAAAGGTTGTGGTAAATCCTCTTATTTTCGTAGGTTCCCTTGAAGAAGAACAAGATACGGAATTAAACAAGCGTCTTGACTTTAACTCCAAAGTGTGGATGGAAAAAGTCAAACCAGAAGACACAGCCGATCTGGACTCTCCTCTGTCTCTGGAAGAATGCCGAAAAATTCTTGCTGGAAAATAACCCTGTTCGCCTACCTATTTCTTTATGAACTTTTCAGTAGGCGAATTTAATATTCCAGACATTATTGTGGATCAGGTAGCATCCGACTTGGGTGTGCCTATCCTTGAATTAGAAGATTTGGGTCTTTCTAAAGAAAGACTCATTAATCTTGCGTTAGTCCCAGCACTTAGACTTTACTGGGGCTACTATCCTCTTATTCTCAAAAAAGAATATCCTATCGTAGGAAACGTAGACATTGAGTTCCCTGATGATGACGTTTTCAACGTTGCTATGGCACGTGTGGCTACGTTACAGAACGGGACTAAACTCGGCAAAAATCCGTTTATAAATGAAACAATTACTCGCAAGTTTAGTTCTTCTCGTTCTTATGGAAGAACTCCCTATGGTAGAGATCCTTATCAGACAACAGCTTTACGAATTTCAGAATACGCTGAAAGTCAGAGTTACATAAACTTATCGAAAGCTGGAAACTTTAACATTGACATTGAAAACCGAAGATTCTGGGGATACTCGAACATCCAGGGAAACTTAGTAATCAACTGGGCTAAGTTCTCAAGAGATTGGAGTAAGGTTCGTTTTGAGCATGAATCTGACGTAATTGACATAGCAAAGATGTACGCTTTACGTTTTATCGGAGGAATCCGAAATCAGACAGACCCAAATACAGGAGTTACAGCCGACGGCTCAGCATTTATCTCAAGAGCTGATCAGATAGATCAGGACATCTTAAAAGATAAATGGAAAGCACGTAAACCTCTGGTTGTAATGCACTAAATCGGAAAATAAGGCTCGTTACGAGCCTATTTGTTTTATCTTATGAAATTCATTCCTTAAGGAGAATAAAATGAAATTACAAGAATGGTCTAAAGGCAAAGGCATTGTAATGATGGATCGCCTTTTCAAAGTTTTGTCTAAAAGAACAGGCGAAACTTATCAGATTTGTCATATTCCGACAATCTACCAGAACAAGTATGGAAAGTTTGTAGGATACTTTGTTGTTTCCAACACAGGAAAAGTTTATCGTGCTAACTTCATCGTAAACGCAAGCTCTGAAGAAGTAGTAAGCCTTGATATGTTTGCTAAGGGAGACAAGAAACGTATTACTCCTCAGGAAACATTGAGCTTTGAAGGATACAACATCGTTCAGATCTACAACTGTGTTCTTGACTGGATGAGAGGAAACGGAAAAGCACTTACTGCAAATGGCTTCAAAGAAAGTGTAGCCCTTCACGAAGGAAAATGGAACGATGTTATGGCTCAGTTCCTTCAGGCACAGCCAAACTGGATTAAAGACAGTCAGACTGGAACTATGGATCAGGCTCTTTTCTTCAAGACTTACAAAGACTTCTGTAAGACAAACGGAATTCCTGGCGATCCAGGTCCTATCTCATACGCTATGAAGACTTTTCAGGCAACTCTTGCTTCTGGTGCTTCAGGCTCTGCTGGAAAATCAGCTGCTAAGAGCGTAGCTATTCCTTTAGCTGTTCCAGGTGCTCCTTCAAAGCCTATTCCAACAGATGACGAACTTATTCAGAAATATTCGGGTGGAGACGCAAAAGGATTTAACGACTTCTTCGGTAACCTCGACTCTCCAAAAGCCAAGGGAAATCCAATGGCTGAAATCAACCGTTACAAAAAATACATTAAAGCCATGGCTAACGCTCCAGAATATACAAAAGCCGGAGTTGTTGCTTGGGGTAAAGGTGGTACAGGTAAAACTCACCATGCTGAAACTTCTCTTCAGTCAGAAGGTATGTCTAACGGAGTAAACTACCGTACTATCGACAACCTTAAAGGTGGCGTAGAAGTATTCATCGGACAGGTTTACGATGCTGTAGAAGACGGTATGTCGTTCATCATTCTTGATGATTGTGACGTTATCTTTACAGATAAGTACCGTAACTGGATGCTTCACATTCTTGCAGATAAAGCAAGTCAGCGTGTTGTTCACATCGATCAGGCTGGAATCAAATCTCCAAAGGGTCGTGATATTCCTGCAGGAACAGAAATCGATGTTTCAGAAGTTAAGTTCATCTTCTGTACTAACAAAGATGTTACTCTTCTTGACGGAGCTTGGAAGTCTCGTATTGAGTCAATCAACTTCGACTTTACAGACGAAGAAATGCTCATGCTTATCAAAGACGCTTTGAATGGCTTGATGGCAGATGACCCAATTCTTACAGACGCAGACAAACTCAAGGTCTATAACCTCCTTTCTGCTGCAACAGAAAAGGGCGTAGCTAAGAACGTAAACTTCCGTACTATGAATGCTTGTCTCCAGGCATGGTGTTTGGCAAAACTCTTAGGAGAGAACCCTTACGCAGCTGTTGGTGAAGCCGTTCGTGGTAACATCTAATTAACGGGAGCTTCGGCTCCCTTTAGGAGAAATTTATGCGTCGTGAATCTAAATATTTAGGTGAGCGTGTTATTGGAGCCGATGGTGTTTCAAAACAGGGCTTCACCTTTTATCATCGCACAGGAGGACGAAATCCTGCATCCTGTGAAAAAACTATTGACAGTATCTTGAAAACAGGATTCAAACCAGGATCTGGAGATATGTATGGAGTAGGAATGTACGGTACAACTGACCGTAAGAGTTCTTTCAATCCAGCAAACATCAGTTCTTACGGTTTAGGTCTTATCAAGTTTCTCGTTCCGGTTCAGGGAGTTCTGATCTTTGACTACAATATTTCTGCTTTGCTTTTCGGCACAGGCTTAGGAAAATCTGGAATGCCAGCTTATTCTCTTGAAGATCAGCTGGTTCGCTACGGAATTTTCCAGGCTAACAAAGTCCCAGAAATCTTCCAGGTTCTTTCTGTAGACTTGGAAAGCTCTTTCGGTGGAGGAAACAGAACAATCTCCGCAGACCGTGCTTATCAGATTTTCGTTCAGGGAATTATGAAAGGTGGAAACATCCCACAGCTTGCAAAAGGTCTTAAGAGCATCGACAAAGATATGGTGGACGCTTATATCCACGCTGCTTGGACTGCTAACAAATACAAAAACTTCGACAAGTTCAGAGGAGTAAACGGAATTGTATTCTCTGGAAACCATGACGGTAACGTTATCGTTATGTACAAACTTCCAAAAGTAAAACCTCTTATGTGGGGTATTTCTGATCCAGGAGATCCAGGAAACCCATCTAAGTGGATCGTTCCAATGCATCCTTGTGACGGAGTTAAATCTGCAGCAGATATCGCTACCGTTATCGTAGACATGGCAGCTGAAAAGAAATGTATCTCAAAAAGAGGTGCCGTAGATACTCTTTACGTTGAAGGAATGAACCTTAACAACGTAGACAAGATTACAGATTCTCTTCCTCAGATTGCTCCTTGGCTCAAAAACTCATTAAACGGCTTTACAGCTCTGGAATGCGCAGTTCCTATGAGTCCTTCAAAGCCTTCTGTAATTTTCAGAGGTCAGTGGCTTCAGGGCAACTTCTCTGGCTACTTCGGAGGTGACAGAGTTTGTATCGGTGAAGCCGAAAAGATTATCGGTAAGCCTTTGGACAATCAGAGCTACATGCCTGAGTGGCACAGAGGAACTTTCTTGGGGGGATACTTTGCCGGAAACCTTTACGGTGGCGTTTTCCAGGAAGGACAGTTTGAAGGAATCTTTAACGGAGGTCTCTGGAAATACTCACCAAAAGCTGTATGGGGTAAAAATGCTCAGTTCGTTTCTTCTCCAAACCACTTTATTGAATATGAAGGAAAAGTTTACCCACTCGACTGTGAACCAGAAGCATGGGTTCAGCGTAAACTCGCACTTCAGGCAACTCCAGGTGGAACTAAAAACTTCGTAGATCCAACAAAACCTTTGGCAGAAAACTTGGAAGACTCTCTTCCTTACAGAGCAAAGATTGTTGTTTCTAACTCTTACGGACCTTCTGGTTCTGTAGCAGACAAGTTTAAATACATTCGTGAACACTACGACTGGCTCTGGAAAAAGATTAAGTTTGGAAATATTCCAACAATCGCTTTCTCTGACAATAACGGATGTGTTCTTGAAGAAGGTAGCTTGACAGTAGGAACTGTTTGTTTCGATTACTACACAAATAAAGTTTGTATCAACGGAGGTGTCGTAAAAGGAAACAACTTGTTCGAAGGAGAATTCCGTGCAGGAATCTACACAGAAGGACAGTTCATGGGTAAATGGTTCGGTGGAACTTGGGACGCTGCAAAATGTAAGTGGTCTAACGGGGTAGCTGAATTTATTCCAGGAGCAACTATCGGAACTTCTAAGGTTATCGCTCAGACAACTATTCTTCTTAACGGAAAAGCAACTCTTATGGATCAGGGTGCTTACCTTGTTTGGAAAGATATTCCTGCTCTTATCGACGCTCTTAAGTCAGGCGAATACAGAGACCTTATGGCAGCTGCTAAAAAGTCTGGCAAGAACCTTGCAAAAACTGCAGGAACTCTGGCTAAGAAGTATAAAAATACAGCCTTTACTGCTCAGCAGCTTACTGCTATTATTGGCGACGACGATGACTCTGATGATGACCTCGCCGTTTACAACTTAGGCAAGCAGCAGGCTTCTGTAGACTTAGACTTCAATACAGTTTTCAACGAATTCCTTTATGGACCTAACTCAAAAATGAGCTTGGAAGAACAGGAATTCTACTACGGAAATCTTTCTCCAGAAGAACAGGACAGACTTTTTGATGAGTTCAAAGATACTTATGAAAAAGCAACTGGTGCAGCTTTCTCTCGCTCGGCTTTTGACTGGCGTGCAGATAACTGGACTTTTATGGGTGATGCTCCTAACGACAATAACCCAAATGCTCCTGTAGGTGGAATCGCAGTAAGAAAACAGATGTCTAACGACATGTATAAACTTGTTGCTTCTTTCGGACCTTTCCGTTCCGTTATGAAAGGCTTTATGGAACTTTGCTCTAAGCACGGCAACTCATCTATCTGGGGTATTGTAACTCCTGAAATTAAAAAGATGCTTGTTCGTGGAAACAAAGAATTCGTTGGTCTCCCAGGACCTGTTGTTAAGGCTATGGAGCCAGCAATCAAAAAGTTCTCTAACGGAGAAGTTAAATCTGTTGGACTTAACGGTGAGATGAAAGTAGACACTCCAGCTGGAATTATGACAAAAGTTTTCGTATGTAACAAAAACTACATTCGTTGGCTTATTAACTCAGTTGAAGATCCTGCTTTGCAGTCAAAACTTCCTGTTCCTCAGGCAGTTGTAAAACCTTTGCTCCATTTAGTAAAGGCTCTTATCTAAAATAAGTTTTCAACTTTACAGGCTCGGCTCGAAAGGGTCGAGCCTATTTGTTTATGGCAAATACATCAACACCTAACTTTATTAATAAAATGCTCGGTTTGTTCAACACAAGAAGTGTTGACGGGCGTATAGTTCCAGACAATCCTCTGCTTACAGGAAGCAAACGTAAGGGACCTCGAGGGCTTAAGCTCCCTGAGAATACTCCTTTGTCGATGCTTTGGAATTTCTTTTTAACAGAGCAGTATGATACTTATGAAACCTTAAAAAACCGTATGAATCGTTATACAGATATCGATTTTGCGATTAAAAACAACTCCCTTATTCAAGCAGCAGCTGATCTTTATGCAGACGAAGCAACTCAGTGCGACGTTTCTGGAGACCCAGTTCGTGTAAATGCTAAATCAGATGTAGCAGCTGCTATTGAAGACTGTTTTGAGCAGTGGGGTATCAATCAGCAGACAGTACGTGAATGCATCTATAACAAGGTCGCCTTTGGGGACAGTTTTGATGCAAACGATATAGATGAAAAAGAAGGTATTCGAGCCGTAACTCCTTTGTCTGTTTGGGATGTAAGTGACAGATTAGAGTTTGACCCTTCTAAACTTTTAGAGCATCTTAAGTTCTATGCAAACAACGACGGAGTAAGTCCTGCAGCAAAGCTCCAGACTCTTATGAACGACTTAGAAAAGTCTGGAACAAATCCTTCTAACTACTTTAAGAAGTATCTGCTCGGCTTTGAACTAAAGGGTGGGCAGATGGTATCGCCTTGGGCAGTTACTCATTACCGCACTTTTTCTATGCTACGTGAGTTTTCTCCTTGGGGACGTTCACAGTTTATTAACGTTCTCCCTGGATTCCGTCAGTTAATGTCAGCGGAAGGACTTATGGAAGTAGCTCGAGCTTCTTCTTTCCCTCGTGACTTCTATTCTGTAGAAACAGAACCAGGAAGCACTTCTACAGAGAAGTGGGAAGCTCTTGAAGAGTTTGCTGAACAGTTAGACAACGCTGGACTTTATGACGGTTCCAAAGAAGTTCCTTCCATCGGAAGTCGTCTTATCGTTCCAAAAGACCTTGTTGAATACCAGCAGCTTGACAACAATCTTGACTTAGACAAGATTGCGGACGTAGAATACTTAAGAGACAATCTGATTATCGGGCTTTTCATTCCTAAGGGCTATCTTATCGTAGATCAGGGAGGTTGGGGAACCTCAGGACAGTCTCTTTTACAGCAGTTCAAGCCTTTCGGTCGTAAGGTCTTCTCTCATCAGTCTGACTACCTTGCAGGACTTATAGAAAAGGTTAAACTTCACTTTGCTATCACAGGTAAGTTTGATGGATGGGATACTCCTTTTGAACTTCTTATGGACTTCCCTGTAATTGAAGAAACTTCTGAAAGAACACAACACAAAGCCGAAGAGCTTACTCTTGCAAAGGATACTATTGAATCTATCAAGGATGTTCTTGGTGTTGACATCGTTCCTCCAGAGATTGTAAAAGACGCTTTCGGTCTTATGACTTCTCTTCCTCAGGATAAAGTCGATTACTATGTAAATAAACTTATGAAAGCAAACGAAAATCAACCTGAAGAAGATGAAGATAACGGATTTGGATTCGGGGGAAATAACGGAGGAAATAAAGACGTAGATCCTCTCGGAGATTTGAACAAGATAGGTTCTGCTTTCGGTGAAAGACGTTCCAGAAGAAAACTTACTAAGCAGGAAAGTTATCAAAGAGCTGCTAACCGATGGCAGGAGTCTACTACCTCTGACGTTCTTATTGAAAGCTCACTTCGTATCAAAGCTAAAGATCGTATTACAGAAGGACAGGGACGAGGAGATCATTTCCGATCTTCTCTTAAGCAGAATCCAGAAACAATTAATAGCCGTAAGCTGTTTGAAGCTCTTTCTGATAAAGACGAAGAACGTAAGTTTTTACAGGAGAGTATCTATAGATCGGACTCGGAGAAGAAATAGAAATTCCTTCCAGGAAAACCTATTTGTAATATAACTTAGAAAAGGAACTATACTATGCAGAGACTTACAGAAAATATTATTGTTCGGGCTAGTGCTTATCACAAGGTTGACAGACCTTTAACTGAGTCTGAACAGAATCTTTTAGTAGACGGCACTCCTTATAAGGCTCTTGCCGTTTACCGTTTTGAGTTTACACGTCCAGGAAAGAAAAACCTGAATGGAAGAATCTATCCTTACGCTTTGTGGGACAGAGTAATCGCAGCTGGACTCGTAACCTTGGCTCTTATGGATCATCCTTCTGAGGGAGCCGGAAATCCTAAAGATGTATGGGCTGTTGTAAGAAATCCTCAGTACTCAGAAGACCGTGAAGTTATCACAGCAGATGCTTACATCATCGATAACGAAAACGGTAGAAGTGCTTTAGGAGTTCTTGAAGCAGGAGGAGACCTCGGTCTTTCTTCTAGTGGTTACGGTGACTTTATGTCTGATGGTATTACAGTTGACCCAGAAACTTTCCAGTTGGAAAGATATTTCGACTGGGTTCTTCAACCTTCTTATGAAGTTTACGGTCATCAGAGCGACAAAATCGGTGAATCAGTAGAAAAAACAAATACAGCAATAGCTAATCATAAAACCGAAAATAAGGAGACTTTTATGAAAGAAATGACTCTTAGAGAAAAGAGAGAATACGAAATTTCTATGAAAAAGATATTTGCTGAAACTTCTGCTATTGCTAATCCAAAAGAAAGATTAGCTAGAGCAAAAGAAGCACTTTCTTTTTATGAAGGAATGGACTGTGACACTCTCAAAACAGAGTTTGAAGACTTGGTAACTGCAGCTGAAGCAGAATGCGATGCTGCAATTGAAAAAGCAGTTGAAGCAGAAGACGCTATTCGCAGAGCAGAAAATGCTGAATTCGATGCAGGAACTGCTCAGGCAGAATGCGCAGAAAAAGACAGAATTATCTCTAGTCTTGAATCTCAGTTGGCTGCAAAGAACGAAGAAACTGATAAGAAAGATGCTTCTATAAAAGAGTATCGTGAACTTATCAAGAGCTTCACAGAAGATGCTTCTAAAAAAGTAGCTTATGAAAACTACGCTAAACTTCGTGAATTCGCAGAGAGAGCTGTAACACTTCTCGGTGAAAAGCGTTCTGAAATCGGTAAACTCCAGATGGAAAACTCAAATCTTCAGAAGTCTCTTGCTCTGAGTGAAAAACGTCTTGCAGCTCTTGTAGACAAACAGATGAAAGAAGAAGCTGCTGCTAAACAGCATCAGGAAAAAGTTCTTGAAGCTCGTCGTAGTAACGAACGTAAGATTCAGGAAGCACGTGAACGTGAACTCGTAGATGGAGCAAATCCAGAAGTTCTTTCTTACTACGAAGACCTTGTAGCTCGTGGTGAAAATGTTCAGGATATGCGTGAAGCAATTCTCAGAAAGAAGACACTCTTCGAAGCTCAGTCTTACTTCCTTAAAAATAAGAGCCACAAAGTATTTGAAGAACAGAAGTTCTCTAACCAGGACTTAAGCGTTTCTCTCAAAGAAGGACGTGGAACTCAGGTTAACTCAGATCTTAAATTGCCAAAGGGATTCATTTAATAGCATTTCTTAGGCTTTTATCCTCCAGCCCTCTTGCGCAAGTGAGAGGGCGTTTTTATTCCCTATTTAATTTATGATAGAAGAAATTGAGAAAGATGACCATGCTCTAAAGCCTTTTTTCGACGTGGTTCTCTATGATGCAGACGATCAGCCACTTAGCTGGACAAAAGGACTTGTTCAGTCTATTAATTATCCTACTTTCTCATTTGTTGTAAACGACCAGTCTTCTGGAACTCGTAGAGGATACGAAGGATGGGCTTTACCTGACGCTCTTACTTTGTCTATGTATGAAACTCGCCAGAGAGATCTTGAAAAATACTTATTGGACTGGGCTTTTGGAGAAAAGGGTATTTTTGATATAGAAAAAGGAAACTTCCGAGCCGTAGAAAAAGAGTCATATCTTTACCGTCAGATAATGTTCCGAACTCTTACTTACGAAACTTCTATTCAAGGTCATCTTGAACACGCAGCCATTGATATCTCAAATGCAGTAGCATACTCTTTAAAGACAACTATCGATTCTTTAAAGGGGACTAAATTATCTTTAAAGCAGGAAGATTTTATTGCTGAAATCTCCAAGGAATTTGCAAACAACGTTTTGCAGGAAAATGTTAAAAAGAAAGAAAACATCATTCTTACAAACAAGCAGCAGATTCCTATAGTAGATAAACTCCTTAAGATGGGAGAAATGGTAACTAATCAGCTTACTTCGAGAGTTCCTCTAGGAAGAGCTATTTCTGTTCCTATAGTAATTCCTCCTCCTTTAATGGAAGTTCCTACAAGTCTGAACTTAAATCTTAAGTCAATCGTAGGGGAAGCTCTTAACTTTACTCCTAAGCCAAATCTAATATCTAGGGGAGGTCCTGGAGCTAAAACAAAGATTACTAAGCCTGGACAGAATACAGCTAAGAAAACAACTCGTTCTGTTTTTGACTCCGCAAACGGGGCTAAGGCTTTGAAAGACTGTGCTAAACAAGTTGACCAGATACTGAGTAAACTGCCAAAGGCATCGTCGACAGAAAAGACAACTTCAACTTCGATTTATCGAGTAGCTCTTCAGTCCTATTCTGCGGACAACTACTCTTATGAATCTGGAGGGGCTGTTTCCTTTACGCTTAATCTGCCTTTAGTAGATTACAAGAAACCAGAAATTGAATAATTCAATATAAATTTGGAGGATAAAATTTATGACAGAAGAAATTACTGCAGACTCATTTTTCGGTCCTGAAAAGCCGGAACTGACCGCAAAGATTCCACAAGAGGTCACAGACCTTTCTCCTAACCGTGTAGAAGACGACACTGTCTGTGAAGTTCGTTTTTGCACAGGGGGTAGACTTTCAGCTCCCCCTGTGCTTCACTTCCGTGACTACACTATGAAAGCATCACAGGCTATTGCTGAAGTGCCAAATGCAACTGAGCACCTGCCTTTGATTATCGACATTCTGAACTCTATGGTCGTAGAAGATTTCGATTGCGGACTTCTGCATCTAGAAGAAGCCAAAGAAGTTCTTCTCAATGTTCACGTAAAATGGTGGGGAGCTAATCTCTCAGGGTATCGTTACCTTTTGGATGATACTATTACTGACCGTGAAAAGCTCTTTGCAAAAGAGAACATCTCTATTGCTGAAATTCCAATCGCTAACATTGGTAAGCGAATTAAGCCTTTGGCTCCAGAAATTAAAGAGCCTATCAATATTGAGGCAGACGGGGTTACTGTTAAGTTCATTTATCCAAGAATTCGCAACTCGTCGATTGTAGCAGACCTTCTGAAAAAAGAGTTTGCTGATGAAGAGCAGCGTTTCTTTAAGACAGCTCAGATTGTTAAATGGAACGAACAGCAGAAAGACCCAGAACTTCGTAAGGAAATTTCTCTGGAAGAAGCAGAGCTCTACAAAGACTACCTTGCCCGTAAGGCAGACAAAGATCTTATCTACACAAGAGCACAGCTTATCTGTGAAGTAAACGGAGTTCCATTAAACACTTTTGAAGAAAGAGTTGCAGCTATTCAGGACGGGGCTGATATTTCGGTTAAGCACTGGATGATCTACAATGATTTCCTTAAAAACGAAGGAAACTTTGGAGTTCAGGATGAAGTAGAGTTCTATTCGGAGGTGCTCGGCAAGAATGTCGTAAGGAGCTTTCCCTTTCGGACCTACAATTTCTTCCCTACTGTATCGGTGGAATCCATCAGGGCTAAACAATCTAAGATATCTTTTGGCTAAAAACTTTGGGTGGACTTGGAATGAGATTTGCTCTCAACCAGCCCACTACATTAAAGCCCTTTTAAGAGATCTTGAAAGAGAAAAGACGAACTTCAAAGGTATGGCAGACCCTAAAGCAACAGCACAGGCTATGCGCAAAGCAGGAGTTCTGTAGACATCGTAAGCACCTATTTATAACATGGGTGCATACGAAAAACTTAACTCATCTCAAGCAAAAGCAATTCGCAAACTTCACGACTACCATGTTTTCACACAAGGTAGACAGATGGATATCGTAAGAATCCATCGGGAGTATGATGTTTGGGGTGGATCGCAAGACACAGTAATTGACTCGCTGTTTACAAACGCAGTCTTGAATTTTCCTCCTGGTGAGATGCCTTTGATTCGTCTTAGAGAGCTTAACGGTTCTGCAGACGTAGATACTTCGGCACTTTACTTTTACGATATTCTTCCTACTGAAGCCTACTTCAAGTGGGAAGATAAGATCGAGACAGGGGACATTTTCTTTTTCACTACTCCAGATGAATACGGAAACAAGATGCCAGTTATCTTTAAAGTTCTTGACCAGAAAGGTTCTTTCTCATCAGAACTTATTTGGCGTAAGTTTATGTGTGCTCCAATTACTTCGCTCAAGGAAGTAGACGACAGCGTAGCTGAAGCTATCCAGAAAGCGTGCGAAGGAGAAAAGCATGAATAATCTCAAACAGGAACTCGGCTTAGAGAACATTGAAAAGGTATATTACGCTCGTCTTATAGGAGCTCCTACTCGTATCTACTTTGTTTTCTTTGATAGTAGAAAACCAGACATTCCTCTTACTTCTGTAGCGTGTCACAGACATGAGTTTGCTTCTGTAATTCCTTTCCGTTATGGAAAAAGAATGTCTTTAACAAACATTCTTCCTATTGAACAATTCTACGGAGACCCTCTTGGTGCTTTGTTTATTCGTATTGACTTGTCAGGTAGATTCCAGCAGATGTTCTTAAGAGAAAGTTCTTCTATTCTTGTAGAAGACATGAATCTGAAAGATTTCAAGTCAGCAGCAGCTGTTTCTGCCAGAGTTCAGGCAACCCGTAAAGCTCGTAAAAAGCTCCTTGGGGGAGGAAACGAAATAAAATACGTTAAATTAGTTTCTTCCCACTTAGATAGAGCTAATGACTATGCTGAGTTTGACTTTTTGTCTCAGGTGACTCCTGACGGGACAACCAAATATAGAACTGATCCTTCAAACGGATTCAACCTTATTCGTAATCCTTCAGGAACTTACAGAATTACTTTTCGCATGGAAAAGTTCTTTACATGGCTTTTAGATACTATGCCAGATGGTCAGCCTTTTACACCAGCAGACCTAAAAGATGCGATGCTTGCTTGTGCTATAAAGATGTGGGATGACGATCCTTCTCTTTACTGGCAAGGATTCGCCTATAATCTAAGTCAGTTAGATGCTTCAATTTATGAAGTTACTATTCCTCCGAAGCACTGGAATAAAATTCACGGAGGAGAATACTTCTTGTCTAAGCATATGACAGCTTTGATAATGAACATTGATTTCTTCTTGAACAACATGACCTCTAAGGTATCTAAACAGCTTAAGGCTATGGGAATTCTCGATGCAGGATTCACCTTTAATTATGCTTCTGCTAAGAAGGTAGTTCAGGCACAGGCTCAGGGACAGAATGTTTCCGCACCTGTAAAATATACAACTACGCCAAAAAAGTCTGCTGGAAAAGGCAAGACACAAGGAGATTAAAATGGAAACAATTTTTAAAGCAAGAACTTCTATCCCTGGAGGAGTTTTTATCGATGGTAAGCTCATTTCAGACAGGTGGAATGAGTTTGTTTCAACTTCACTGTTTAAGCAGTGTTCAAAGAATCCTCAGATTGAAGTATCAGAATTCAAGAACGGGGCTTATGAAACAGTAGCTCCTATGGAAAGACAGGAAGAAGCAGCTCCAGATGATCGTCAGGCTTTTGTTGAAAAAGCAACTGTAGCTGACCTTAAAATCTATCTGATTAACAAAGGATACGATAAGAGAGATATATCAGAATTGAACAAGAAAGATTTAATCGACCTTGTTTTAGCTGACTAGGAGAACCTATGGCTGACAAAAGAGATGACAGCTTTTTCCAGCAGAAGGGAAAAGGATGGTTTGAAAAACCGTTTTACAACAATATCCTCTCTACTAACATTGCGGTGTATCGCTTTTTTGCAGACACTTTCTTCGGAGGAGATTTGACTCGAGTAGTCTGGTCTTCTCCCGACCTTATGTTTCGTAAACGTCAGCAGCAGGTAAACGCTCTTGTTCAGCAGGGAAAAGGGAATAAAAATGGGGGAGTTCTTGACTTTCCTTTTTGTGCTTTTCGGCTTAATCAGGATTCAGCTTCTACAAGTCACGAAAGAACTTGGTTTAATCAAGCTCTGAACGTTGAAGGAATGTGGATGGAAGAGCTTGGACGTAAAGTTCGCTTAACTCCAGCAACCTTTAACTATACAGCAATTCTTGTTTGTCAGGAAGACGTAGACTTGCAATATATCACTTCCAAGATGCTTTGGACAGATTCTAATGAAACACTGCTTGAATCATTCATTGACACTACAGCTGAAGACGGAACTGAACAGACTTTGAAGAACATTGTTGTTTGCTCTACAACAACGCATATGAATGCGGACTTTACAGATAGAGATTGGCTTGAGAAAAACAGGATCCAGACCGTTACAGTAGACTTACCTTGTGGAACTTGGATAATGAATGAAGACCGTCATCGCTACTGGATAACTAAAAAAGTTATGCTGGATTTTGCAGCTGACGCAGGAATTCCGATTCACGAAGATATTCCTATTGAAGAAACAGTAGGGGCTATTTTTTCTAATAGAGCTTGGGAGGATAACTAATGATAACTCGTTACGATTTTATGACTACTCAAACTCAAGCAGACGGAACTGTTTACCCCGACTGTCTTTCTCTTCCTTTAGATAAGTTTGTAGCAAAAGACCCTTATGAACAGGTAATAGTTCGTGAAGAAAATTACTACCGTCCTGATCTGTTCTTTGCAGATTTACGGGGCAATAACAACTCAGAAGATATTATACTCTGGCTAAACAACATTAGTTCTCGTAGAGAAATGGCGCCAGGAACAGAACTAAATGTTCCTAGTAACAGTGACCTAAATTCGTTCTACGTTAAGAATCGTACTTAAGGAGCTTTAGATGGCTGATGATGAATTTAAGGTAAGTGTTTCTATTGAAGAAAGTTCAGAATTCCTATCCCGAAAAGAGATAGGGTTCTCGATTCACGATTCTATTTTCTCTCCTTTTCCTGACTTTGAACTAGTTTATCCAGACTTGTCAGGGCTTGCTCTTGAGTATGGCTCTTTTATGGAAGGAATAAAGCTAAAAACCGTTTTTGGAACTTCAGACAAGCTGCTTGAAACTAATTGGTGCTCTGTCGGTAGAGACTCTATAAAAGAAGCAGGAAGTGCTCCTCGTTTGTCCGGAGTTCTAAAGATCTACGCTTTACACGAATCTTATTTTAAGAATCGGGAAAACCCTAAGTTGTCTTTTATCGAAAAGCCTATAAGCGACTGTGTTTCTGAACTCTTTTCAGACGAGTCAGAATTAGATGTAGAAGCAACTAAAGGAAATATCTCTACTTACGCTTTTGAAGACCCTTATGCAGTTACTAAAGATTTACTTCTTTCTGCAGCAAATAACGGGAAAGTAAATCCTTATGTATTCTTTAGAGATCTTACAGGCGTGCTTCATTTCTGCTCTGTAAGTAAACTTGAAACAAGCTCTGCAGTTGCTTCTTTTGAACTAAAGGCAAATCTTTCAGAGCAGGATGATGAATCTACTGTAATAACGGGCTTCCTTCCGTTTAATGAGCGAGGTAACTCCGTATATCCGTATATGCGAACTTCCGGAAAAGTGTTTAACGCTGATCAGGAATTCGTAGTAGAAGATAAATCAGTTGCTGCAGATGCTGTAGACAAAATTCCTCTGCTGTCTGAAAATAAAATGTGCCATAACGTTTATTTCGGTCGCCAGTTTAATCCTGCTGTAGAATACGAAAAACTCAACGTAGGACTTTATTCATCTTCGATGAAGTTTGTTCTGGATAAGGCTCTTTGTATAGTTCCTTTTAACGCTGACTGTGTTGCTGGGAAAGTTGTAGAACTTAAGGTAAACTGCTTAAACGCTGAAGGAGAAGAACAGCTGTCTGAGTTTTATTCAGGAAACTGGCTTATTGAACAGAGCTATCATAACTGGAACGGCGAAAGTTCTCGTCCTTCTACTCGACTGGTTCTGTGTAGAACTTCTGTAAAACCTGTCAAGGATTCTATTCTTGAGACTAGAGCTTTCAAAGACTAAAAAGCCTATTTAGAATTATGAGCACTCAAAGAAAATTATTACTTGCGCAGCAGCAGTCTGCGGAAAATACAATCTACTCAGGAAAACAGGCTTTGCCTACTTCTGTTAAGATTTATAGAACAGAAAAGAACAAGTACGGGGTCGAGAAAGAAACTCACGATTTTGTATCTTACTCTCCGGAAACAGATACGTTCAAGATCTACTGTAAATCTCGTTCTATTGAATTTGCAGGTAAAGACTTTGACTGGATTTTTAAGGCTCTGGCTTCTATTGGCACGGAGATTCCTATGCAGACAGTTAGCTTTTACGACGGAGATCTTGTAACTCCTGTTGAAGTTTTCTGTGGGGATTTTATTGACGTTGAAAAGATGCCTTCTGTAGAAAACCCAGAAACTTTTGAAGGATGGTTCTACGACGAAGAATTTACAGAGTCTTTTACTCTACCTAATCGTATCAAGGAAAATACTTCTGTCTACGCTAAACGTTCAGAAGTTGAAAATACACAAGGAGAATAATCTATGATTAGAGTAACTGAATCAAAACAGAGATTACATGAAGCAGATGCTCCAGCCATCGTTAAAGCAGCTGGAACTGTTGTAAATCCTAAAATTACTGATGTAGTTCGCCAGGACAGCATTTACGACACTTGTCTTGCAATGGGTCTTAAAACAAAGATCAATGCTATGAAAAATGTTGTCGCAGAAGTTCCTGACATGCAGACAGCTGGAGCTGTTCTTCAGACTATTTATCAGCAGTTCGGAATCAAGGGTTCTTTCATGCTTACTTGGACAGGTTCTGGAAAACTTTACTGGGATCCTAAAACTCCAATGGACAAGCCAGTAGCCCTTGCTTATGCAAAGGCTCAGGGTCTTCCACCTCCAAGCATGAATCCTCAGCAGTACATAGGATACTAATTTATGCCAGAAAACAAACCTACATTAACTCTTAAAAACATATTCTTTGAAAAAGAGTTAATTTGTGATAACTGTGAAAAGAAAATTGTTCCTCGAGTAGACGTAGCCTTTAAAGATTTAACCTACGGAGTAACTTTTTGTCTTGCTTGCAGAACACAATATCTGGAAAGAATTTTGGCTAAAAATTAAACCTTTTTATCTCTCTGGGGAATTATAATAGTTGGAGGAACGGTATGAAAACAGTTTACCAACACTTAATGGATCAGAGAGATAAGTGCGTTGCAAAAGCTCTCAAAACAAAAGACGGAAATCTTAAGGTCTTTTATGCAAATGCATCAAGAGGATTCGAAGAAAAGGCTCGTAACCTTACTTTAGAAGAAGGAAATAAGCCTTACAGGTCTAATTAAATACTACGGGGCATTCTTGGTTTCGACGGGTTATCAGGAATTTAGCTATCGGTCAGGGCTAGAACGTCCTTAACAGTTCAAGTTAAAGTAACCGACAACGATTACTCAATGAAAGCTGCTGCGTAAGCAGTGCTTTCCCTGAGACTGCGTGAGCTCAGGTGCAGATCCCTTTTCAAGACTTCCTAAGGGGAATCCTGCGAAACATGAGAGGTCTATCATCAGTAAGTGAGTTAAGCAGATCCTGCACTCTGATGAGAAATTACAGGGTTATTCATCGTGGCAACGCAACAATGCCATCTGCTAAAACAGGTTGCTTACGACCGTATAAAAGTAGTTACGTTGCTATTTCTCGGACAGGGGTTCAATTCCCCTATGCTCCACTAGGCTTTTTTCTCTGTTTGCAGCTTCTGGAAAAGAACAAACAGAGTAGTGGAGGTGCTCTCCGGAGCATCCCTTATACGTTCAAGCTCTTCTCCCACTTGCTTGAGCATTTTTCTTGGGATACCGTAGTTGGCTTACGGAGTAACTTAGTTACTAACAGGTTCGATACCTGATATCCCGCATATGTGACTGCGTCGCTTGTCACAACTAGTTTAGAAGTCGAACGGGTAGCACAAATACCACAGAATCGCATACGTGGCTACTAAAACTTCCGCAAGAGTGCAAGGCTCTTCGTTTTTCGAAACGTAAACTCGGATAGGGCTAACAAGGTCTCAGGATTCCTTTGGCAAAGAAATTAGAGGTTCAATTCCTCTTTGGTCCTAAAGTGCTGTCAATGAGCCTTACCAAAAATCTTGACCGTCTGAGTCGGACGTAAAAGTCTTATCTGCAGTAGGACACGACTAGAGAGTATCTAAGGTGAGTAGACTATTGGTAGTGTTCGAAAGCCAAAGGCTCTCGTTTTCTCTGTATTAGAAGACCTGGAACAAAAAGTTTCAGGTCTTTTTTGTTTTTCTCCTATTTTCTTAGCTGAAAAGCAAGGAGGTCTAAATGACTAAATTTTCTTGGAAGACTATTGTAGGTCTTATTCTTTTGGTAGCAGGTATCGTAGTAGGATACCTTGTTAAGATGCCTGTAGCAGACATCATCGCTGTTGCCCTCATTATTGCAGGTGCTGTAACTTCTATCTTTGACATCTTGATGAAAGATGAGGTAAAAGGCTGGAAGTGCTGGGTATTTGTAGTACTAATGACTTTGGGTGTAGCAGCTTTAACGGTAGCCGGAATTTCTGGGTCTATTATTGAATCCGTTATTGGTGGCGTTGTAATTATTCTGGATATTATCTTCGGGGCGATTGTCGTCAAGAAAGCAAAATCGTAAATACTAACTGCAGGAACGGTGGTGCAAAAGGTAGACACTAGAACTTGTAGCCTGTTCTGAATTGTGGAGGTTCGAATCCTCCCCGTTCTTATTTTAAGGAGATCTTATGAGAAACCTAGTTATATCCGTAGACTTTGACGGAACTATTCGACTTCCAGCAGCTTATGGAACTCCCATAGAAGAATCTCATCTTTCATATGGCTTCGGTAAGTTTTATGACTGGTGTATTCGCCACAGCGTTGTTTTAGTTCTCTGGACTTGTCGAAATCTTAACGAAGAAAAAGAACTGAGCTACGTTTATGACTTTTTAGCTGCAAACGACCTGACAGAAATCTTTATTCCTATGAGCGACGTAAACGGAAAGCTCTTGTGTAGAAGTTTGTCAGGAAAAGAAATACAGCTGTTTAGCTCAGGTTCTCAAAAAATGATTGCTGATCTTTACATCGACGACCGTGCAGTAGGCTGCCCTGTACTTCCTAATTATACAGAACAAGTAGACTGGGCAAAGGTTCTGAATACTGTAAAAACCTATTTAAACAGTTTGAATTAAGGAGACAAAAATGGAAAACGCTGATAAAGTAATCACAGCGTATTCTGGTCTTTCTATTCCTCAAGCAATCATATTAGGATGCTTACTGGTAATTGTTGTTGGAACTGTAGCTTGGCTCGTTGCAAGTTATGGTATTTCATTCAAGAGTCTGACCATAGGTGGTTCTAAAAAAGTTCTTGACGCAAGCAGACATGATGCTTTCCTGAAAGAAGATTTGCGTAGTGCTATAGATAAGATTGATCAGGATCTTGCTGTCGATTTAAGATTTTGTGCTAAACGTAGAAAGCACGATTTTATTAAGTCCCTGAACGTAAGCTGCTTTTTTGCGGGCTTTACAATGGGGTGCGTGTTTGAAGAAATCTTAGTAGCTTACTATGCTAGAAGTGATTTTATTCAAAAGCTCTCTCGAGGAAACCGACAACCTCTTATAGACATAATAACCAATAAGATGTTTGATGAATATCAGGATAATGAATTCCGGCTTAAGTCTTCACCTTGTTCCGTTGCCTTTCCTGTTTTACAGAACTCAGAAAAGATTATTAAAGATATTGTGAACGACTTTTTTGAGGAAGCCCTTATTCTTTGCGAAGGAGCTCTCGAGAAGAAAATCAAAACCTATGAAGAGAATGAAAATCTTTTCAAGGATCCTTTCTTTAAAGAAAATGCCTGTGTTAAGAAAATAAAAGAGACCCGTTCTCTTTTAGAGAGTATTCAATAAAGGAGTAAACCATGATTAGAAAACCTAGGGTACTGAAAGAAATGGCTGCACCTCAAGCAAAGGTAGAAGTCAAAAGTCTTTTAGAATTTATGAGAGAGGAACTCGTTATCCAGCGTTATGTAACTATGAAGAACGAATTTCCTGCAACAGTAATTTTGAAAAATCCTTCTTCAATTAACGTTACCTTTAACCTGATGATGTCGTTTAGCGTAAGCGAGAAGGACAAAAACTTCCATTACAATTCTCTTATCGAGTCCTCATTCATAAAGTGTTGGGCTTCTGTTAAGAGAATGTACCCAGAAGTTGACATTCGTATTCGAGGAGCTAACGTGTTTATCGGAACAGATGACTATGAAGCTCTGGAAAACAGCGTTAAGGAATTCGTAAAGCTCTGGAAAATGGAAGAGTTTACTATCGTGAAAAAGTTAGCCAAGTAATAAAATACATAGCTAAGAAAGACCCTCCTTTTCGGGAGGGTCATTTTGTTTTATACTGTTTCCATCATTGCTTTTGTTCCGGAGTACATTGTTTGAAAAACACAGCTTACTCTTACGTGAATAGGGTAACCACTAGAATCCTGATACTTAGAGTAAGTCGGATCTGCCTGAGTCATAATACATTTAGGAATTGAGATTCCTCCGATGTCTAGGTTTACATAGGAGTCTGTTCCTGCAGAAGAAGGCTCGATTCCGAGAGCTTCGATTACTGAAGGTCCTGGAGGTATGAGAACTCCTGCTTTTGTTTCTCCTGGGAGAGGAAGTTTAAGTAAGGTTCTAACGCTCCACGCTATATCATCTGCAGCGTTTATTTTTCGATAGAAACCTAAGTTTAGGTTAATTATAATCGGTTTGGTCCTATTCCAGATCTGAAATCCAGCCTGTTTTATCTGACCTGAACCTCCAAGAGCTCCTCCGGAAATTGTTTTCAAGGCTCCACCCAAAACAGTAAGAGCCTTATTTTCATTGTCTTCTACTAACTGAGAAAAATCAGATGAAAGTCCTAGAACAAGGTCTTCTTCAAGAGCTGCTGAGATTGCGGTGCTTTCATCTTCACCTGGAAGATGTGATATAGTAACAATTGATCCTTTGGCTAAAGTCATAATACTTAAATAGGGAGTATTATTTTTTCGTGACCCTATTTTATTATCGAATGAAAAATGAAGGAACTTCTTTCATTGCACAACGGGACCTGAATATATGGGTTAGTTGAGTCCAGCTAAAAAGAAACTCTTTTATGTAGTTCGTCCTAAATAATTCGCTTTTGCGGATTTTAAACTTTACTTTTAGCTCATTTTGTTCTACTTGTAGAACACTTAAATAGGAGAATACAAATTATGAGAACAGCTATCAGACATCTTTCTGAAGCACAGCTTCAGGACATGAAAGAAGCAGCAAAAACAAAACGTGAACAGGAAGCAAAGGTTCTTGTTGAATCCCTCTGCCGTCGTCCAAATATCGGTAAAGGTCTTGCTGAAGCATATGCAAAAGATGCTCGCCGTGTTCAGAACTTGGCTTTTGCTATTCAGCACACTGAAGAACATCTTGGTGAACTTTCAGAAGCTCAGATTTCTTCAACTTTGGGAACAACTCCAGAAAACGTACTCCGTGTACTTCGCTTGGGTTACCTTAACACTTGTCGTCAGGACGCATTCTGGGAAATGGGTCTTTCAACAGCACATGATATCTTCTTCTATCTTGAACCAAAATACAAGAAGTCACTTCGTGGAGCTACTGCTGGTCAGGTTGCTTACGAAAGTTCTTCTTATCGTTCAGCTTCAGACATCGGCTCATGGGCTGCAAACGAAACTCCAAACGGTTCTGTAAAGACTTTCACATTCACTCCAGCTGCTGATGAAGTTCCTCTTTCACCATACACAGTTCGCATTGTAATCGATGACGCAATCGTTGCAAACGACGATGGTAAAGGAAACATTGCTGGTCAGGACGTAGACGGAACAGCTGTAACTGGTTCTGTAAACTACGCTACAGGTGCAATCACTGTAACTGTAACTACAGCTCCAACTTCACTTACAACTGTAAACGCTGAAGCAGGAATCGCTCTTGAAAACGACGACGATCTTTCTGTAACTCAGGAAATGGAACTTTCTTTGAATGCTAAACCATTCACTCTCCGTGAATATCCAATTACAGCATCTTTCTCAAAGAAACTTGAACTTACTCTTGGAACTTCTTACAAAGTTGATGCAGAAGAAGCATATCTTCGTGCTATGGCTGATGAACTTCGTAAGACTCTTGACTTCCAGGCTTTCACACTTGGATACCGTCAGGCACACAGAAATGCTGCTTCAAACCAGATCACATTCAATATGCAGGGTGCTGTTGGTGAATCTGAAGACGCACGTATCCAGGTTATCTCTCGTAAGATCGACTCTGTTGGAACACAGATCTACAACGCTCTCCTCCGTGGTGGCGTAACAAAGATCTTCGGTGGTCCAGCTGCAACTGGTGTTCTTACAGGTCACCGCAAGTGGTCTGATGAAGGAGCTCAGAATGCTAACGGTATCTACAAGCTCGGTAAACTTGGTGATATTGACGTATTCCGCACACCAATCGACGTTTGTCCAAACGACGAACTTACTTGTGTTTACAAGAACGAAGCTCTTCCTGAAGATGTTTACATCATGATCGGTACTCTTGTTCCACTTCATGTAACAGACAAGATTCAGTTGGCTAACCGTCAGACACAGTTTGGTGTTGCTTCTTACGGTGACATCCAGATCAACCAGAAGGCTTACGCTTCTACTCTTAAGATTCTTAACCTGTAGTCGTAAGCAGACTTTTTGTCTGACCTAAGAAGAGGGGATCCAGAAATGGGTCCCCTTTTTGTTTCCTCGAGGAATTATAATTCGTAGAGGTAAATATATGAATAAATACAGGTTTAATGACCACATATTTGTGGAGTTCGATCCTTTTCTTAATCGATTCTACCATTACAATACAAAAAGCCAGATTATAAAGATGGACAAAGTTTCTTCCTTAATATACGGATTTCTGAAGAAAACTTAGGAGAAAGAGAATTAGACAACTCTTTTTATACGGTCCGACAACAGATTCACAGCTTATTTGTAAAGTCGTCTAAACTCTAAAAGCTGAAAAAAGTTCTTTTGTTTGAAAACTTTTTAATGAAAGAAGGAATTATAATATATAGGAGGTTCCGTTTATGTACTCTTTAATAGAAATGTCTATGTTCCGCAAAGTAGATACTAAGTTGCCTGTTAATCTTTGGGTAGATGAAGACGGAGAAAGAAATCCTAGACATAATCTATCTAGATTAAAATTTCAGAACAATACTTCTGACAGATTTACAGGAAGAAAAGATTTAATTCCGATCTCTGTAGATGAAAATCCTAAAATTCTGTTAAAGAAGTTCGACCAAAAAATTACGGCTAAGGAGCTTCAGACGGTTCAAGACTTTATTTCTAAAAATAAAGAAATTATTTTAAAATACATGAATGACCCTCAATTCGGACAAGGGGATTTCCTTGCAGCCATGAAAACAGTATGACAGTATGAGCAGAAAATACAAAGATAAGAATCCTTTAATCATTAAATGGATGCTTCGTTACCTTTACAAAAGAGCAAATGAGCTCAATAAGTCTACTCATAAAAGATTTGCTAAGGAAGATATAAAGTCCCTTGCCTACTACTTTGGTTTGCATCATTTTCATTTAGATGATAGCGGTTAAGCAGAAGTTCAAGCCTTTCTTGCTAGGAGATCAAGTGTGGGAATTTGGTTTTCCTAACCATAGGGTTCATATTCAAGACATAGGTAAGAAAGGAAATATATTTCAGCTGGCTTGGGCTCTGTCCGGACCGTATCATTATTCAATTATCAAGCGTATTTAAAGTTCTACTCTTTAAAACTTCTCTCACCCTATTTAATTACTTAAATAAGTAAGGAGATTATTTTATATGATAGACTTAACTCTTGACTCTTTAACAGTTCCAGGAATTCCAGACTATACTCCCCCTTTCGGCACTCAAAAGGATCCTCTAGTTTCTCTTTCTACAGTAGAAACAAATAACAACATAATCAAGCCTTTTACAGCTCAGAGAGCAGTAGAGTTTTCTCATGATGAAACTCTTTCTCGTATTGAGCGAAATGCAGTTCTTGTTTTCACAGGTGACGCAGACGCTGTACTTGATATGTCCGATGTAACAGCCTTTAAGGGAAATGAAATCAAGATTGTAAACACCACCAGCCACGCTTTAACTGTTAAGTATCTTGAAGTAGGTGAAGTTTCTTATTCTACTATGAACTTAACAGAAAACTCTGTAACTCTTACAGCAGACTCTACCACTACTTATTCGGTAAAGGTTTCAGTAGAATCTGAAAGTATCACAACTCTCTGGTCAGGTACTAAAGAACAGTTTGATGCAATTCCTGTTAAGGACTCAAATACTCTTTACAACATTATAGATGACGTTGATGAAGAGCTTATTCAAGATGAAGAAACTTCTCCGCTGTCTACTTGGTCATCTCAAAAACTTGCAGGACTTGTTTATCCAGCTAATGACAGACTCTCATCTGGTAAGTTCTTGTACCCTGCTTGTCAGACACGTCCAAACGGAACCTACTACTCTTATAGAGGTTCAGAAGAAAATTGGGAATTAGCTGCAGCAGGGGATTCTACTTGGAAATCTCTCGTACTTAAAGCAGGTACTCCTATTCCTGTTTTTGAAAATAATGGAACTTGTCACATCTTCTACTCAGATGATGAAATTACAATTTCTGCAGCTAACTTAGTTAGCGGAGATGCTTTTGCAGCAGGTACTAGTTACTTTGTTTACTTAGTTTACATAGATCAGGATAACTGGCTGTTTAAGATTTCTACTTCTGATAAACAGACCTTTACTGGAGCCTTGGCTGCAAGAATTATAGGTGGATTTGATACACTTTGTGTTTCTGTTACTCCTGAGCAGGTTTACTCTACTACAGAAGTGCATCCATTCTCAGGAGCAGTGGCTGGCTACATTCATCCGTTCTCTGTATGGGATTTATGGCACAGACCTGTTTGTTGTCCAGAAGGTTTTGCTTACGCTCCTACTTTAGGAATTTGGGCTTCAATTTATTTAATGTCTAAAGACGCAACTTTAAACATTTGGACAACAGGAACTACTGCTTCTGGAAGTAAGTACCCTAATGACAGCTTTAAAATGGTTTCTAAAAATGGGGGAACTATTCTTGATGGAGCTTCTACTCCAGCTTTAGGCTGTCTTGACGGAGAGCAGCAGCTTCATTATCAAGGCATGAGACTTCCTACAATAGCCGAGTTTGGCGACTTAGCTAGGGGTGCTCCTCAGGGAGTAAATATTAAAGGTTCGATAGACCCTGTAACTACGAGTGGGCACTTGGCTACAAATGATAAGCGTATTATTTCTTACTGCGGTTTAGAGGATATCGTAGGTGTTTTGTGGCAGTGGTCTAGTGAAAGTAGCTACGATGCTTCTGGTTCTACTACTTGGTCCGACAACTTTAACGCTAACAAGCGTGATGTACTGGGTAAGTACTACTTCGGTGCGGGTAAACGTGCTCTCTTGGGTGGGGGTTGGGACGTTGGTGATGGCTGTGGCTCTCGTGGTTTGAGTTGGGGCAATTCTCCTTTGGATTTGTACAGCAGCCTTGGTTTCCGTGCTGTTTCCGAGTCAATGCACAAGTAAAACTAAGTGAGGGGAACTCAGGGGAATGCAAAATAGTGGGGAATGCGCAAAGCACAAGGCACAACTGCCCCGCAGGGGCAGATGTTCTTTGCGCTCCCCAATCCTTGTTAAAACAAAATTCTGTAAAAGGAGTGGATAAAAATAACGGCTGTTCTTAGGTATTAGCTGTTCGCTATGTGCGGTTCTTCGGTGTAGCTGCTAAAAATTCATTTTTGTGCCTTGTGCTCACTTGGGTGGGAATTGGAACGATGGTGATAACTGTGGATCTCGTGGTTTGAATTGGAACAATTCTCCTTTGAATTTGAACAACAACATTGGTTTCCGTGCTGTTTCCGAGTATCATAAGTTGAGGAGTAACTCTCACTCCGCTTTTAAACTTATAAGACTGACAGCTTGTACCTGCACGTTTCATAAAACGACAAATTTACAGTCGAGAGTGTTTTAAAGATAATTTAGTAGATAATGAATCGAAAAATCCTTTAAGAGTTTAGTTGAAGAACAGTCGTTATTTTTAGGCATTCTAATGAAAAGAAAAACTGGCTTTTGGGAAGAAATCTGTACACCTGAAAATATAGCCAAAGCCTACCACAAGTGTACTTTGGGCAAGGGTTTTTATAGAGAAATAAAAGAGATAGGTGAAAATCATGTTTACTATGAAGATGAAGTTTTAAGACTTCTTAAAAATGAAGAATACACTCCTAGCCCTTATAGAATAAAAGTCATACATGAACCAAAAGAGCGAACAATTTATGCAACTTCTGTTTTTCCAGATAGAATGGTACATCATGCAATTATGAATGTACTTGAGCCGTTTTGGGCTAAACTTATGCAGGACAATTCTTTTGCTTGTATAAAGGGAAGAGGAACTCAAGCAGCTCATGCCAAAATTGTTGAGTACATTCGTAAATACAAATGGTACGTTCAGCTAGATGCTCGTAAGTTTTATCCTTCATTAAATCATGAAAAGATGAAGGAAATAATTCGTAAAAAGATTAAAGATCCTCCTTTATTAAGAACTTTAGACAAAATTATAGACTCTATTAACAGTCCTACTAATATTCCTATAGGAAATTTTACTTCTCAGTGGTTAGGAAATCTTTATCTAAATGAGCTAGACCTCTGGATAGTGCATAAATGGCATCTTCATTTTGTTAGATTCTGCGATGATACTTATGTCTTTTCTAATGACAGAGAGTACTTAAAGAAATTTAGCAAAGAAATTCCCCTATTTATGAAGGAGGAACTCAAGTTAAATCTTTCCAAAAATCGATTAGCTTGTGTAAGAAGCTGCGTTCAGGCTTTAGGATATCGTTCTTTTGTAGACTTTAAAGGAAACTCTGTGACTACCTTAAAAAGACGCACAGCTAGAAATATTCAAAGGTTGTGTAGTTCTTTAATAGATAAAGGAGCACTTGAAAATACCGTTCAGTTTACAGATTACGAAATCTTCAAAATAGACCACTCACTTGCTTCTTATAAAGGAATTTTAGATTTTTGTAAAGCAACTAGATTCCGACAAAAGTATCATTTTGATGAACTTTATAAAACTTTTCATATATACGGAGCTGATATGTTGCTGCAGCTAGATAAAGTAGTTAAGCCTTATGACTCTAGAAAACATACCAGAATACAAGACATACTTGGAGTTCCTGTTCTCATAGTAGGAGCTTCAATAGGTAAAAATACTTTTTATGATGGTAAAACAACTAAGAATCCCGATGTAGCTATCTTTGATTTTGTTAAAGTAGAAGACGTTCAGGGAGATATTAATTGCCAGGAAGATGTAAGAAAATCTCATATAGAAAACTGTGTTTCATCAGCCTGGCTATAAAATCAATTCTGCTAAAACAGACATTGAAGAACTCAGTACAGAAGAAAAAGTTGCAGCTCATTTAATTTCTCAGCAGAGAGTAGATGTTGATTTAATTGAAAAAGATGAGCAGTACCTAAAAGACACTGACTGGTATGCAATTCGTGCTAAGGAAATCGGAAAAGATGTTCCAGCTGAAGTTCTTATAGAACGTCAGAGATGTCGTGATGAGATTTCTACTTTAAGAGAACGCAGCTATGATGAAGAAGGAAATCTTGTGGGGGTAGGTAAATGACTCAAGAGCAACAGAAATTTTATGACATAAAAACTTTCCGAGACTATGAAATAGTAGGAGAAGACATAGACTTTATAGTCTTGGTTAACCATGAAACAAAAGAGATTATTCTTCAGTACGAAGAATCTGATTCACATAAAGACTGGGAGCACAATTTTAGATTCTTACCCTGTACCCTTAAACTGGACAGCAAGAAAGTTTGGACAACTAAGGGCTACGCTTGTGCTTACACCTCTGCTAAAAATACTCCTATTGACAAATTTTGTGAAGCAGCTCATAAGTATCCTACTTACAAAAGAATTATTCGAGGTTGGTCTTTTGGTTCAGCTATGTCTGTTTTGTCTATGATTCATATTTATTCAAGACTTGGACAGCTAGATGAAGTTACAACCTATGGAAGTGTTGCTTGCCTCTTAAATCCTTTTGCAAAGAAAAAATATAGCAAATTTGCTAAAACTATTCGAAACTATTGTACTCCTAACGATTTTGTAACATATCAAGTTCCTTTTTACCATCACTTAAATAAGTGTAAAGTAGGAGAAAGATTTAATCTCTTTAAAATCTTTAAAACAGAATTTTATCATACTCACTATGAAGAGTATGACTACTCTAAGTTTGAATCCTGCTAGATTTTTTGTTTTATAAACCTATTTAAACTGTGAAGAAATTTCTCACGCTTTAGTAGAACAAATCTTTAATTAAGGAGATAAAACATGGATTCATGGCGTTTAAAAGTTCAATTGAACGACAAGTCAGCTTCAGTAGGTGCAGCAACAGCTACTGGAATGGGCGCAACTGTTCTTCCTTGTGGCAGAGGTAGAACAAAGCCTGTAAAAATTAATCGTGGTGAAACAGAACGTATTCGTCAGCTTTTCGGTGCAACTCGTTACGAAGTTCTCGAAGCTATTGCTTACAATACTAAGTACCCTCTTTGGATTTCTGCTCCAAACGTAGGTGGTGCTTCTGCTGGTTTACTTATCACAGAAAATGGTCTTAAGCCAGTCACTTTCGTTGGCGAAGATGAAAATGCAATCGACCTTGCAAATCTTCCAATGCAGGCAAAAGCCGGAGTAGGAAACGGAGTTACTGTTTCTTTCTCTGCAACTTTCTCTGCAGACGTTTTCCCAACTTTCTCAACAGGCGACACAGCTTCTTACATGCCAAAATGTTACTACGTTGTAAACGGAGTAGCTAAGGAACTTAGCGTTTCTTGGAATGCAAGTGACCATGCTTACAGCCTTTCTGCTGACGGAGTAACTGGAACTATAACTTCTGCAGAATCTGCTGTTTCTGTTTCTCTTACTTTTGAAACTGCTCCTGCTGATGGCGTGGCTGTTTCTATTCGTATGACAACAAACACAAAGGCTCTCACAAAGAAAGTTTACGGTCTTGTTGGTATGCGTTATGCTTGCGATGATTACATGGCTGCTGCAGTTTACAAGTCTGAAAACTCAGGAAACTTGGTTCTTGACCTTCAGCAGAAAAGAAAGGGTATCAATTACCCTATGACAAGCTATCCTAAAGAATTCTCTCTCAAAAAGGGAACAAAGAATGCTTCAGGTCTTATCATCTACGCTCCAACTCTTTTCAAAGATGATGATAACATCTTCGTAAAGGTTAATGAAAGCGAAGAAATGGTATGGGACACTTGGGCTGGAGACTCTAGTGACTTAGTAGACTTCAAGGGTGGCTACCGTGGTATTGAACCAGATGGCACTCTTCTTACCGAGGCATGGGACCAGTTTAAAGATATCAAAAAATATCCAACAGATATTTATTTTGATACAACTGCAAATGAAGCTGTTCCAACTGCCTTCTCTGCTTTGCGTGACGGCTTTGCAAAATACAAGACTTACTTGTATCCACAGGCTGTTTGCACAGCAGCAGACATGCTTTCAAAGATTCCTCTCTCTTTGAGCAACCGCGGTATCAAAACTTTCTGGGGAGCTGCTTATATTCAGAACCCTTATGAACCAACAGGCGACCTTATTTCTACTCTTATGGGTGAAGTTGCTGCTAAATATGCAGACGCTCTTGTTTACTCATACGGTGGACGTGCTTGTGCATGGGCTGATGAAAACCAGGTAGGTGGTCAGCTTTCTATGGGTCGTATCGTTGAGTTTGTCTACAACTGTACAGAAGACGAAGCAAAGGCTATGGATACAGGTCGTGTAAATCCTATCGGACCAAACGAACTTTTCGGACCTATCATTATGTCTCGTCGTTCAACAGACAAATCTGCTGGAAACTACTCTTACGCAGACTACTCTGCTATTGTTGACTACTGTGTTGAAAGAATCTACAACGAAGTTCTTCCATATCAGTTGATCAAGTTTAATGATGATGCTCACCGTGCTACAGTTCGTAACAAGGCTGACCTCATTCTTAAACCTCTCCTTGCAGCACCAAACAACGTTCTTCGTGAATACGCTATTAAGTGCGACAGCGAAAACAACGGTGATGATGTTCTTGCTCAGGAAGCATTTGTTCTTACTGTAGCTATTAAAGTTACACCTAAGTCAGAAACAATCCTGTTCAACTTCATCAATTCTGCAGCCGGAGCTTCTATAACAGAAGACGTAGCTTAATAAAGGCAAACAAGTAATTCTCTAATTTAGTCCCCCTATTTTCATAGGGGGATTTTTAATGGACAAAGTTTGCGGAATCTACCAAATAAGAAATGAAATAAACGGAAAAATCTACATAGGTAAATCTGTAAATATTTTTAGTCGTTGGCAGCGTCATAGAGAGAACTCTAAAAACGAACAAGAGACTGCTTACTTGTATACTGCTATTAGAAAATACGGAATAGAAAATTTTTCGTTTCTATATTAGAAGAAATCCCTGAAAGTAAACTGAATGAAAGAGAAAAATTTTGGATTAAGGAAAAAGAAAGTTTTTATACCTCTGGAAAAGGGTATAATTGTACACAAGGTGGAGATGGAGGTAAGCTAGGAGAATTTTCTCTAAAGAAGATGTCTTCTACTTTAAAGAGTCGTTACTGTAACGGAGAACTTTCTGCGTGGAACAAAGGAAAACAAGGATGTTTTTCTGAACAAGCTCTTAAACAGATGTCAGAAAAACGGCTAGGGAGTTCTCTTTCGGAAGAAACTAAATCTAAAATTGTTTTGTCTAACACGGTGACAGCTCATGGACAGGAGAGAACTTTTCAGGCTGTGAAGCTCATAGAAATAAAAACGGGGAAAGAAACTTATCATGAAAATGTCTATTGGCTTTCTAAGTGGCTTACAGGCAGTGCCTCTTACTTTAAAGAAAGTCTTTGGGATTGGCTAGAAGGGAATGTTTCCGTTCCTGAAAAGTTCAGCAAACTAGGAATTCTTACTAAACTTTATAAAATAGAAAAAGTTTCTAGTGAAGAATTCGACTTACATAAAAATGATCTACTAAGTGAACCTCCAGACTTAAGTAGAACTTCTTGGGAAAAGCAGTTTACAGGAATCAACTACGTAAAAGGGCTTGAATGCTTAAAATGCTGTAGAAAATTTCCTTCTAAGATGTATTTACATAATCATCTATCTAGGACTCATAAGTGGACAGAGAATGAGTTTTTAGTTCTTAAGAAAGAAGAAGGGTCTATTAAAACTTCAAAATGTAGATACTGCGGAAAAGAGCTTTCTACTTCTCAGATTTTACTAAATAGAGAATTCTGCTCTACAGTCTGTGTTTCTAGAGCGTATAAATAATTCACTATTTTATGTAGTGGGGGATTTTTGTTTTTATGATAGTAAAAATTCTACAGTATTTAGGTCTTGGCATTTTTAGCATTATTCTTATTTTCGGAGCAGTAGGAGCTGTTTGGTTGAATTTATTTGAAAAAGACTCCCCTCCTGAAGACAATCCGGAATTATAAAAGGTGGAAAGATTTTTTTTTAATCTTTAATTTTTATACAAATGAGGTACTCATCATGAAAGTAAAACCTATTGGTGCTCGTGTTCTCATCGAGGAAATTAAACCCGAAGAGACAACAAAGTCTGGAATTCTTCTTCCAGCTAATCCTAAAGAAAAAACACAGATGGCTGTTGTTCTTGAAGTAGGGGAAGGAACAGAAGAAACAAAGGTTACTGTAGCTAAGGGAGATAAAGTAATCTTCTCTCAGTATGCGGGAACTATCATAAAAGCCAACGACACAGAATGCCGTTTGGTAGACATGAACGATATTTTGGCTAAAGTAGAAGACTAAAGCCGAAATTCTCCCTATTTGAGTTATACAACTTTCTTAGGGAGAATTTTTATGATAAGATTTAATGAATCTCGTTCTTTAGTTCCTGTTAAGTGCTATTACAACGTAGACATGGACTGCTACGTGTTTAAGTTTAACGGAAAAACTATATCACTAAAGAACGTTTCTGACGAAGAATTAGCTAGAGCTTTTCGTAAATGTCAGATGAAAGACGAAGAAACAGAACCTCGATCAGAACGAGGTAAAACCTATATGGGAATGGTGCAGTCTATTAAAAACGGAACTGACCACATAAATTATGTTTGGAGTAACTTCACAGAAGCTCTGCTTAATGAATTGCAGTCTCTTGTGAAGCCTTACTAAAAGGGGCTTAAAATTGAACTCTCAAAGATTTGCGAATGACAGAACTTTTTCTGTTCTTCTTGAAAACGGAAATACTATCCAGGGAAAATACATTGAAATTCCTCATGGCAGCTTTTGCACTAAGAAGATTTTCTTTAAAACTCCAGACGGAAGAAAAGAATTCTGTGTAAAGAACTTGTCAGCTAACCTTAAAAAGCCAGGATGGGAAATAACTCTCAAAATAGAAATCAACGATTACTTAAATTTCCTTCTGGAACAATCTAAGTTAGAATTTCCTGAGTGGATTAAAAACAACGGTAAATACTCCTTCGAAAAAGAGGAAGCAGCTTACTCAATTGAAGAAATTGCTCAGGAATGGAAAAGCATGAAGAATCTATTCGGTGGTTTCAGAATGGCAGGAGACTGTGGTTTCTTCTCTTCAAGAAAACCTTTCGATGCTTATGTAAACAAGATTGTTGAAATTCGGGAGATGTAAATGACTTCATACGCAGAAGAATACGAAAAAGCAAGAACTACTCGGTCTAATGCAGTCATGTCTCTAAGGTCTGTAAGAAATCTTAAGATTGAAACAGAAACTAGACGAGATGACTTACACCCTATTCTGTTCGGAAACGGAACTGATCAGGGAATTCTGAAAGTTGTTGCTCTTTATCTAGAACAGGCTCGATTAACTGCAGGAAGAAAAACTTCTACTCCTGATTTTAGTGGAGACTGGTCTACTCAGTATAAGAAAAATCTTTCTCTCTGCGTTACGGGTTCCGGAGACGGAGCCGACGGTCTTTATCCTCCTGAACTGAAAGAAGGACAGCCTACTGAAAAAGCTCAGAAAGACTTCAACGTAAACTCTAAATGGCTTAATTCTTTTTCATTAGAGTCTACGGGATCTCCTTCAGGCACTGGTGTTCGCCAGTTTTGTGAAGACCTTATCGCAGCTATCGGAACGGTTGCTTCCTCTAACGGAAATATGCGAGGTCCTTATCTTACTCAGGAGCTTGCTAAAGCACAAGCAGATAAGGATAAAGGCTCGGGCTACTTAGGAAAGCGAACTGAAAATAGTGAAGTTTATATGCAAGGAGAGGGAGTCTGGTATATAGGTCAGAACGGAATTGACACTCCAGACGACTACTCGTTTAAGTCTGATCTGTTAGGAAAGATTAATGCTTTACTAAACGGCTTTTCTGCTTATAAGACTTGTTTAAATGACACTGTAAACGCAATCAACAATAAAGGAGCAATCCTTGAAGAATTCCAGATAGACCTTCCTGGAGACATAAGTCGATTAAACGACTGCTTAACAAAAGTTGGAGCTGATACTACTAAGATAGAATCTTATCGCTCTTACTTTAATTCAATAAGCTCGGGTACTTCTTCAAACAGAGCTTCTATTAACTCTAAACTTCAGGACTTGGTTGCTGACTGTAATACTTTAATCTCAGACTACAATGCTTTGTCTGATCAGAGCTCTTCACAGCTTGGAACTCCGGATTCAGGAACTCGTAAAGGTCTTGTCTACTGGGTGCAGGAGCTTGTCAAAAAGCCTGACGGACCGTATACAGTTCTTGAGGGACTTCCTCAGATCTATGAAGATGCTGTTAAGGGTCTTGCTAATGCAGATAAAAGCGTAAAGGCTTTTTCTGATGATGTTAATACTTGGCTCTCTGTTCCCGAGATTCAAGGTGTCTTTAATCAAGCAGTTCTTAATCTGGACAAGTCTATCAAAAGATGGGAAACTCATGTAGTGTGGAAAAACGTGCTTCCAGCCAATAAATACAAACTCATACGTAAGACAGTTACTTCTTTTGCAGATCTGACTAACGACGCTTGGCTAACTGCAGGAGCTGAAACAATTACGGGGCTGAATGAAAACGGATTTTTACTTACAGAGAAAGTTATTGAACCTCCTACAGAAAATACATTCTTCCGAGTATTTGCTTGCGATGAAGAAGGAGATTCACCTATTCTTCGAGCCGATACGTTTAATTCCTATTCAGCTCAGTCTGACATAGTGTCTAAGAGCATTCCGTTCACACCTCTTCCTCTTTTGGAAGGATGCTCATGCATTCGTCTTACGTCAGACACTGTTACCTTAAACGAGTCAGACTTTGTTGTCTTAAATAACGGAGTATTAGCTCAAGTAGTAGCTGTTTCAGAGCAGGACATAAAACTTGATTTAGACTACGGGGAAATAAATTCTTTAAAGAAGCTGTTTGGCTTCTACTTTGCGACGGAATTATAATAAGTGACACACTTTGAACTTTGTAAAATAACTGCGCAGCGTTTCGCTAATGACAAGACTATGGCTTTATTTGAGGTTACAATGCTTGGAATTGAAAAGCCAGATGTTCTTGTATTTGACTCTTCAGCTCATACAGATTTGTATGAAATAAAAATGAGCCGTTCAGACTTTCTTGCAGACAAGTACAAGAAAGCCCGTAAAAAGCCACAGTTTGGAGATAAGCGATATTACGTTTGTTTCGGTGAGTTTATAAAACCAGAAGAACTTCCTGAAGGATGGGGACTCTACTACTACAAGAATGATAAGTTCTACAAAATAAAAGAGTCACGCTATTTTAATCAAGGATCAGCTGCTTCTGCAATTTATAAGCATACAGTTGAGCTTTTAACAAACCATATAGTTTGTGAAAAGCAGAACATAGTATTTGCTAAGCGTGTTCTTGAAAACAGGGAACGCTACAAAAAGAAGAAAGACAACTAGTCTATAAAAGTTGGAGGATAAGACATGACAAAAGAAAATGAAGCTCTCATAGACGAGTATATCGCCTTTGTTCAGTCTACTTCTAAGAAGTATGAACAGATCGGAGAAATCGCTACTGGGAATGAAGTAACTCCTGGCAGAGTTAACTACGCTTTAAGTATGTACTACGATACTTGTCGTATGCTGAATGAAGAATACCAGAGAGTAAAAGTAGAAAAAGCTGCCCTTGAACTGGAGTATGAAGACCTTTATGCTCAATGGTTCCATGAAGCAAAAGAACTTCTCATGGCAGAAAATACTGGAAAATCTACAAAGCCTGCTCTTAAAGAAATTGAGCAGCAAGTTAAGGTTACTCACAAGATGGACTACTTTGCTTGGCAGAGAAAACTTCTGCAAGCAGAAATGAAATGCGATCACTACATTCGCATGAGAGAAACACTTAATAAGTTTGACAACGTTTTAACCAACTTGGCAGTAAATCTTCGTTCAGAACTTCGTGCTCTTAATATTGAAGATCGTGCTAACGCAAGACAGAAATATGCACCAATACGGTAAGGAGAGTAAATACCATGGGAGATTTTAGTAGAAAAGTTAGCTTCAAAGTGGGAAGCGTAATTCGTCATTTTAAACGTGAGACAGTAGACTTAAAGCAGTTCCCTAACGCTTATCTCTATAGAATAATTGCGTTCGCTAAGCATTCAGAAACAGGGGAACATTTGGTTGTTTATGAATCTCTTTATTCCTCTAAAGGAATCCCTGGAACTAAGCAGGAGATTCCGGAAGGCTGTGTCTGTGCTCGTCCTACAGAAATGTTCTTTTCTGAAGTGGACAAAGAAAAGTATCCAGACATTAAGCAGCGTTACCGTTTTGAACTAGCTAACGATGAATATCAGGAGCCAGAAGTCCATACATCAGAAATCTCAGACTTCTATTTTCGGTTGTTCAAAGAACAGGAGAAACGTAATGCCAAATAGCTTGCTTGTGATCATCCTGAGCTTACAGGGGAGCTCACTCTTAATAGACATCCTTCTTGTTTGTCTTTTAATGAAAACCCGTGATGAAGTTGCTAAATACGTTCACTACGTAGAGAAGTTTGAAAGCGAAAAGCCTGTAGAGATTCGTTACCTTGTAGTAGCATCTTCATATCGGGAGTGTGAACGAAAGTGGGAAAATGATAAAAGGAGTAGAGGGCTGCCTAAGACAGCTGCAAAGTTCATTACTTTAGACAACTGCCCTTCGGCTCTCAAGCCTTACTGGAACGATGTTCACTTCAATAGAACAAAGCTGATCGGAATTACCTTACGGGAGTTTGATAAACTTTACTACGGTTTCTAGCCTATTTGGTTACTATGCCGACAGAAAATAATAATTTCCCTATCTATTACAAAGACGACAAAGGTAATCTGCTCTTCACTCTTCCTAGCTCTTCCGGAGTTCCAAGAGTCGGAGAGTCAGTTACAACTCTTGTCTGGAAATCGAAAATAAACGAAGGAAAGCCTACTTGGGTGACCTACTATGTGCACGCAGTAGATACTGAAGTAGGCTTTATTCAAGACGATCCTAACCAATTCTTCATCTCAAAAACAGTTACTGTCTCAAAACAAGCGTCAGGAATTGGCGATAAAAATTAAACCTTTTTCTACCTCCTCGGAATTATAATATATAGGAGGTAGCTATGGTTCAGTTAAAAGAATCCTCAGTTACAAAAGAATTGTTTTCTAAATACGTTGAAATTCAGCGTGAAGGAAAATACAACATGGTTATGGACGCTAAAAAGGTTATAGCGATCCTTGGTTGCACTGCTGAGCAGTACAAAGAAATCCTTAACAATTATTCTTCACTGTCTAAACAGTTTGGAATCTCTATGTAAGAGGCAAGCGAACGGACTTTCCTCACAGCTTCCGAAAAATTCCTATTTTATAGAGGATAATAAACCACTATGGTTCAAATCAAATCGGGCAATCTGCTCAAATCGAATACAGAAGTTATCGGACACCAGACAAACTGCAAAGGAATTGCAGGAGGTCTTGCGGGTCTTATTTTTAAGACTTTTCCAGAATGCTGGACACCTTATCTTCAGTGTTGTAAAGTAAACAGACCTTTGGGAAAAACTCAGTTACTTAAATGCAATGATGGAAGAATTCTGGCAAATATTTTCGGTCAGTATGAAGCAGGAGCTGCAACTAACTACCGTTGTATTCTTTCTGGGTTGAAAGACTTAAGAAAACAGATGGAATCTCTTCACCTTAAGAGCCTTTCACTTCCTTATGGAATGGGAGCAGGAATCGGGGGAGGAGACTGGAATACGGTTTATGGTTTAATAGAACAGGTCTTTGGACTTTCTTCTATTGAAGTAACACTTTGTAAGTTGGAGAACTAGAAGATGGAAAACACTGAACGCATACGGGAACTTGAAGATCTTATCAAGCAGCATCAGGACAACTATTACAAAGGCGAGGCAACTATCTCAGACGCTGAGTTTGATAATCTCTGGGATGAACTTAAAAGCCTTGACCCTAATAATGAACTTTTTGAAAAAGTGGGTGACGACTCTTTGGATGGATTCCCAAAGATGCAGCACATAATTCCTATGGGAAGCCAGCAGAAAGCCAACTCAGCAGAAGAAGTCGAAAAATGGCTTACCCAGTTTAAGCCTACTGAACAGATCTTAGTTCAGTCTAAGCTGGATGGATGTTCTATTGAACTTTACTACAAGCACGGAGTTTTCTCCGCAGGAGTAACTCGTGGAGATGGAGTAGTAGGCGATGACATCACAGAAAATGTAGCTAAGATGCAAGGCTGTATCAAAAAGCTGAATGACAACTTTACAGGCTCGGTACGGGGCGAAGTTCTTATGTTCCATGAAGAAAAGAATAAATTCTTTCCTCAGATGGCTAATTGTCGTAACGCTGCTTCCGGAGTTATGAAACGCAAAAACGGAGAAGGCTGCGAACTGCTCCACATTGTTACCTACGATGTGATGTATGAAGATGACAATAAGACTTTTGACAGAGAAAGCCAGAAAATATCTTGGCTTGGAGGTCAGGGCTTTGAAACAGTAGATACTACAGGATTCGGAGTAAAGTCAACTCCAGAAGCTTCTGCTAAAGAGCTGACTGAAATCATGCTTCGTGTAAACGGTCACCGTTCAGAACTTCCTTATGACTTGGATGGAATTGTTCTTAAAAAGAATGCATGTGACAACGCTGATCTAAGAAATCTTTTGCCGGAAACTCAGATAGCATACAAGTTCCCGAGAGAAGAACTTGTTTCTACGCTTGTAGGAATTCAGTGGTCTCTGACAAATGGAACTTTCACTCCTATCGGATTGCTTGATCCTCCTCTTCATCTTTGTGGAACAACTGTTAAACAGGCTTCATTGTGCAACATCGGCTTAATCGAAAAAGGTGGTTTCAAGATCGGATGTAAAGTATCTGTTACAAAGCGTGGAGAAATTATTCCTAAGATTGAAAAGGTCTATCAGCATATGTCAGGAGAGACAGAAATCTTCGTTCCTGAAAAATGCCCAGAGTGTGGAAATAAACTTTACACAAATGCGGACCGCACTAAGACACAGTGTCTAAATCCTTTCTGTTCTTCTATCAAAGTTGGAAAGATGAATAAGTGGGTAAACATCTTCGGAATAAAAGAACTTGCTCCTACAACTTTGGGCAAGCTGCTTGATGCAGGAATTGTCGATGGAACAATTTCTTCTCTTTACAAAATAAATTACGGGGCTATTGAAAAGCTGGAAGGGTTCGGAGCAAAATCTGCAGAAGGAATTAAGCGTAATCTGTCTTCTGTAAAGGAAGTGGACTTGGCGGACTTCATTGCAGGATTCAATATTCCTTCTATTGGTCCTAGTATCGCTAAGAAGATTATTTCCGGAACCAAGAAGACTTCTATCAAAGACCTTTCTACTTTAACAGAAAAAGACTGCATCTGTCCAGGTGTAGGAGAAGAATTTGCAAAGAAGTTTGTAGAAGGACTCAGAACTAACTTGGATGACATGAGAGAAACACTTTCCTACATTTCCGTAAAGAATGCCTCAGAAGGAATCCTCGAGGGAATGAGCGTATGTTTCACAGGGTCTTTGAAGACAATGAAGCGAATTGAAGCAGCTGCTCTTGTAAAAAATAACGGGGGAACTGTTAAGGACGATGTAGTTAAGGGTCTTACTTACCTTGTTACAAACGATCCAAACTCAGGATCTTCTAAGAATAAGAAAGCTCAGGAACAGGGAACAAAGGTTATCACAGAAGAAGAGTTTTTGAGCCTTGTAAAAGGAACTAAGCAGGAGCCGGAAAAAGTAGTTAAAGAATCGGAAGACCTTTTTTAGTTTGAGGTTAGAAAATCTAATGGAAGGAAAAAGAACGCTTCACGAGATGGAAGCAGCTACAGGGATTTCTAGAAATGCTCTTGACAAAAGGATAAAGCGTCTCGGGATAGTCCCTGTAGATAAGATTGGAATAACAAATCTGTATTCTGAAGAAGACTATCAGAAAGTCATTACCTATGTTCCTAAGGGAGCACACGGTGGAAAGTCTCCTGGAAAGATAACTCAGTTTTACAGAGTATCCGTTCAATCAGAAGACGATTATCTTTTCTACGTAAAACACGTAGGTTTGTCTAAAAATAAGGCTATGAAAAAAGTAGAGGAATACGCAGAACAAGGGCTTATAGCTCGAGCAATTCCTTGCTAAAAGTTGGAGGATAAAATGAAAGGACAGAGACATCCTAAGGTTTGTGTTAAACTTACTGTGGCAGAAATTCAGGCAATTCAGGAACAGATGGATAAGCCTGATCTCTGGGAAAAACCTACTCGCTCTCCTGTGCGTAGAGCTTATGCGGAACTGAGTGAATGCTTGACTGTTTTTCATGGAGGAAAACGAACTATCCATGAAACGGATGATGATGCGGGAGAAGACTTTTAAGCCTGAGCTTCTGTATTTTCGGGGGGGGTTACTGATAGCGTAAACACCTATTTACTGCATGTCAGATAGCGATAAAGTTGTTCACTTACAAGATGAACAAGATCAAATACTTCACAAGTTCATCGAAACTCACGACCCTAAACTAATCCGTCAAGCAATGGAGATTCAAATAAAAATAGAAACTCTACTGGCATTTATTTTCGGTTAAAAAAGGAGACCTCGAAGGTCTCCTCTTTTCATTTCTACTCTCTTTCTGATTAGAAAAGTGGGAGCATTTTTACGTAGCTCCAAGTAACAGTACAAGACAAAGGGTCACCAGAGTTAACGTCATAGTCAAATCCCGAAAGTTCTTTGATGTAAGCCTTTTCGAATTTGAATCCTTCGTTAGTAGTAACACCGTTTGAATCAACTGTTCGAACCTGAATGTCTGTACGAATGTTAGAAGTTCCTGAAACAGCTCCAACATCTTCTGCCATAGCACCAGTGTCTGAATTGCATTCATACTGCCACCAAGCCAAGAGAGATTTGTAAACTGTATAGTATTTGTCAACACGGAACTGACAAGTAAACTGCTTTGGAGTTTCATCTTTTCCGTTTGGCTTAGGGAACTGCTGTGTCTTCCATGCAACCATGTATTCGCCCATTGCGAATCCAGGAACAGAAATGTTAGTAGTACGATACTTAAGGTTGTCTTTCAAGTCACCGAAGAGAGAAAATGCTCCAACTTCGATTTCTGCCATATTTCCTAAAGCATCGTCGCCCATTGCATAAACGCTATCAATTGACATAGTGTATCTCCTTACTAGTAAGATTTCTTTAAAGATAATTAAATAGGCTTCCGATTTAGAGGGACTAAGTCTTTTTCAAATTTCCAGCAGCCCGAATTATAAATAGCATAAATTCCATGGTCTTGACAGATTTGAACTTCGGTCATTGAATTATATTCCGATTTCCATTCCCACAAGTCTTTTAATTTTTGTTTCATAAAGTTTTGTCTATTAAGAAGTCGAGTACAGTCTGTGTAGAATAATTGATTAGAGTACTCTAAAGTTTTATTCCATCCCGTTTTAGCGTAAACAGTTTCCTGCCAAACAGGACAAATATCTCTCATGGCAAAAGATACTGCATGCAAGTACTTTGTATTATGTCTTTCAAAATAAGACCAGAGCTTACTAAATCCTCCTATAACTTGAGTAAATTGCTGAGTTGCAAATCTAGAAAGCTCTACTGTTCCTGGGTGAAAGGTTCTAAAAGACATACAAGATATTAAAGTATCTCCTTCAAAAAGTCCATAATGAAATGAGCTTACTCCAACAGAGCCTTGAATATGATTTTTATTATAAAAACTATTAGCTTCTAGTGTAGAAACAGACTTTACAGTAAGATTTCGAGCATAAAGTTTCTTACACTTTCCTAGTTTAGAAGCTACAACACTTTTAAGCAAGGAAAGATCTTCTCTCGACCATAAGTGATAAAGTTTAATCCCTGAGTTTAAAGCCTTGACAGATTTTTCATGATGATAAAGAGGATTTACTTTACAGGCTGTAGAATGAAAATAAAGACCGTTATATTCAAATCCTACTTTTAGTTCAGGAATAAAGATATCTATTTCTTGAGTTCCCGTTCCCCAGTCAACAAATCCTGAAATCGGTTTAAACCCTAAAGATGATATATAGTTAAAAATTTCTTTTTCTTCTTTAGACTGAGATCCAATATTAGGATGAATAGTTCCATATTTTTCGAAACAGGTCTGAGACATTTGTTTTCGAATTTCTGGACTTTGAGCTGGCCAAGGTGCTCCATTATTTTTCAAGCAAGAATCACTCATTCGTTGTTTAAGCTGCTCTGACTGCATAGCCCAAGGAGAACCATATTTTTCTATCATCGTTTTCTGAAATCGAGACTTAATTTCGTCGGATTTCATTACATTGTCTACCCCGTATTTTTCTTTAATGACTTTACGGGCTTTTTCTCTTATTTGAGGGTCTTTAAAAGGAGATTCTTTTCCTTGTCCTCCCTTTATAGAACCTTCTTTAAATTCTTTTTCATGTTCTATTCTAACGGAGCACTCTTTATTTAGAGGAGAAGAAGTTCCATACTTCTTTAAACAAGTTGCCTTAGCTTTTGCGACAATCTTAGGAGAACGCATAGGGTATTCTACTCCGTAAAGTCTTAAAGCAGTATGTTTTTGAAGACATTTTGCACAGTAAGACTCATCTACATTTTCTTTTTGACGAGCTTGAGCTGCTTGCCACTTTATAATAAAGATTTTTCCGCATACAGGACAAGTAACTTCATGAGGAGTAAAAGTTCTCTCTGAAATATAATAAGAGCAAACTTTATGGATTTTTCCACAAATAGAACATTCAACTATTTTTTCAGACATAGCAAATACCTCTTTTATTTGATGTGTTTAGAAAGCCTTTCTTGTTGGTAGCAGGAAAGGCTTTTGTTTTTAAAGATAATTAAATAGGCTTCCAGAAGCCCTTAATCTGTTTTTTCTTCCGCAGCTTTCTTATCAACAAGAATCGTAAAGTTGCAATGAAATTCTGTTGAAGAGAACTGAAGAGGAGGAAAAGTTGCATAAACGAGCAGATCTCCTTTCGTATTGAAGAATCCAAGTTCTGTAATCTCAATAGAGTTCAAGACGAAGAAGTAAGAAGCATAAAGAATATCTTCTGCTTCTGGCTTCCAAGAAACATGGTATGAATACTTGTTTTCTATAGAAGAATCTTTTGAAAGAGTTTGCGTGAATCGAATCTGAATTTCTCCAGACTCGTAGTTAATCTCTGATGCAACAATTACGGGGCTGCTCTGGAAATGTCCCTCTCCGTCATCAGCTACTGTGTAAGTCTTCTTAGAAGATCCTTCTCCCATTGTAAACGTAATCTTTACAGAGCCTGGAGTCAGGTCAGTTTCATCTTTGTCTACGACATAAGCCCAGAGTCCAGGGTCTTCTTCAGAAAAAGCGTCTGAAACAACGTAAGAGGTATCGTACTCAAAGTCTGTATCAAGAGTGCAGTTTCCTGTTTCATAGTCAATAGAACCAAGCATCTTATTAGACTTGAAGATACCTTTTTTATCATCAAGAACGTAAAGAGGATCTGCAAGCCCGTGCTGCTTTATAGACAAGCAGACGTTCCCTTTACGTATAGGAGCCAGAGGTAAAGTAAAATTAAAATGAGTTTCTGAACCAGAAAAGTCATCTTTAATCTTAAGCTGACGAATTTCCTGTCCGATGTATTCTCCTGTAGCTCCTACGTAGCTTTCGTTTTCGTAAGTATCTGAAGAATTTACAGACATAACAGCTACAGTAGATTCAAGGTCAGTAGGGAAAGGTATGTCTGGATTCTGAACAGAAGGAAGAATTTTCGACCCTATTCCGAACCTTGCTTCCGTAATATCGTACTGACTAGAAATGTAATCAAGCAAGTTCGGACTAGCAACTACGTTTGTCTTAAGAGAAGGAACGGAAAATTCTTGATCAGGGAACAGAAAATTAATCTTTCCCGACAAGTCTGTTTGGATAGAAAGCTGGGAGCCGATATGAGGAACTTCTTTACAGCGTCTTCCCCAGTTAATGTTTTCTGACAAGAACAAAAGATACTCATCAGTCATAAGGTAGTCTTTATTATTTTTACGAATTATTCTATCGATAAAGTATTCAAGACCTATATGGTTTGAAGAAATCTTAGAATTACTTGTATCGAGCTTAAAGGCAGGAGAATCATCCAAAATAAATCCAGAGTCCAAAGTAAGGAAGTCTTTTACTACGCCCGAGAAGTCATTCTTAGACTTAAACAGAAAAGGAAGATTCTTATCTGTGGAAGCTGCTGAGTCACAAGGGTCTTTCATACTTCTCTGCAGGTAGTTTGATGCAGAAGAGTATGTGTAAATAAACATCTGACCGATTCTGTCGATAGACAAAAAGAAAGACTTATACAAGGTAGGAGTGCCTTTGTAGAACAGTTTAAATCCAATGTTATTTACTTCTTGTCTTAAAAAGTCAAGATCATCTCGAACAACGGTTGAGAAAGGAACTCCGAAGTTTTCTGATATCTGGATTAGTCGTTCTTTTTCCATTTTCTCAGGGTCATAGAAAGAAGTTTTCTGCTGATACATCTGATCTCGGAAAAGACTAATTTCTTCCGCAATAGCTTCAAGAAAAGTCTGGTATATAGTTCCCTTAAGAACAGGAGGAATTCGTTTTTCTGTGTAAAGGTCGTCACTCATTAAGCAACCCCCATAATATGAGTAGTGATCTTGTCTTTGTAGAAAGCAAACAACTGCTGTCTGTATTTCAAAATAAGGTCGCCTTCTTCAGAATCCTGCTGACCGAATTCAATCTTTATCTGATAGTTAGAGAAAGGCTGTGACAAGCCATAGGAAACAAGAATGTTTCCAATTGAACCATCGCTATATGAGATAGAAGCAGAATTCAGGTCATAGTTACCCTTTGAAGGATCACTAGGATCGATTTCATCTCCAAGGATTAAGCCGTAGCCATTATCATGTCCCAGAGCTTTCCAGTCTTCATCCTGAGAAGCATCTCTAATAAAGAGCTTAACAGTTCCTGGAGCGATATTAGACAAGTTAAGATTTGCGGTTAACATGTAAGCAGAAGAGAAATTATAAAATTCTGTAAATGAGAGAGAAGTCTTATGATGGTCAACTCCCTCAGCAGCATCTATTGTTCTGTAGTAGTCTGAGAAGTAAAGATTCTTTTTGTAGGCAGAACCTGTCAGAGCATACTCTTCTGCTAGAGCTTTGTGAATATTTCCCACAACCTGTTCTGAAGAATATTTTGTGTTAGAAATATAGACTTCAGAATTAAAGGTTACATAAACTATCTGAGTATCAATAAACTGAAGAATGTCTGTAGTTCCTTTCTTGTCATTAAGAGCTTCACGAATAAGAGTTTTAGAGGTTTCAGACAAAGGAAGCCCCGTACCTGTTTCTGAGTCGATTGTAATTCCTGTTATGTAAATCAGGTTTTCAGAAGATTCTACATAAGTTCCAGGTCTGTTTCCAGCGTCTTCGTTAATCTCTTTTTCTCCCCATACTTGAACTTTATCTACTAAGTTTGTCTGCTTAATTAAAGTAGCATAGTCAGAAGAAGAAATAGCACGGTTACCTGTCTGAAAAGAAAGAGGTGCAGATGAACGGATGTCATTGATACTTTCATATCCTGATCCACCTACAAGAGCGTCTAAGTTAGTACAATAGAAAGTAACTTCTGTTCCAGATTCATCTTTAATCTTTGTATCAGCAGAAGTTATGATTCCACTAGAAAGAACATTGCTGTTAGCTCCAGCTGTCTGTAGGTATTCAAAGGTCACAGTGTCTCCGTATTCAAGTTTTCTACCAAATACTCCGTTACCGAATGATATTTCAACTCCAGAAAAATCTGGCAAAGTTTTCAAAGTGTAGAAAAGGTCTTCATTAGAAGAAGCCAGACGAATCGAATCTACTTCAGTCCAAACAGTTCCGTTTACTTTTACAGAGTATAGAGTGTTTTCAATGTCTGAGTCTTTTATAGTTACTGTAGCGTATTTAAGCTCAGGATAAGCAGTTGAAGTAATTTCGACTGAGCGTTCAATCTTTTCTCCCTGAATTACAGTTACATCTACATAGTTTGCATTTGCAGCGAGATAAGTGCTTTCTTTAGTAAGGAAAGAAAGTCCGCCACCTGAAACCTGAAAAAACTTAGGGATGTTTATATTAGTTCCCCAAGAACCGTCAAAACTAGAAGAAGTAGACAAACGAACCTGACCTGTAGCTCCAACTTTTCTGTGAGGTTTGTAAGCGTAGAAGCCTACCTGCTTCATAATAGAACCGTAACCCTGAGCTGTTTCCCAGACTGCTTCACGGGTAAGAAATTCATCATAAAGAGCTGCGTCCGCAAATTCTTCAGCAGCTGCTTCAAGGAAAGCCGAGTTAGTAGAGAAAAGCAGAATCTGTTCCCCTCCAAGTCGAGCAAGAACTCTTGCCTTAAGTCTTTCCAGAACGGAATTATAGTCGAATTTAATAACTGCCATATAAAACCTCTACCTGTGCAGATGTTTTACAGTTACATCGGAGTATACAGATGAACGGAATGCAGGACATCTTCCTTCTACGTGAACGTAGTAACAACTATTTTCGTAGTCAGGAGTAACCTTACATCTAGTTACTTCAATAGAGGGCTGAAAGTCTGTTCTCAGTCCTATCTTGATATTCTTTTCCATTTCAACGGCACGGTCTTCTGACATTGGCTTCATAAGAGAACCGACAATCCATCCTCCTTTATTGGGACGGTAGAGTCTTTCCCCTCTGAATGAACATAGCCAGAGCTTGATTGCATTAGAGAGAGCTTCTTGATCTGTTAAAACGGGAATGTTACCTTGTTGGTTTGAAGTTCCTGTAAGGTCATAATCTACATATACTGCCATAAAGAAATAGGCTAAATAAGGTGATTCTCCAAACAGAAATTTTCAACTTTAAGAAAAGAAGATTTTGAGAACGTGTATTCTTTTGTACCAATCATAAACTGGAATTCATCTTTTTCATCAAAGTCATCTGGCTGAATAACAATTGACTGAGCTCCCTCTTCATCTTCAAACTGGATCTCCCAGTGATTATTTACTCTTACAAGAGAGTAATCTCCGAAGTCAAACTCCTGAGTAAATACTCTCTCAATGATTGCTTCTTTATCTAAGACGTCTGAATAGTTTTCCATCTATTTTGCTCCCTTAGTGTAAAATTCCCCTTTCCATAAGGTACTGAACTACGGCTAAGAAGTGCTTTGGAGCAAAAACAATTCTGTTAGGATTAACCTTTACAGGAGCACCTTTTGCATAGTTCTTACCGAAAAGAATTCCTTCCTGCTGCCACACCCAAGAACATCTAAACCAGAAGTCTGCGTTAATTCCTTTCTGGTAGTTAGTTCCTTCTTTGACTTTTCCGTTAGGTAAACGAATAGGGGAACCTCTTTTTGAAAAATCCCAAGCTCCTATTGAACCTACTCTGCCCTTAAACGGAACGTCTAGAGAAAGAGTATCCATCTGAATAGTAACTGCGTATTCGTGATGGTAGCGTGTCTGACGTTGTCTAGTTCTTCCCCAAGCATCTTTCTTAGTGTAGTAAGGATAGTACTGAGGAGTTGAACGAGTCGTGATGACGTATTTTGTTCGGGCTTTTCCAGGGTCTTTTCCATTGTAAACAGAGACTTGTTCAACACGTATGACCTTTACCATATCTCTTAGCTTATAGGCAAAGCGAGTTCGAGAATACTGATGGGCATACGTGTTCTGGATCAGCTTACGCAACGTCCAGTTGTTCTGAATCTTTTTAGGCAAGTTTATCTCCTACGTAAGAATCCCAGAACATTGTCATAGTCACGAGCTACGATTTTTGCTCCATCCTGTTTCAGACCATCCTGTTCAAGAACAACCATAGTCTTTCTGGAAGCCCATAAAACAATAGCTACGTGACCGAATTGGTTTTTAGTAGTTTTTCCGAAGACTACGATATCTCCTTCGAGAGGAATAGTTCCTTCTTTACGAATCTGCTCGTAGTATTTCTTTTCTTCTGGAAGTTTACCGTAAAGTTCATACAAATCTTTAGCTCCGTCTACTCCTCCTGTGTGAGGAAAGCCGAAAACTTCTCTATTGAACTGACGGAAAAGGTCTACGCACTGTGCTCCATAAAATCCGTCTGCGTCAACCTTAGTTCCAAGATACTTGTCTACAAACTGTTTTGTGTCCATTTCTTTTCTCCTTATTCTATGAAGATGTTGTAAACTATATCAAAAATAGCTGTTATTCCAAGAACTCCTATTCCAGACCAAGTCATCACTTGATTGTCTGTTCGAATTCCTTCAACAATTAGAGGGCTTCCTATAGCTGCTCCTCCAGAAGAAACTCCAATAGATATCCAGAGTTTCTTAATCTTACGCTTATAAAGTTTATTTTCTTCTTTCAGAACATTAGTTTCCGTTGTCATCTGTTCGGCTAGGGAGTCCATATTTTGTTGAGTTTCGAGTGAGTTGTTCAAGCTCTGCTGTAACCTTTGCAGTTCGTCTTGCGTACTCTCCAAAGATAACTCCAATGACAGAATTTGAAGATTCGAGAAGTTTAGCTGACTCTGTAGATTGTCTATTAAGTTCTGAGAGTTCTGATACTCCAGATTGAACGCCCTGGATAAGTCGTTCAAGCTCATCAGCGTGAAGTCGAATTGAGTCCAGTTCTGCTGCGAGAGAGGCAGATTCCAATTTATACTGCTGTTCAAGTTCGGAATACCGAGTGGCTGCATCATGTTTAAATTTGTAAAAGTTATACTCGGAGTAGACTGAGAATGCAATTCCTGCAAGGGCAAGAACGAGAACAAGAATAAAGAGCCAAGTAGGTAAAGTAATCTTAGATTTTTCCACATTTAATCCTCCACTCAAAAATAGGAACTCAATTAGATAAGAAAGAAATCTCAAGAGTGGTGGATTCGGAAGAGCAGACCCGACCTTAGGAAACGCTACTTAGCCGAGTGGCTTAAAGTCCCTAACTGCTTCTGGCGTTAGGTGGTCTCCTAAAGACAGGGTTGCCCATGATTCAAGCTACGGAGCCATCATCAGAGCAGGAAAAATCGCTGAACCGTTTTTCCCGTGGTACCTTTATCGATAAGTTCAGATCGCTTCTACGTGGCGTACTCATTCCCCTCACCACTCCTCCACCTACACGTCAGGGTCATAAACTGCTTCCCACGATTACAACGCTAGACCACAGTCTCGCCTTAGCGTATTCCCCTACGGAGTAGCATCACGCTTTGTCGTCCCGAGCCAGAAATACTAGTAAGTGTTTTTCTTTGTAGAAGTTACCCCTTGTTGAAGAGGTTAAGCAGCCTTGACCCAAGTGTCAGATCTCTTCTGCGTAAAATCAAGGCTTGTTTTTAATGCTCATTCAGTATAATTCCGAACAGTTTTTCTACGGCGACCTTTTAAGCAGATCTGAACTGATCAAAAGCTACAGTCGAATTGTCCGGAATATTAATCTCAGGAGACATATTCTTGCCCTTTAGAACTTCTGTAAGAACCTGAATAGCTGCAATAATGTTCTTATCTGTAAACTCAGGCTGTGGAGCAGGAATAGAAGGCATAGCTCTTTGTGCGTCTGCATCTCCCACAACGGTTGGCATATTTTTAGTAGCATAAACGTTGTCATCTGGAGAAAGCTGAATAACCTTTCCGTCTTTTGTGACGATACCGTCATCAATTGAGAGGAAGTCTGTAATTCCTGACCAAGCAGATGAAGCTGTATCACTTATCCAAGAACCCGCAGCTGTGGCTTTGTCTACAACCCAGTCCTTAGCATCTGTCAGACCTCCAACCACTGAGTCCCACTTACTTGAGAACCAGTCACCTATCTTACCGAACCATTCAGTAACCTTTGTCCAGATTCCTGTAACAAAGTCTGAGATAGCCTGACCGAATTCAGATTCTTTAAAAGCGTTGAACCCGTCAGCAATCTTTTCTTTTACATCTCCGAACACGTCTTTGATCTTATCTCCGACTTTTGTAAATGTCTCTTTAATAGCCTTACCCATTTCTGAGAACTTTTCTTTAACGATCTCAGTATAGGTCATCGTGTTGTATTTGTTTTCACGGGCTACCTGGAGGGCTTCTCTTTCAGCCTGAGCCATAGACTTTCCTTCTTTGAGACATTTTTTATAGTGGTCACGATAGTCCTTAGTCTGTTTAAGTCGCCAAGTTAGAGCCTGTTCATACATTTCGTTGTACTCTTCAATAGCCTTTAAATCTGCTTCCTCTGAAGAGTAACCTTTCTGCATGAGCTTAGCTTTTTCTTGAGCGTATTCGTGAGTCTGACGATAGTCTTCATCAGATTTCTTTTTCTGGAAGTAAGTAACAGCGTAGTCGTTGTAGCCTACTGCGACTCCGTTTTCTTTTTGGATTCCGAGGGCTGCATTTTCTTTGTGCTTTTCTTCGAGATACGCTGCTTCCATTGCTTGCTTCTTATTTTTACCCTGTGAAAGAGCTTCAGCATACGCTGTAGAATTTTTAAGGCGTTCAACATCTTCACCCGTAATTTTGTCCATTTCTTTGAGAAGTTTTGCATCTATTGCTGCTCCTTTTCTACCGTTATAGGCTTCCATCTTAGTATTTACAGCTCCGATAAAGAAGTCCCCTGTAGCTCGTAAGCCGTTAAGCATACTTTCACCGAAAGAGTTCTGAGCTTCATCGAGCATTGTTTCATACTCATCAAAAAGTCCTTCTGATTTAAGCATCATTTCCTGGTCTTTCTTAGAAAGAGACTTAAACTCTTCGCTCTGAATCATAGTCAGAAGACGAGCATTTTCTGCGTTACCTTCAGCAGCTGTCTTTTCAAGATACTCAATTCCTCTCTGCCATTCAATAGCTGCGTCTCCCTCAAGTTCTTCAGTAACTCCACGGATTCCTCCAGCAATAGTTCCTGTAAACTCTTTCCAGTCTGAACTGACAGAAGCCTTAACTTTCTCCCAAACAGAAGAGTCTTCTGAGTAGATTACATCGTATAAGTTTTTCTGAATTTCGGCTTGGTTTTTATCCCATCCGAGTTCATATGCTTCCTGAACTCCCTTAGCTACAACTGTTGCAGCTGCAGCAATCGCAGCAGCTATGAGAACTGGAGGGAATACAGCTCCTGCAGTTGCTCCCGCAGCAGCAAGCCCCGTACCTAAGAGTCCTGCACCTCCTGCAGCAGCTGCAGCTCCTGCGGACATTCCGGCAGCAGCTCCTCCTGCAGCTAAGGCTGTAACACCTGCAGCTCCTCCTGCAAGCAGAGCTGTTTTACCAGTTGCTCTTCCGAGTTCTGCATTGGCATTTTCTTCAGTGAGTCTTTCTCTATCTCCAAGCCAAGCAGTTTCTACTGCTCGACCGTATTCGCCTTTTTCAGCATACTTTTTAGCATCTTCAGTATCTCTTTCCTGAAGTTTAGCTCCACCTACGAGCATAGCAATAGGAACTGCAGCAACGGCAGCAACTCCTGCAGCTGAAGCAAGAGTAGGAGCGAGTTTGGCAAGAGTCTTTGAGAACTTACCTCCAGAAATTTTGTCGAGGAATCCCTCATCATCTCCATCTACGTCGATGTCTTCAATTCCTTCACCCAGCTTACGAATTTCTTTTCCTAAGAAGACAGCAGCTGCTCCGACAATTCCACCCTTACGTAAAAGGTCGTTTTCTACAGGAGTTGTTCTTTCCAGAATTCCTTCGTTGTTTACAGAAGCAGACACAGGAAGTTCTTCAGTTGACGTAGTTCTCATATCTTCTGGAGATAGAAGTCCTTCAGGAGAGTCACTCTCGATAAGATTAGCTATCTGGTCTACAGAAGAAATTAAAGGCGGTTGAGCCGATGAAAGAGCTGTCTCGAGTTCAAGGTCTCTTTCTGCAGCCTTATCTTCATCTTCTTTGTCCTCTTTTGAAGTCCATTTCTCGAAAATGTCTCCTGCGATTTCTCTAGTTGTCTTACCTGTGGCAACCTTGGTCAGAGGGTCTGCAATAACACGAAGAGGACCGAGCAGAGAAGAAGCAAAAGAACCGAACAGGTCTTTTCTTTCAGATTTACCACTTTCAAGAGCTTCTTTCCAAGTTCCCTTAGTACTTTCTGCTATGTTTTCGAGGATTGAGTTTCGTTTCTTTTCGTTTCTTTCGGCTTCAGCCTTGAGCTGCTCATCCAGGTCGTAAGACTTTTGGAAAGTCTCAAGCTGTTTTCTTAAAAGGACTCTGTCTCCACCAGAAAGGTTTTCATCTTCTTCAATCCAGCCTTCAAGAGTTCTGTGAAGATCTCCAAATGAGTCAAACAAAGCCTTTGTGTCTTTTTCGTAAGTTTCCTGTCTTTTAGACAAGTAGGCAATAATCTCTTCGTCGGAAGCACCCTTTTCACGAAGCAGCTTTGCATCTAATCTGCGTTGAGCCTGTTCCTCATCGAATCTTTTGTACAGTTTCTGTTGATCTCCGACAAGAGTTTTAATCTCTTCTTGAAGGTCTTTATTATGAGTTCCGAGCTGAGAAGAAATCTTTAAAAATTGTCTCAATGCTTCTTCTGTAGCTTTGTAAGTGAGATCTTGTTTGTGTTCTTCAGATTTAAAGGTCAAGCCCTCAGGCATGCCATCAGTTAAATTATTTGCCATAAACAAATAGGCAAATAAAAAGCTCCCCGAAGGGAGCTAATGTTTAAGAATAAAGATTTTATACTAAGTAGACTTTCTTGCCCACTGCGATAGAAGAAGGTCTTCTAGACACAGTAAACCAACCAGAAGAAGAACGGGTGCAGTATTTTTTGCAAAGCTGCTCAAACTCTTCCTGCTTGTCTGGTCTCAGAATAAACATGTAAGGATAAGCTGGATTCTCAATAAACGGAATTGCTATTTCCTGGGACAGAGCCTGATCTCTCAGGTTGTAAGAAAAAGTAGAATTAATCGGATTAACAGATACCAACATAGAATACTGGTTTACTATGTCTGCTGTTATCTTACTCTTGTTTTTCAAAGCAGCTTCGTCAAGACTACCGTAGCCAAGACTCCACTTAGTTCCATTAAAGAAACAAGATCTTGCTCCCTTAACGAACCGAGCATAAGACTTCGCATGAAGAGTCATAAAGTCTTTTTCATCGGAAGTGTAAGGTCGTTTAGCTATTTCACTCTTGATCCAGTCCCATGGCTCTCCTGTGAAATTGACAACTCCTGTTTTTGCATCGAAAGAAAAACGAGCTTTCTGCTTTACACCGTTTACTTTGTATTCAAGTGAGAGATAGCCAAATCCTCGATTTGTTGCAGGGTCTTTCTTGTGTTCAGAAGAAACTCCTATCTGTGCTTTCTGGATTCCAGATGCTTCATTTAAGATAATCATTGTAAATTCTCCTTTTCTTCTTTCTTAGAAGCAAAGGAAGCAGCCTTGTCAAACATCGCATCGATGATTTTTGGAATACCATTTACAATGGTCTGATAAGCAAGCTGTTCAACTGCTAATGAAAGAAATATAACATTAAATATAGCCGTAGCCAAGGTTGACACAAGAGTTGAGTTCATCAGAGCACAAGGAACTAAGATACAAAAAGCAATAAAAGCGTTTCTCTTTCTTTTTGAGCCTTTGTCTGACATGAAGTTCTTAAGCCACTGAAGAATCCCGATAGTTTCTGTAGAGACGATCATTACAGCTGTCATCAGGATTCTTACAGTATCTAAAAGTTCTGGATTCATTTTGACCCTCCGAAATCTCCCTTCTGAGGCACTTTATTTTTATCGAGGTAAAGTTTAACTGACTTTGAGATCGAGTCCTCTCTAGGAGCTGGAGAGCCTGTATTGAGGGCAAAAACGCCACCAACATTAGCAGGAGGCAAGCCTATCGAGGAACTAGTTTGTGCGTCTTCTTGAGTCTTGAGTAGGAACACTTAGACCTCCAGAGTTGGCCAGACAACGTCAAAAGGAAATCCTTTCTGAGTAGGAATGTCTCTCAGAGCTCTTATGTAAGCAGAAATCTTTTTAAACTTTGCTTCTGAATCTACTGTAGTCTCTCCTGCAGCTTTTTGTTCAAGGTATCTGTCTACACGCCATTGAACTTCATTTATAAGATAATCTCTTTTAGTTCTTACAGCTGCAGCTTCCTCCTGAGAAAGTTCTTCTTCAGTTTTTCCAAAAGTAAACTTTCCGTCTACTATTCGGATAGGCTGTTTTGCATAAAATTCTTCTTCAGACATTTCTAAGTCTGGCGTAGCAGGGAGTTTTTCTACTTCTACTGCAAACTTTTTATCTGTATGAAATACTACTTGTTCATCTTTATTCCAAATGTAAACCATCTTATTCTCCTTAGCTAGATTTAATTAAATAGGTTCCTAAGAGCTTAAACATTGCTTGCTTCTCTTTCCAAGAATTAAAATATTTTAAATGACCTTTCCAGCTCTGCACTACAGGAAGCAAAATTTCTTCGGAACACTTCATTTTCAACATTTTAACGAATTTGTGTTTAAATCTTAAAAATGTTTTCCTATCCGGAAAAACTTTAATTTTTCCAGTAAGAGATAAGCAGTAGTGTCCCTTAATGAACTTAAAATTTGTTAATTTCTGAATAGTAGTTTTTCTAGAACTTATAGTTAGTCCTAGAACGGATTCACTAAACTTTCTAATTTCCTTAAGCCAATACTTAAGTTCCTCTTTTGAGTCACTTATTAAGTAGCAGTCATCCATATAACGACCATAATATTTTACTCGCAACTTTTCTTTCACAAAGTGATCTACTGAACTTAAATAAAATAAAGCACATAGCTGAGAAATTTGACTACCTAGTCCTAAGCCGATTTTTTTATAATTGTCTAAAATTTCTTTTACTAGCTTTAATACCTGTTCATCTCGAATCTTTTTGGATAAAAACTTTAACAAGACATCATGCCTTATAGAGCCAAAGTAATTCGAGTAGTCTACACAAAGTACGTAGCCTTCATTATTTCCAGTCTTCCTATAAAATCTGCGCAAATGCTCTTTAAGTCGTTTTCTCGTAAAAGAAATTCCTTTTCCTTTTATACAAGCTCCCGAGTCAGGAATTAATGTAGGTTTTAGAATAGGAAATAGTATATAGTCATGCAAGGCTTTCTGAACTACTCTTTCTTTTATACGAACGCTCATAACTACTCTGATACGTCCTCGCTCTTGAACTTCAAACAGATTGAAAGGTTCTGTAATTGGTTCTCCTTTCTTTAGCTTTTCAATAGAAGCAAAAATATTTCGTATACAGTGTTTTCCATAGCGTTGCACAGCTGCTTTCCAAGAAGTTCCTTTTCTGCATAGCTTGTAGGAATTGTATAAATTTTCTGGTTTTAAAAGTTCAGAAAAATCTGGTTGGTCTTTAATTCTTTTAGCTTTTCTTCGCTGGTATCTTAATTCTCGTCGATCTTCAGAAGTCATAAAATAAAAAGGTTTTGCACAGAGTATCCTTTCTAGAGGAAGGATTTTAGCAATTAAGTTACACTCTGCATAATTTTGAAAGTATGAAATAGAAGTTTGCTTACGCTTCTACCATGCAAGCAGCGTCCACTTTCTTATGTCAAAACCGAAGATTTGCTATTTCTAGCAGGACTCTTGACTCCTTTAAATAAATTTAAAAATCCCAACACTTTTTGTAGTTGAAGTGTAACAACTTAAGATCTCTAGATTGGGATATCAAATATTTATCTAAATCTGGAGCAACACCGATAATGTCATTATTAGCATTGTTGTTGTTCACGTTACCATTGTTGTTCACGTTAGCAAAGTTATTCGAGTCAGCAAACAACGACGATAATTTTTAGTCAAGCACCTTTCTTTTCTTTTTAGTGTATTCTTTCCATCCTTTTAGTAAAGACAACTCAAATTCCAGATTCTGAGACAGTACCCCTAATTCTCCTACGATTTTAGGAAAATTCATTGTAAGCAATTCTACCAGAGTTTCTAAATGAGTACACATAGCGATAGCTGTATCCTGGTAACTCAATCTTCTATTTCTAAACTGGGCTGCAGTTTTATCACTTATGAAAATCTCATTTGCTAAATCAATATTCAGCATCATATCTTCATAAGTTTTCAGAAACGCTTTCTGATAGAAATCTATTAAGTAAGTTCTATCTACTTCGTGACTGGTTGAATCTACCAATTTTCTCGGCAGTTTGTCTAAGATAGACACAATGTCCTTGTAGATTGTAACTGCTGTATTATAGAACTCAAGGCTAGATAAATTTCTTTTTCTTACTGGTACGCTCATATTCCTCGTTCAACCTGTGTTACAAGGGCTGCAGGTATGCAGCCCAGATTAAAGATTTTGGATACTAGATACAGAAAACTGGAGCAACACCGATAACGTCATCATTAGCACTGCCGTCGTACACGCGACCACTGTCGCCCACGTAAGCAAAGCGATACGAGACAGCAAACAACGGAGAAGCTGTCCAATAGTAGTGAAGTACTCCATTAGAGTTCTTCATAAGACCCTTAGGATTAATTGTGTAGTAAGGGAACTGACCTAGTTCATAGGAAACAAAATTTGTAGCTACTGTAGAAGAACCTTTGTGTCCAATCAGCTGATTTTCTGTAGGTAAAAATACTTTGTATCCTGTAGAGTTCGACCAAGCAGTAGCTGCTTTCTGGAAGAACTGCTTAATAGACAAACAGTTAATTCCTATAGCTGCTTCAAGTCCTGCTCCAAAAGTAGTACTCAAGTAACCTGCTATAGGCATAGCAGGATAGCCACCTACGTTAGAGTTTGCAGAGTTAATTTCCTTTTTAAAAGGACAATGCTTAAACTGCATTACTGCATGATGAGTAGTATTATAGTAGTTTTTAAAGTAGTCAAACGCAATTATCTGAACTCGAAGATTTTCATAAGAAGGATTATGAGTCAAAGTCTGACCGTCAAAAGTGATAGAAGGAATATCAATATAGTCTCCCAATCCTAAGTTTGTAAAATCTCCCACAGAAGTTTTTGCCTGCAGCTTAGCAAAAGCATCCGCAACACTAGTAGCTCCTAAAACATTTACTAAGTTGCGTTCTGTTAAAACCCCGTTAGTAAAGTTTTCTCCAAGCATAGCTGCGTAGGATGCATATGTTTTAGCATTTTGAATTTCTTCAGCAATTTTGGCAGAAGACCAAGTAGTATCCTGACGAGTTAAACTGTCTCGAATAACGTTTTTATTAGATCCAGCTATTCTATGTGATCCGTGATACACGCTCATATAAATTTCTCCTTGTCTAAAAAGATAGTATTTAATTAAATAGGCTGGGACCTTAAAAAGAAAAGTCCTTCTCCGGATTAAGAAGAAGGACTTATGTAAGGTAGTTGAAAATTTATTTATCAGCAGCCCCGTAAATAGAGGAGCTTATTTTCTTCAAGTCTGAACGATGTTCCATCTCATCATTAAGAATCTCTTTGATTTCATCTGCAAGGACTGTGTCTACATCCTTTATCAAATCGTAAAATTCTGTGTAAGCGTCGATTGCTTCTTCTTCTGCTTGAAGATGAAAACGAACTAAGTAAGAGCTCTTGCTAAGAGTCATTACTTCGTATTTAGGGTTTGCACAGTTTATCAGACAAGCCAAATCTTGGCAAACAGGAATTTCACGCTTGACAGCTGCATCCATAAGTTTCTTCATGTGATCCATCTCTTCATCAGCGTGTTTTTCAAACTCAGCACGACAAGCATCATAGTCTGTTCCAACTACGGTTTTAGCTGCAATTCTATACTGAGTAGAAGCAATCAACTCTGAACCTATCAGACTGTTGAGTCTTGCTGCAAGATCTAAAGAACTTTGCACAAGTAAAGCGTTTTCGTGTAAAACTATCATAGGTGTTCTCCTGCCATCTTAAACTCACTTACAGTAGGTAGTCTTTCTTTCAAAGGCTTTTTGCAGTATTCGCTAAAGTCTTCAGAAGACTGAACTAAAGTTAGTTTAGGATAAAGGTCTTTGTGGTCTAAAGGACTAGGATACATCTTTATAGGATACCCTGTAAGTCCTTCTATAATAGATTTTCGAGAAGAGCCAACTAAAACTTCCTTGTCTTCATCAGCTTTTCCCGAAAAATTAAAGTCCCGTCTTACTAAGATTGTCATAAGCCTTCCTAGACTTTTTCATACCAGATACAACGAATTGTTACAAACTCTTTTGAGTTAGTTGGAGTCTTAGCCGTTACTCGGAGGTAATGCTCCATGACTCCAGGGATAGTCTTACCCATAACTTTCTTAGGGCTTATTTCTTCTTTAGTGCAGACAAAACTGCCTCCAATTATCTGAACAGGTTTCCAGAAAAGTTTAGTACACCTGTTTAATTCAGCTGCAAGAGTTTTTCCATCTTTAGGAAATCTCATAGCCTTAATGATAGCATTGTCTCTATCAGGGTCATGTCCTCCAAGAATTCCAAGTCCGGAAGACCAAGCATCAACTTGACCAAAGGTTCTTGAAGCACTCTGATCCCAGTAGATAGACTCTACACTGGATGGAATTCCCATAGGGAAAACAGCTGTATTAGAAGATACTGCTTCTTTCAGAACAAACATGATTTACCTCCTAGTGTATAGCCTTTTTTAGTTCATTATAGTCAGAAACTTCTATACGCACGGTTCCTGTGCCTGTAGGCTTCAGATTGTACTTAGAGAAATCAATTATTTTTAAAATGGTAGCTTTTAATTTTTGAGCGTCCGACTGAACTACGGAAAAGGATACATCTAAGTCGTGAGCACCTAAAAGGGTAGACCCTTTAGGAGAAATACAAAGTGTACCTGTTTCAACTCCTCCTATAGTTCCGCTAAGGACTAGAGTATCTTTTTCTGGGAAAAAACTCATATAGCTGATTGTTAAACATCCACCGTTAAAGTGAACACAATTTGTAGGAAGGGCGGATACCAAAGCAATTCTATTGCCTACTTTTTCTTTTAATAAAAACATGCTAACTCCTGTAACTCTGCTCAACCAGTTTTCTGTAAGTTTCTTCCCCTACAATTCTTTCCCACCATCTGTCGTGTTCTTCTTTAGAGATCAGCTTTCCGTTCAGAGGAGACCGACCTGTATCAAGAGACAGATGGGAGAATCTGTTTAAGCACACAATATTATCAGGAAGGAAACGCATCCAAGGGTGAGAGCCTTTACCAAAAACATGTGCTGCGTCGATTGTCGCCCCTTGCCCTCCCTGATTCTGTTTCCATTCCTGATATTCTAAATAGGTTAGAATTCTGAGCAAACGACAGGAATTCCCATCACGTTCACGAACAAGCTCGGACAGTTCTGCATCCCGAGACTTAGGAGAGCTCTGTTTAGCCTTAATCTTTTCTTTCTGAACTTCTACTTTGTGTAAGTACTGTTCATAAGCTCTTTCCAGCTGACGATCATTTAAGGGCTTAGAAGGTCTTCTAACAGAAGTCCCCATGTCTAAGATACCCTTATCCTTGTAAAACTGAACAAACTGCTCATAAGTGCGTGTCATAAAAATCCTGCCTCTTTCATAACGTCTTCTGTTCCTACGCATAAAAACGTAGGATACACGTCTGTAGTTGAGATACTTTGCAAAAAGTCTCCCTTAATAAAAAGGGTTTTTCCTGAGTGATTTTTGAGGTAAGAACGAAAGTTCTCTTTATGGTTTTTGGGCAGCAGTTTAAGATTTGCAGTAATCGGCTTTAAGAAAACAGTCTTGTCTGGACTCCTAAGAAGAAAAACAAGCTGATCTGAATTCTCTTCATAAGTTACCAGTTTTCCTACCATAGTTATGCAGTCTTTATTTTCCATAAGCAAGCCACCTTGAGATCAGCTCGTCCAGAGTCTGTTCCAACTCATCGTAGCTTTCCTGACGAGCGTATGCTAACTCTTTCTGGAATCCTACTAAGTCAAACAGCCCCGTAATTTCATTCCCATATTTGTCAAGAGCGTTTTTCCAGTATTCATCCAGCTCCTCTTTAGAGATGATAGCTACGAAAGGACGGAATTCTTCTGGCCAGTAAGGTAGACTTCGTATAGTGTTTACTGAAATCCATTCCATAGCCTGAGTTTCGAAGTCATAATCAGGATCTTCTGGTTCAGCAGAATTCTTACGATAGCTTTCTGCTAAACTTTTTACCATGGCATCGTATTCATAAACAACACGCTTATGGTCTATAACAGATTCAATAGAAGGAGCAAACTCTTCCCAAGGAGTTAAAACGATACACTGTGGCTCAATTTTTTCTTGCTGTCTAAATTCATTTTCGGTTTTATACATAAAAAGACCTCCAGTTTTTATAATTCCGGAGGTCTCTTAAGTAGGGATTTATTTATTCTTAAAAGCACTGATTACTTTTACAACGTCTTCAACTGTTCCACACAAGCCGAAGACAACCGAAGCACAGATTGGCCACTGAATCACCTTTGCTACATCTTCCCCGATAAAAGAACCCGAGGTGTAAGCATTCTGAGTTGTTTCAGAAAAGTCTCCTCCTGTAAACATTGCTACGATGGCAAGAATCACTGCAATCAAAGCCCACAAAAGAGACAGCTTGTAATTAACCTTAAGTTTTCCATTTTCATCCATAAAATATCTCCTTAACGGGTTACCTGACCTAGCTGATCAGCCCATTTTTCCCATGGCTGTTTATAATACCGACATCCTTGTCTGTGACCCTTTTTATGAGCAATTCTATCTACTAAGTTTCCACAAGCTGATAAAATTCCAATTGAAAGTAGGTAGAGCCATCCTAGATAGCGAGACTGTTTCTGATGACCATGCTCGTGATTAAAGATCATCTGAACGGTTTTGTAATGAATACGCTCCCAGTAGTAGTCGTAGTCTAGAAGAATAAAATCTCCGAGAGAAACTCCACAACCAAATACGTTACTTGTAAAGAAGACTCTTCCTCTCTGACCGTCATTAAAGGTTACGTAAATAACTTCTTTTGCGGACAAAGAGAGAAAGAATCCTACAAGATTCTGCGGAAGCTGATGAATCCATAGTAAGATACTTTTCATTATTTTAGTTCCTGTTTTAATTTTGAGTGAAGTTCGTTCAATTCTTTTATGTAAACTTTATTTCTCTTAATCCGATCTTTTGTAATTGAACGATAATGAAATGACATTTTGAAATGAGGTAGATACTTCTCATAAGCAGCCAGCTTTCGTTCGCAGCTGTGAGAGACGCTTAGACAAAGTTCAGACAACCAGTAAGCAAGAATGTATTCGCATATCTGCTTACTTTCTTTCCATTCCGGAACAGGACTTTGCTCACAGTCAAAATCAACATAAGCCTGTCGAATAGAAGAATAGCTGGACTCCATTCTGCGTAAAAGACCCTGACGGAAAGAAGAATAATGTTCCGGCATAAGTCGTTTTGTGAAGTGATTTGAGTTTACGCTCTCAACCAAGGGTGAAAGAATTGCGTCAGCTAAGGCTTTTCTTGTCATAGCACACTTAATAGAGTCGCTAACCGAGTTTCTAGCAAGCTGTGCTACAACTTCTTGAGTCATGTGCATCAATTCTTCTCGTCTGTCGTCATCTATGTCCTGAATTTCGTGACGACAGAATTCATTAAAGCTCTCAGACCTTTGGAAGATCCAGAAGGCGAGAAATACAAAGGCGATAACTGCAAGCTCTGGAAAATTAAATCCCTGCAGAGCTTGCAGAAGTTTAGATAGTTGTTCCATAGTATATCCTTCCACTCTTAAATAGTTTTATTCCATAGAGGAAACAACTTCCCGTACTTTTTGTTTAAACAAATCTGTGTCAAACAAATTTGTGTCAACCTTGTCTGTATCCTGTGCATGAAGTACAAACCAGTTATCGTTCTTTTCATGCTCAGCCCAAGGAAGTGACTCAGTAGAAAGTTCATTGTAACGACTAAAAGGAAGAGCAGCAGTTGTATCCCAAATAAGTTCATCAATAGAGAAAGCATGATGACTACGATTAATCGAGTACTCAATTGAGCCAAATCCATCTGTCTGTCTAGGAACAGTTACTTGCTGTCCTCGGAAGAAAAGTGTAATAGAATCGAAATTTACTTTGACACATAAATGAGCCCAAGAGTCTTCTACTAGAGGATATCCTCTGAATACTTCTGTTTTATTAATCTGTGCTCCGTAGTAGGAGAGCACAGCTAAGGCAGTTGTTAAAGTTTGTCCTTCTGAATAGACAGGAGTACTTTCTGTGTCCCAGTAAGTCATAGTTGGGTCCACATTATAATCAATTTCCGAGTAGTTAGCTACTAAATGGAGCTTTTCACCTGTAGGAAATGAAAGAACCAAAATATGTTCATTAGTCAGCTGAGCTACGTTAGAGTATTTAAAATGAAAAGCAAATAAGTTGTTTCCTGTTGCAAGAGTCAAGGACTTTCTTAAACCAAAGTTTCCATAATAAAAAGCTGGAACTTCTTTTAAAGGCTTAAAGCTGATAGCAGGATCAGAAGATATTCCTACTCCTACCATTCCTTTGCTTACAAAGAAAGGTTCTATTTCAGGAGCTTGATCAACTTCTATACAACTCTGGATTGAGTTTTCTTGAAGCTGGTCAAATAAGTCATTATCAAAGTGATAAACCTTAGAGTTAGAAGAAGGATACTGGAATCCTACGTCTCTTCTAGCTTTACGAAGTCCTGCAGCAGTATCATTTGAGATTACAAGAGATTTATCATAAAAAAGCTGTGGAGTTTTAGCTCCTTTGGAAATATCTGTATCCGGAATTTCTGCGGTAGCTAATTCAACCCACTTAGAAGGATAATGAACAGGATCTTCTCCAGCAGATGGTAAAGAATTCGGATTAGCGTAATAAAGACGTGAACCATAGAACACAGGGTCATTAGCTGAGTACTGGTACGTACCAGACCATTTACGGAAAGCATTCAAGGTGTCTGTTTCTTCGAACAAGGCTCTGTCTAAAAGATAGCCTTTTGAAACATCGTAAAGTTTGTAGTTTACTAGAACTTCTCTCGAGAAAGCAACAGGAGTTACGATAGCTCGGTTAGAACTAATTACCTGATAGGTAAATTTGAGATTTCCATAAGTGTTTAATTTAAGCCCTACGAGAACATGAGTCAAGTCTTCTACATCTTCAAAGTTTACACTAACAAGAATCTTTGTTTGAGAAATCATCTCAGATGAGGATGCTCCTAAAACTGTAATACTGGAATCCGTGTAAGCAGTTTTTCCAGTTGTTAAAGCAAAAGAAAGCGAACCTACTTTAGCATTTTTATTGTCTGCAATCTCAGCCAGAATAATATGAGAAGAACTTAGAGGAACTTTACAAAAGAATACAGACTTGGCTGCTGTGGATTCTACTGTAACTTCGCTTTTACCAAATACTACAGTATTTGTAAATCTCTTTATATAACTCTTCGCTGCTTCAACGTTAAAAACTGATTCTGCCATTTTGGTCTCCTAGATAAATAAATCCCCGAGAGGATAGTTTAAATCTGTTTCAGCATCCAGCTGATAAGCACTTACTTCAGGACTGTTGTGATTGAGAACAAGACTGTGTGTCCACAGATAGTGCAAAGCTGCTGTAATTTTACGGACGGCTTCAGGAAAGTGTTCATCTGGGTCCAGAATTGGAACGTCTTCAGGAGCGATAGACCCCTGAAGAACAGAGCTGTCATTGACCACAGTAATATCTGTTCCTGTTACTACACTCTGTCCTGCAGTTAAATGAATCTCTGCAAGAACTTTAAGATTGCTATAAGAAGGAGCTTTAGCGTTGACCTCATCAATTCCTGTTACATAAACGATTTCACCTTTATCATTAAATCCTATGATGTCTATTCGAGAAGCAACAGGAGCCTGTATTCCATTCTCAGGGAACTGACCTCCCGTCACAGAGTATTTTCCTTTAGAAGTAACTAAAGTTCCTCCGGAAATAGCTACTTTGTTTGAAGGAGGTTCTGTAGCAGATACCTTTAAAAGAGTTTTCAGCCTTTCAAAGTTTGCTAAAGTTGCAAGTTGTCTGCGAGAAAGATCAAATGTTGAGTTTAAAGCAACTATGTAAGAACTTCCGTTAAGCTGGAAATTTACTTTACCTAAGATAATATCAGTTTCAAGAATAGCTTCATAAGAAGAAGTAAGAATCTCCATGTAGTTCTCTTCTTCATCCGACCATCCGAATCTTAATATTACATAAGGTTTGCTTGTGTCACAACTTCCAGCAAGGGAAGAAGCAAAGTTTACAATCTGAGTTTCAGTGGTATCAATTTTAACAGCAATGGAATCATTGTTATTAGAAGGAATAACTACTGTCATAGGTTCAACCATGATAGAAACGTTATTCAATCTTACGAGATTTCCTCCGTTGTAGATACCATATGGAAGGAGATTATAGAATATCTTGTTAAAAACAGATGCTCTTGCATCTGAACGGTAGTCAAAGGAAAGTCTCTGAGCTCCGTAATCTGTTGAATTAGTACTCATAAACTAAATAGGGCTTAAAAGCACTCTTGTTATGTGTCCTTTAAGCCCTGTTAGTCTATTTTCTGTCTCTGCTTTTGATGAAGTTTTCAGCTGCTTCATAAGTCTGATTTAAATCGATGTCAAGCGTTTTTCCCTGACTTTCAATTCGCAGATAAGCCATGCTTGGACTTGTTTTAGTCAGATAAAACTTGCATTTAGCAAATCCTTGCTGAACGTCTACATTGTCAATTCTAAGGTTGAATCCCCATCCCATTGTAATAGTGTGTTTTTCCCACTTAGAAGTGTTTTCACCCTTTACGATGGGTTCTCCCTTATCGCTCAAGAGGTCGCCCCGTACTCTTGTTACATAGCCGTTCCAACCTCCGAAGCCGAAGAAGTTTAAAAGGTCTTCTGCTTCTACTGCGTTTAGTTCAAGCCCGTTACGAGCAGCCTTGAATTCTTTTAGTAAGATCATCTTTTTCTCCTTAAAAAATTGTAGTCATAATCGCCCCTGGAGAGCCTATGAACGAAGCATGAGCTCCTGGCAAGGGAGTAGGATTTATGTAAGTCATAAAAGTTGTTATAATAGTTGTAGACCATTGTAGCCAATGCTGGAATCCTGACGTTGCTTGAGTAGGCATAAGCAGAATAGGAGCTGCATTTGCGAACGTAGCAGGAGGAATTGAAAATCCTGTAGGTGGAACAGCTTGTAGCTGACCTATTCCAGATCGTATCTGCTCACCTAGTTGAATTCCGTTTTGCGTAGCAGAAGTAGCATTTGTGGGCGTGCAAACAAACGACCCCATGAGCCTAGTAGATTGACAGACAACGACAGGATCAGGAATCGGTGAAGGAACTGCGGGTTGCATTCCTACCCAAGAATACATTACCGTAGTATTATCGCACAGATACTCAGAAATAGCCTGACCCAATTTTCTCATAACTGTGTCAGCTTTATCCTGGTTCTGGATTGCGGACATGATTTTGTTAGCAAGAGCTGCGGGATTTAGTGGCATACAATTATCCTACGTGTGGAGCACCTGAACAGATACAAGCCGGAATTCCGCACAGAACTCCGGAACCAGACGGAGGAACAGTTCCCTGAGATTTTGTTCCCTTAAAGTTCAGAATCTGAGAATCGATTACACACTGAGGAGCTTTTATGTTTACTTCAGAAGATGCTTCAACTTTGCAGGATGAGGTTGCTTTAATGTTGACAGCCCCTTTACTCTCAATAGAAGCGTCACCCGTTACAGATACGCTCCACTTTCCTTTGTAAGTCTGCTCAGAATCTCCTCCTACTTCAAGAGATTGCTTTCCTTTATAAGTCTGGGTAGCATCTCCTTCTATAGTTGTTTCAGCCTTTCCTTTTACAGTCTCTGTTAAATCTCCTTCAACAGTTTTCTCCTGCTTTCCTTTAGTAGTAAGAGTAATGTCTCCGGAAGTAAAGTCAATAATGGCTTCAAAATTTCCATCCCCATCGTGAACGTGCAGCTCTTTTACACCTTTCATAAAAGCTGTTCCGTCTTTGTCAATAGTAACGTAAGTTCCCGAGGGATGTAAGAATCCGTGTTCGTTATTTGCTGTATCGTGGTATTCACTAAAATCATCGGCATACTGATTTACAACCAGATCTTTTTCTTCTGGGTCGTTAGCCATGTCGTCAATCATGCTACGCTGATTGTCCATCCAGTCCTGAAAAGGATGTTCTTTAGGTTTACGAATTACCATGGGAAGATAAGTTATTTCACACCAGAGCTTTGTCCAGACAATACAAGATACGGCTTGTCCTACTTGTGGCATACCGAAACTTTTTCCGTGGATCCCCGTAGATTCAGGAAAGCACCAAGGTAGATCTGCTTCGTCGTGTTCTGACAATTCTGGTAAGACCCGTAATTGAACTCTTCCGAGTTCTTCTGGGTCTTCAACTGAGGTTACTAATGCTTCTCTAAAAAGAGGGTATACTGCGTTCATAAATAAATAGGAAATAAAAAGCCCTCAGGAATTTCCTGAAGGGCTACGGGAGATTCTGCTAAGCAGTTTATTTATTCAGTGTCAGATACGCCATCCACTGTGTTCTGAAGGTCGTTCATAAGGTCGCTTACATACTGGCGAGCTTCTTCGTCCTGAAGGTAAACATTTTTAATAGAAGAAAGCAAACTAATAATAGTGTTTACCCTTTCAGTTTTGCCTGACTTGTGGGCAGCTTTTGCTGTTTTGATAAAGGCTGCTCTGTTTGGCTTAACAAAGTTTTCAACTATAGAAGCAAACTGTTTTGCAAGGTCTTGCTGGCGTTCAGCAGCCTGCTTTTCAGCACGTTCAAGAATACTGGTAGCTCTTTCTTCTTTTGCTTCTGCATCACGGATCTTACTTTCAGCACGTCTTGCCCGACGGATGTTATAAGATGCAATGCATGTTTCACCAACTCCTGCTGCGAGAGCAAGAACCAAACAAACTGATAAAATTGTTGCTACTAAAGTCATGTTATCCTCCTTGACTTATCTACCACTTTTTACGGCTACGTTTTTATAGATAGGCTCAAAATACTTTGTCCCGTCTTTATCTATTTTGACTAAACGTAATGTATAGTCCTCTTCAACTCTCCGAGTTCTAACAGGCTTTGGTGTGCTAGCGAACTCAGGGAGGTCTACCCAACTGTTTTTGTAAGTTGGTTTTCTGTAAGAAGAACTTTTCTGGAAAGTCTTCTGAGTTGATCTTGGCTTCTTACTAGGCTTTGGAGTGTATTTTTTCATAACCCCGTCTTTCAGATAAGCCTTGATTGCTTTTTTCACAAAAGGATGTAATCTGAACTTGCTCAAGTCCTTAAGTGGAACCCAGAGCATCTCAGAAAACTCTCCCCCGTAGGTCTTTGTCCAGGCACTTTTTACAGGATTGATCAGCTGTTTAGTTTCGATCAGAACTGTCTGCCAACGGTACAAAGGTCTCTTAATTTTCAGGTTACCTAGTCTTGAAATAAATCTTCCGTGAATAGTGCACCCTGTTTCTTCTTTGAATTCTCTCAGAGCTGTTTGGAAAAGAGTTTCCTTAAACTCCTGTCCTCCCCCTGGAAAAGTCCATCTTCTAGCGAAAGGTGCGTTAGTTCGCTTTCCCAAAAGAACACAGGTTTCACCGTTGATCTCCTGGAATAAGGCTACGCCACCTCCAGCGTATTTGTGTAAGAGAGGTATCTTAATCTGTAGAATTAAAGATCCTCTTGTTTTTGTAACTGACATAAAAGCCATCGCAGTTCTCCCTATGTATTATAATTCCTGAGAGGTACGAAAAAGGCTTTTTTATTTTTAAAATTTTTTCAGACTTTCCATTACTGCGATATTCTTTTATCTTTCCAGGTCTTTCAGATACTGATTAAAATATGTATTAGCGTCGTGAAGAGAATCTTCGTTCATTCCTTTTTTCTGAAGGATCTGATAAATATGCTTCACAGCTGCTTTATGGTCTTCTTTATTATCCCCGATACGAACTTCTTCAAGAGGGCAACGTTCATCTACTTCAATAGTAGGGTCTGCTTCGATGTAAGAATTAAGTGCATTGCAGAAAGGAGCATTTTCTCCTTTTTTGTTGCACTGATAAGGACATTCAAGACAAGTTGAGATTTCTACTCTTCTAGGCATAATTTATTTCTCCAAATTTTATTCACCGCAGTGAAGCTCCCCTTCCGGAGAAAGGGAGCCAACTAGTTTTAAGAACGATTTTACATCATCATTCCAGGGTTACTGTTATTACCGCATTCGCATTCTTTAGTAGGAATGTCAGTAATAATGCATTCTGTTGTAAGCAAACATCCTGCAACAGAAGCAGCGTTCTGAAGGGCAGAACGAGTTACTTTTGCTGGGTCGATAATTCCGGCTTCAAGCATATTTACCCATTCCTGAGTAGCAGCATTGAATCCCATTCCCTTTTTAGCAGTCTTTGCTTTGTCAGCAATAACAGCTCCATCCAGTCCCGCATTTTCTGCGATCTGGCGAATAGGTTCTTCAAGAGCACGACGAACGATCTTGAATCCAGCTTTTTCGTCTTCTGTGAGATCAGCAGGAATTTCGTCAAGGGCTTTAGCAACTTCAATAAGAGCTGATCCACCACCCATAACAATTCCTTCTTCAAGAGCAGCACGAGTAGCAGCAAGTGTGTCTTCTACGCGGAACTTCTTTTCTTTCATCTCTGTTTCAGTAACAGCACCGATTTCTACGATAGCTACGCCACCTGCAAGTTTAGCGAGACGTTTCTGAAGAGCTTCTTTGTCGTAAGAAGATGTTGTGTCTGCGATGAGTTTACGAATTTCGGCAGTGCGTTCTTTGATTGCTTCTGTGTCTCCTGCCCCGTCAACGATTGTTGTGTTGTCTTTATCAATCTTTACAGACTTAGCTGTTCCGAGCTGATCAAGAGTTGTAGCAGAAAGTTTGAGACCAACTTCTTCAGAAATAACCTGTCCACCTGTAAGGATGGCGATATCCTGAAGCATGTCCTTACGGCGATCGCCGAATCCAGGAGCCTTAACAACAACTGTTTTAAGAGTGCCACGGATAGCATTGAGAACGAGCGTTGTAAGAGCTTCGCCATCCATGTCTTCACAGATAATTACCAAAGGCTTTCCTGTATTTGCAACTTTTTCCAGAACAGGAAGAAGTTCTTTCATAGAAGAAATCTTTTTGTCGTGGATAAGAATAAAAGGATCTTTGAATTCAGTGCACATTTCTTCACGGTTTGTAACGAAATAAGCACTTATGTAACCACGGTCAAACTGCATACCATCAACAGTACGAACAGAAGTTTCCATGTTCTTAGATTCTTCAACAGTGATAACACCGTCTTTGCCTACCTTTTCGATAGCATCCGCAATGAGTTTACCGATTTCAGGATCGTTGTTTGCAGAAATAGCAGCTACGTTCTTGATGTCTTCTGAGCCAGACACTGCACGAGCGTTCTTTTTAATTTCTTTTACAGCGATTGAAACAGCTTTATCGATACCACGTTTAACTCCGATAGGAGTCATACCAGCAGCTACAGTTTTAAGTCCTTCTTTTACAATAGCGTAAGCAAGAACGGTTGAAGTAGTTGTTCCGTCTCCTGCGTCGTCATTTGTGTTAGAAGCAACTTCTTTCAAAAGCTGTGCACCCATGTTTTCGTAAGGATCTTCAAGGTCGATGTCTTTAGCAACAGAAACACCATCTTTTGTAATAGTTGGTCCTCCGTACTTTTTATCGAGCATAACCATACGACCACAAGGTCCCAAAGTTGTCATGACAGCCTTAGCGATTTTCTCTACTCCTGAGTAGAGCTTCTTTCTAGCGTCTTCCGAAAAAATTAACTGTTTAGCCATTACGCTAACCTCCACATTATTTAAGGGAGCCGAAGCTCCCAATTTTTATTCTACTTCTACTTTGTCGAAGAAACGAGAGTCCAAAGCAAACTGCATGATTTCTCCATCTTCTGGATCAGTAACAAGCATTGTGAAGTCGTTTTCACGAATTCTACCCTGGCTGCATTCGTGTTCGAATTCTGGCAAAACGGAATAAACGACTACAAGTCCTCCGAGTTCAGGAAAGCGATAATTAGCTTTCTTTGTGTAGCGAAGAACATCTCCAGCCTTAAGGTCTTTAATGTGCTGGAATGCGGTAACTGTTTCACGCTGTCTAGCGAGATCCTTTTCTTCTTTTACTGTAAGTGATGCTTTCATAAAAGCTCCTCCAATTATATAATATTAAGTTTCCTGTTTATTATAATTCCTGAAGAAGCAAGAAAGGTTTTTATTCTTCAGCTTTTTCTTCTTCAAAGTCTACTGACTGCAAATAAGTAAGAGCCTTTTCAGTAAGAAGAGCTTCTTCAATTCCTGCTTGGCAAGTATCGCCAATGTCTTTTCCCTTAGACTTTTTGTAAGCCAGCGATGCTATTGTAGGGAATTTTGGTTTAGGAGCGAACTGAATCTGTTCTGCTTCATCTCCCATTTCCTTGATTTCGTCATCGCATTCCTGAATGACCATTTGATAAGAGGTCAAGTCCACGATAAGATTGTGAACTGTAGGGTTATAAGACAAATCGTCTGTGTCAATGGTGATCTTAATGCCGTGCTTTGTCAGGTCTTCCAAGTAAGCGTCCAAGTCACCAAGAATTCCGGCTTGCTGATGGTCATTGATCAACTGGATAAGACGAGCAAACAGAGTAGTTATAGGGTCTGCATTTTCTGCTCCCTTTGCTAAAGTTACTTTGTCTGTATCCCAACCGTTTCCTCTTCTCATCCAACAGTTTTTAAGTCTGTGAATAGGATCGGACTTCATTCCTGTGATCTGCGAGATCTTCTTTACAATAGTGCGACAATCCTTTCCAGCTTGTGAACGTGTTTCATGCTTCTGGTTCGAGCTTTCCAGAAGTTCTTTTTCTGTAGGCATAATTATCCTCCTGATAGTTTCCTACTTCTTATAATTCCTGCATAAATAAAAAAGGGCAGAGAAAAGCACCGAAAATTCTTTATGATGGTAAGAATAATTAAAAATTTACTACAGTTTTAATGATAGGAGCTAACTCAGGAAAAAACTTTTCAGATATCTGAGAAATTGGAATGAGACCGTAGCCACAGTTTTCTGGAGATCGAATAGCTCCCTTCATAAATGTCGAAGGACAGCTCAGCTGTCTTAAAGGTGGCATAGTAGTAATTTCGGCTTTAAAAACGAAAAAAGGTTCTGAATAGACAGAAAACTTACCGTAGAACTGTAGCTTCCATTTTTCAAAATGAATATTGGTTTCTTCCCAGCACTCTCGGATAGCTGCATCAATAGGGCTTTCCCCTTTCTGCATATGTCCCTTAGGTAAATCGTATTTTCTTTCTAAATTAGGGTATTGAGTAGTAGGAGTAGGAAGACATCCTAAGACATTTGAGCCGTCTGTTATGACAATTCCAGCTCTAACAGGGATGTCTCCTTCACGTATTTCAGATAAAACTAACATAAACAAAATAGGTTTAAAACAGGTCAGAGCTGGCTGACTGAACAGTGTATTTACGACGAGCTTTTCCTTCTTTGTAGACTTGCTTGCAGGTTTTTGAAAACTCGCAAAACAGATTCTCTACATTAGACAAAGAAATGCGTCTCTGATTACGGGGCAGATCTTCCATAAGAGCTTCGAGGTCTACTCCATTATCTAGCAGCATCTTGCTTAAGTTGTCTCTTGTCCAGTAAAGAAGTTCATCGTAGGTGTAGCCCACCTCTTTTATAGAACGGTCATCATCTCCGAATAAATAGCAAATACCGAGTTTGCATCCAGGACCGCAGACAGCCCAGTCGTCCTCTGTAAAAGGAAAGCCTGGAATGTAAGTCAGGTCTACATAAACTTGAAAAGACAAAAACTCTCCAGCAAAGCCCCGTACTTTACGAATAGCTTTGCCAACTTCTTCGGCTGTTTTGCACTCAAGAATTTTCTTGTCTACGTTATTTTTAATTAAGTCATTAAACAGAATAGCAAACCGACTTTCTACAAGGTTTGTTTTATCGAAAGCTGCTTCTTTATCGACAAAATTTCCCCAACAGGTTTTAATTCCTCCTGTGTTGAAAGCCGAAGTGCAGAAGCAGTAAGTAGGATTTTCTACTCTCTTAGCAGAAATCTTTCGTTCCATTTCAAGCACTTCATCCCAAGTGATCAGTTCCCTTTTGTGAGGGAATCCTACGAGAGAATAGGTTTCGTGTTTGTTGTATGCTCGAAAGACAAAAGCGTTTAAAATCTTTTCTTCTATAGAAAGTTCAGGATTTTCATAAGTAGAGTCAATAACGAACTTCGACTCCTTGTCGTGTCTGCGTAATACGTTTGTAAAACGGAACTCACGCATTATATCCCAGTCTGACCAAGGAGCCGGAAGTTTCTGAACATCTTTCTTGAGGTGAACTAAGTATCGTTCCTTGACCCATCTGCACAGAATTTCTAAAGGTTCTATGTTTACGGGAATACCGTATTTAGTTGTTTGCTTCATATTTTGTTTCCTTTAGAATAAAAAGGCTGAATAAGTCGTTAGAACTTATTCTTTTTCAAAGATATTTAAAATCTTTACACATTAGCTGAAAAAGGAATCTATTTCCTCCCCGTAGTACTTTTCATCCCATTCACATTCAAACACAGGATCCATAGCAGAAATCATAGGCATATGACCTGTCTTCTTAAACCATTCTTGCTTAAGAGGCACTAATCCTGGATCATTTGGGTTCTTTTCGAGCAGAAGTTTTTCAGGAAGTTTTTCTTCACGGATTTTCCAGAAGATAGAAAAATCTACAGAAGGAACTAGCTGTTCTGCTTTTTTAATTCGGTCGTAGGACATATCCGTATAGACATTTGGATAACGCTCTCCGTGAAAGCAATTTTTAAAAGCACATAAGGCTGACTCTACTGTCTGATAGCCTATGTACTTAGCCCAAGGTTCATTCTTGTATCGAGCCTTGAGTTCCTCTGTAAGAAGTCTTCCCTGCTTTTCAGCAGCTTCACACAATTCTTTTGAGTGAGTAGTAACTCCGTTATTTGCTTCCTTCCACCATTCAAGGTCGTCTCTACCCAGAACTCTTAAGCAGCCGTTTCTATGAGACTTAGATCCGGAAACATCATTCATCATAAGAGAAGAATACTCATACGGGAGGTCTGTTAAAATCTTTATAAACTCATCGTAGGAGAAAGTTGTAAGCCTTCCGAACTTATAAAAAGATTTTGTCTCTTCCCAAACTTTATCAAACCACTTAGTAGGCTCTTTATCATAAAGGTATTGGGTGAAGAAAGTTTCCTGACTCATACCCTTCAGATGTTCTACGTAGGAACGAGTTTGCTCTACTAAGTGACCTTTATTATAGCGAACATCACGATCGTAGCAGAGAGACCTCCAGTTTTCTGCATGCCACTTTTCAAAAGTAGTCAGTTCTTCCTCTGTTCGAGGCAAATTAGGAAAATATCTAGTTACCTGCCAAACAGTACAAGGATTTTCTGTACAGCCTTCAAGAAAAGCTGCCCAGAATCTTTGCTCTAAGTTCCAATTATCTCTTTTAGCCATTTCTGGAAGAAATAAATAAACAAGTCCTGGATGAATTCCGTACATCGTATGGAACTTATAAAAGCGAAAAAATACTTCCCTACGGTATTCAATTTTTCTGAAGTCCATTCCTTTTTCAAGTTCTGAAACTTCTGGTATACCTTTTAGTACACAAGCTCTAATTAATTCCATCTATTTCTCCTTGCTTGGTCTATCCCAAGGAAATAATTTCGCTTTATTTAATTCCTGACCTTTGAAGAAAGGTTCCATAGCTTCTCGAGTAGGATAAGAACCAACTATCCAGAAAAGAGATTTTTTATGAATCAACTCAGGACATTTCTTCATAATGTAAGTCATGATTTTTCCTTCGTAAGTTGGATGAAGTTCTATATCATGAAAAGTAAAAGGCATTAAGTCACTATAAACAGAGAATCCTTCTTTCTGTTGATCATGAACAATTACTTCATAAGGAAAGTCCTGAGGAACAGGATCGAACATGTCATCTTCATAAGGAAGATTTTTAAAAAGCCGAGTTTCAAAGGGAGCAACTTCTTTCATCCGCTCAAGTCTTTTTGTCAAATAGTCAATTTTGCTCGGACCTGTTGTAATAAAATGAATTCTTTTCAAATTCTTTTTAGGATATTTACACAAGCCAAGAAGCACTGAACTGGATGAGTTGCAAGAGCCTGCTGCCATTACAAGTTCTTCTACACCATCTGGAATATTTTTTACTTGTTCTGCTCCAACACAGTGGAAATCATAAATTTCTTGCGAAGTATGCTCAAGTCCAAGAGTAATAGCGTATTCAAGATAGAAAGCTACCGATTTTCCTCCTAAATACTCCTGAAGTTCTTGTGCCCTTTTCTGAAGAACTCCGTTATAGCCGATCGTACAAAGCCAGAACTCAGAGCCTAACCAAGCTGCTAAAGCAGGCATCTCATGCTCTAATACCTTGTCAAGTTTAGTTCCTGGGCATACTGTGATAGCCTTTTTACCAAAATGCTTAGCTACAGCTGTCTGAAAAGCCAACTGAGGAGAATGAAGCGACATAGCTCCTACAAGGTATTTTACTCGAGAGTTTATCAAGTTCTGTGAGCCAAGATAAATAGCTTGTCGGAGTTTACTACCGTTCAATCCCCCGTATCCTAAAGGAGCAAAATAGTCTTCTCGCTTAAAGTAGCAGCCTTTACCTGTTTTGGAGTCTGCATGAAACTCTACGGGAGTTAGCTCATAAATGAAATCTTCCCACTTTATGTCCTCACGGTCTAAAGTAGTAACCGGAAAAACAGTTTTCTTAAATGCCATACTAAAAAAGGTCCTCTGAGTCCGTTGTTTCAACAGATGATTCTGACTGCTGCTTCAAAAAGTTGTCTGCATAGACCTTAAAGTCTTCGATAAGTTCAGGATGTCCTACTCTCTGAAGAATGTCTACACCGATTGTCCAAACAGGCTCTGATGGAAGTCCGTGAAAGAACTCGTAGCGTTCAGGATGCTTTACCTGAGGCATTTCTTCTGCCTGCATTTCACCCTGACGCTTCATCGAGTCATTAGTTTTCCACATGGAAGAATCTTCTGTAAGAAGTTTTCCCTGGGATCTTCCCGCAATTCTTTCCTGATATTCTTTAAAAGAATCATACCAGTAAAATCTGGAATAAGTTTTTGCATCTACCCCGTAAGTTTCAAGAGCCAGAGGTCTTGAACGATTTGAACGAAGCATAGCAGCACTGTCAAGAACGAGATTCTGAGTTCGGGCTGTTTCATAAAAGAACTTAAACAGCTGCTCAGACCCTTTGCCTTCGTTAATTTCACGAATAAAAGAGTCAAGACCTTGCCAAGCAGCTTTTCCGTTGCGGTTAATTTCTTTACCGATTACATAAAAAGAATTAAGGTATTCTCTTCCTACGGCAATCTTGTTGTGATAAAGATACCCAGTTGGTTTTTCTCCTCTATCTTCCAAAAATCTTATCAGTGCATAAACACGGGTAGACTTTCCAGCTCCCGAAGTTCCTGCAAAATAAAAAATTGTCTTCAAGTTTTCTTCCATGGGTTGTCTCCTTAGTCTTTTCCTTCTTCGTAGCCGAAAGGATGTTCTTCAGCATCTTCAAAAGGAAGTTCAGGCTGATTAGGATCAGCAGCGTTGAGCTTAGCAGAAGTTAAATTGAGAATGAGTGTTCCCAAAGTTGCATATCCTGCAAGGTCAAGCCAAGTGTCGTTTACAGATTCGAAGTTTGTTTTTCCGTCTTTACCCAAAAGGCTCTGAAGACGAGAAAGTTTGTCTGTCATGCGAACATAATTTCCTACGCTACCTCCGTTTTTAACAGAAGCATTACCGTAGTCAGCGTTTTTACGGATAAGGGTTTCTCTGAGATTTTCATAAACTTCAGGGATACTTCCTCCAGAGTACATTACGTAAGCTCTTAAAGAAACGTCAATTATGTCACGCAAAGTAAGACGAAGTTCTTCTTCATCAATTTCACGAGACTCAAGCATGCCTCTGTAAAGAAGCATACTGTTTGTTACGGCTGCTAAGGGTGCTTCTGACAAAAGGGCTACCCCGCAGTTACTTTCCATGGCATCATCAAGAATAGTCTTTATGGTTTTACCGAAGTCTTCCTGAGTGATGTCAATGTCTTCACCAAAAAGTTTTGTAAGTTTCATCTTGGTTTAATCCTCCAAAATATCTAATTCCGAACATTTTGATAAACGTGGGAAATTAGCTGACCTTATATAAGTGCGGAATACAGCTAATGCTTCATCGTGCCAAGGGTGATTTTTACAAAAGTCCTGGACTCGGAGCATAGTGATTTTCTGAGCGTTTCTCAGAATAAGCTGCATTTCTGCTGTTACGTTTCCAAGCTGTTCCTCTTTGCAGCAGTAAAGAAGCAAGTCAAGCATATCTGCAATCTTGAACAGTCTAAGTTTTTCCGGAGAAAGAGTTGACTCAATTTTCTTGTCTGAGTAGTTTTCCAGTTCCGGATACATTTTTGCTTTTTCTTGAAGAACAGATTCCTCAATGAAAGCCCATCTTTCTTCTACTTCTGCAGACATGTTTTTAACTACCCAAGGTAAATCACCTGTAAAAGTTTCAGCTAAATCATGTCTCATAATCAGCTCAACCTCTGTCTGAGACAAAGGCTCCAGCTGCAGAAGTCTTACCAAGTCTAAACAAATTGATAAGACCCCGTAACTGTGCTGAGTAAGGTCGTAGTCCTGAATTTTCGTTGCCAAGCCACAACGCTGTATGTCACGCTGCGCTCTCTGCATTTCAATTGGTAAAAATTCCATCTTCTTACTCATTGTTGTCTTTGCTCCTTAGAGCATTCCTTTCTGATACATAACCTGCAACTGAGGGTGGAAGAATTCTCCGTTAACAGGATCGACTTTGCGTTTCTTGCACTGAGCTAAACGGAAAACTTCAGCATAGTCAGAGAATACCTGAAGTCTGCGGTCAACAAAGAACGGATTCTTTGCAGTAAGGTCTTCGCCCCGTAACAACTGTGCTTCGTATGCAAGCATAATGTCGATAGCCTTGTCTACGTCTTTAAGTTCAATCTGTTCCTGAGCGTAAGAAAAATCGCTCATTTCTGGAATAGGTTCAATTTTTTCTTTAAGGCAGTTCTTTACCAAGTCTTCAAGATCATCATAGTAGTGGAAGTTATTGGCGATATGGAAATACTGACCCAAAGGAAGACCGCATACCTGAGCGATAATCTGCTGAAGGAAAGTAAACTCGGCTACATTAATTACAGACATACCGTGAAGAATGTCATTAGAACGCATGTGAACGTAGCAGTTAAGTTTTCCTTCTGAGTCGCACATAAACTGAACGGAACGAGTACAAGGAGTGTCCTTAGTAGAAAGAAGATTGCCGTTCAAGTCAAAGTCATCTTTGTTAGGGTCGTGAATAGTGATCACAGCTTGACGAGTAAACTTATCTTTTTTAAGCTGCTCAATACAGAAACGAAGCTGATCAGAGTAGCCGACTCCTCTGCTTAAGAAAGCAGTTCTTTCCTGATGACGGATGTAATACTGGGCTTTTGTTTCGTTGAAGAAACGAATACGAGGACCGTATCCTGCACGATAGGACTTTCCGTCATCTGTGTAGTTGTAAATCGCTTTTGCATAATGACCAGGAAGCTCATCCAAGTCGTTCATTCCGGACATAATCCAGATGCTTTCTGCGACGGTAAGAGCTACGTTCTGTTTGCGGTTTTTCAAAGTGCAAAAACGAGCCAAAGGGTTTGTCAAGGTAAGAACTACGGGAGTAGGATACTCGTGACATACACAACGCTGCCATTCTGGTTTTCGGTCAACGCCAGACTTTTTAATAGCCTGTAAACCTTTCTGAAGCATCTCATCTACGGAGTTGCAAGGTTCAAAGATAGGTTGATTCATTTTTATCCTCCAAATTTATCTAGACCAAATAAAAAGGGTGAGAACGGTATGTCCTCACCCTTTATAATTCCGAAGAAATCTTAAACAGCTACTTTATTTTAGAAGTAGATTCCGTTTTTACGAAGGAATGCTTCAGTCTTTTTCTTGTCGTCAGCATCATCATCTTCGTTTTTAGCATCGTCATCTTCTTCGTTCTTTGCTTCTTCATCGTCTTCTTTCTTAGCCTTAGCTTCACGACGACGTTTAGCTTCAAGATAGCGTTTCTGAGCGAGGAAGAATTCTTTCTTTGCTTTCTTTTCTTCTTCTGTTTCTTCGTCAGCAGCCTTGTTTTCTTCGTTTTCGTCCTTTGCTTCTTCGTCTTCCTTCTTTGCTACAGTTTTTTCGCAAACAGGTTTCATAGAAACAATCTGAACGATATCGTGTGCTTCCAGAACAATGTCAGTTCCTGGGATACGCCAGTCTTTAGCGATTTCAACAAGGAGAGAACGTCCTACGAGAGCACATTTCTTCGTTCCTTCAGATTTCTTGAAAGAAAGCTGACCGTGGGTATCTTTTGATTCTACCAAAGAACGGAAAGCACGTTTGAATGCAGATTCTGTGAACTTTGGAGTCTTTTCGTTCATTGCATGACCGATTACGAAAATCTGGTCACCCTTTGAAATTACTACCTGACGGTTTTCTGGAAGACGGAAAGATTCTTCAACTACGATAGGAGCAGGATCAGCTCCTTCGATTTCTGCTTCTGTTGCGTAGATATCTGGTTCATCCTCTTCAACCTGAACGATAGGTTCTGTCATAGGAAGTTCAACGTCTGGCATAGCTCCGAGTTCTGGATCTTCAACGTCGAAGTCTTCCATAACTTCTGGTTCAATAACTCCAGCTCCGTCTACGTCTTCTTCTGCAACGTCAAGTTCGTCGTATTCTTCGAATTCTGGCATTTCGTCAACGCTTTCAAAAGTAACTACGTCATCATCTTCTGCCATTGGATCAGCTCCAGTGAAATCGTCAATTACGTTTCCGTCAGCATCGTAAGCGATGTCATCTTCGTGCATGATAGCGTCATCATCTTCTTTTACAGAAGACATTCCGAAAGTTGGTTCGTTGATTGGAGTTGTTTCAGGATTTCCAATCAAAGCTCCGTTAAGATCGTCAGCTGTTTCATACTCGTTAAGAGGGTCATCAGCTCCGCCGAGGGAGAATCCTGGATTTTCTTCACCGTTTGCCATTGCAGCAGCAGTGTCAGCAGCGAGAGCTGCATCAGGATTTGGACCTGGATTGATTCCATCACCTACTGAAAAGTCAGGTGTGCCGTAGCCTGCAGGAACAGAAGCGTTTCCGAGACCATTTTCTTCGTTGTATCTTTTCATGTGTATCTTATACCGCAGTGTTGAAGTTATAAGCCAGTTTTCTGGCATCTGCGATACTCCTTAATAAAATAGGGGACTTCCTTTCGGTAAGCCCCCTTTCTAAATTATTAAGTTAAACCGTAGCCCCAAGTGTTAGATTCACATTCAAGAGGAGGTTTTGTGAATTTTACATGATAGTTGTTGTCATGCATCTGACGGAAAGTATCAGAAAAATCAGCAAAGCTCGGGATTCCGTCTACTACTCGATCAAAGATGTATTTTTCATTTTCTACCCAAACTTCTTTTATAGGAAGTTCGCCCATCTCTTTAAAGTATTCAAGAGAGTTTACAAGAACACGTTTTTCTGGATTGTTTTCATCTACGAATACTGCAGTTGTATTGCGCAGCTTTTTCCAGATCTTACCGTCTTTTTCAAAAGTATCGGGAATAGAATCATTGATAGTTATTCCCAAGTCCGAGAGAGTAAAGGTCTGAACTTCGTTCGGAACTCCCTCCTTGTTAGATTTCCACCCATAGTCAAATAAAAGCATTTTATCCACCTTATGAAATTCTTTTTAAGACGCTCTGCCTTACAGAATCTACAATTCCTTTTTCTTCACAGAACTCGTTAAATAGTTGAATAAGGTCTGCGTCGGAAACGTCCAGATCTTCTCTTTCAACTTCTTCGTCGTCTTTCAAAAGTCTTTCTTCTGCGACTACGTCACCTACGTAGAGTTTAGGGTTCGAAGTTCCCGCAAACTTTTTAGTATATTCATCTTTTACAAAGTCTGCGTTGTCATGTCCGTAAATGTCTACAATAAGAGAAGTTTCCGGCTTTTTATGAATAGGATTCTTAAAATAGTCATCGAGAGAAGCCCCGTACTCGATCTTTGCGTAGTTCAAGAAAAGAGGAAGTTCAATTTCTTCAAACTTTGAAAAATCTTTTGTATCAAACTTACGCATGATACACTTTTTATCAACTTCATCTCTACGAGTAACAGCAGCTGATTCAAGCTGATTTTTAGAAACGGTTTTGTGAATATGCCCGTTAGACTTCATACAAGAGAAAAGAGAAAGGTCTGCGTCTTGTAAAAGTTCGCCACAGGTTTCATCTCCGAGATGAGCAGAAATAAATTCAATCTTAGGTTTGTAAGTTTCCCAGTTCGAAAAATACTGCTGATAAAATTCTTCTTTACCGTAAGTTTCTCTTCCGTTGTAGTAAGGCAGATGCTTAATTTTCATGTGAGGAAGAAACAGAGTATAGCCTGTCTGCTCTGGAAACTGCAGAATAGTAGGTTCATAAACTACCTGAATTTTAGAAGAAAGCCCGCAGATAGTATCAAGAGCTGATCCTGTGTCTACTTTGAAGTCATGGTTACCTTGAATACACCAGATAGCTTGACAATTAGGTAAAGCTGCAAGGGTTAAGAAGAACTTAGCTACTTCTCCGTTTACACGTCCTGTTTCTTTTGAAACGTGGTAACGATCTCCAGAGTCTACATAGATAAAAGGTTCTGTCTGCTTTTTGAAAAAATCTATAAGCCAATCGTCTAAGGCTTTTCCTGCTTGGAAGAAAGGCTCTTCGTCTTTTAAGTGATGATCCGTTGTCTGAAAAAGGTTCATTTTATCCTCCACAAATTGTAATTCCGTAAATTATTAACAGAGCGAGAACTTGTCATGTGTAAAAAGTCCTGACTCTTCTACTATAAATTCCCCAAACGGCTTAGCGTGGGAAATTGCATATTCGATTTCTTCCGGAGTAGAGTCTCCTGGGTCTTTGCCCCGTACTCTCGCTACCTTAAAATCGTTCTCCATAAAGCCTTCAAAAAAGTCTATCGAGCTGTGTCCTGCTTCGTCGTCATCGATAAACAAGATAAGGTTTTTATGGTCTTTTAAAAAATCTTTCTGCTCTTGAGCAAGGCTTACTCCGAAAGTTACAGTAACATTCTTTGTCACGTGATCCCAAACTTTCGGAATGTCCATAAGTCCTTCACAAACAACTAAAGGCTCATCCTTCTTCAAGTTGTCTTGATTAAAGCAGATACTTACTTGAGCATCCTTCGGATAAAGACATTTAGGAACTTGCGTTCTTAAGTAATCTCGACCCTCTAAAGAGTAAAGCTCTCCCTGATAATAGATCGGAATAAGAAGTCTGTCTCGCCACAGTTTCTTGTTCTTAAACTGGCAAAGATCCGTTGCTCGGATTTTGAACTCCTTTATAAAAGCATCCGACAAACTCCTACTTCGGCAGTATGCTAAGGCTTTTGCGTTATCGTAGACTTCTGTGATTTTTCCGGCTACTATCTCAAAGGAACTTCGCTCTTTTTCAAGAGCCTGAATTCGTCGCTCGTATAAATCTTTTTCTACTAGTTTAATTGTTCCATGCTCGTTCCAGGGTTCGTGTTTCAGCTCTTGATAGAGCTTGTGGAACGGCATACCCTCATTACAAGTAAAGCACTTAAAGAACCAATTAGATTTATACAAAGCAGCTGAAGCCGATTTTTCCATACCATTTTTATGGAAGGGACATCTAATAGAAAAATAATGTCCCTTGTCTTCGAAACGAATTCCGGAGCTTATTAACAAGTTACGTGCTTCATATTCTGTTGGTTCCCGTATCATAGTCTTACTCTTCTTTCTATTTCTTTTTCCTGAATTCTGGAAAATCCTGCAAGTTCATCGCAGCGTTCATTCTGCTCGTGTCCTGTATGCCCTCTGATCCAAGTAAACTCAGGTTTTAATTTATCAGCAAGTGGGTTAAGTTTTTCCCACAAGTCCATGTTTTTCACAGGTCCGGAAGAAGTTTTCCACCCGTGTTTAGCCCAATTAAAACGCCACTCCGTAATTGATTTAATCACGTACTGGGAGTCTGACGTAATATTAATATTCCCTGCAGCGTCTGGAAAGTGGGAGTCAAGATACTCAAGCAGTTTCATAACTCCCATAATCTCCATACGATTGTTGGTTGTGTCTTTTTCGTAGCCAGAAGACTCTACTCGGAAACCACTAAAGTCAAGGACAAAAGCCCATCCTCCAGACTTGTCGCCCGTGTTATTTCCGGAGCCATCTGTATATCCTTGATACTTTTTCACGAAGCAACACCTCCTACAAAAGTGAGGACTTCTGCCCCGTACTCGTTTTCCAGCATCTCTTTTACTTCATCTTTATGAGATACAAGGATGACCTGATCAAAGTAAGTTCCCACTGTCTGAGCAAGCACCTCATAAAATAGTTTAGCGTTACGTGGACTGGCAGCACTGTCTGCTTCATCAAGAACAAGACACTTGTTACCAATAGCTCTAGAAATTGAAATCTTAAAAGCAAGGTTGAACAAACTTCTTTCATAGCCAGAAGAAAGAGCTACATCCTGATCTTTCGGACCGTAAACAATGTGAAGAGCATTTCCCTTGTCCTTCATTTTTACAGTATAGCGACCACCGTAGGTTTTCTTAAGGAATTCATTCATACGCTTTTCAAGGTCTTTCACAACTCTTGAAATTACGTAAACAGGGAAGTCCGTTTTAAGCAGCTTAGCTTCTATTTCACGGTCTTTTACTGTAGCCGATTCTTCCTGCAGAGATGTCTTAATTTCATCAAGACGCTTAGCATCTTCTTTTTTCTGTTCGTCGACCTTAGCCATAGTGTCTTTGTAGAAGACTACCTGACTTTCGTAGTCAGCAAAGCTCTTAAGTTTAGCATCGTAATCTGCAACTTCGTCTTCAAGTTTCTTAATCTCAGAAGAGTAATCGATATCAGAAATCTGACCTTTAAGACTTTCTGCTTCAGACAAGTTCTTTGCCAGATTTTCTTCTATCTGATTAATGTTCTTTTCAATAGACTGAATAAGCTCTTCTACGTGCAACTTTTCAGTAGCGTATTTTTCTGAAAGAACTCCGATAGCAGTTTCTACAGACTTAGTGTTAGACTCACAAGTTAAAAGGTGCTTTTCCTTGTCTGCTGTTAAAGTGGTAATTTCTTTTTCCAGTTCAGCACAAGTGTCCTTTACTTTCTGGTTGTGAGTAACGGCTTCATCGTAAACTTTCTTGGCAGAGGTTTTCTGTTCATACTCTTTACGCTTTTCTTCAAGAGTAGAGCTTAAGGTTTTAATCTCTTCGTCTCTCTTTGCAATATGTTCAGGAGAGTTTATACTCTGTCCGCAAGTAGGACAAACGTCTGTTGCATTTCTTAAGTCAGAAAGTTTGTTCTCCAAAGAAGTAACTTCAGCTTTAAGAGTTACATAAGAATCCTGATCGAATACGCCTACACGCTTAAGGCTGGATTTTGTAGAAGCAAGTTCTTTCTGTTTTTGCTGAATGCTTTCTCCTATCTCTCCTTCAATACGAGCTCTATCCTGAGCACAGTCCTTTAACTGAGTTTCAAGCTGTATCTTTTCATTCTGCTCGTCTTCTGGAAGTTTAGCAAGTTTGGCTTTCTGCACGTCCAAGGATTGCTTCTCGGAGTCCTTTTTAGAAGTCAGGGAAGTTTGTTCGTCAAGTAATCTCTGATACTGCTCACGGTTGCTCTTTGCTTGTTCGGACTGTTTTTTAAGGTCAGCAAGATTTACCTGAATAGAAGCAAGCTCTTTTTCGTAAGTTGCTTTCACTTCTTCTGAAAAAGGTTTTTCTGGCTTCGTTGGTTCCAGATACGTCTTATTTTCTAAGCTCTCAACAGTAGAAGTAAGTTTAGCTACATTCAAAGAATGCTCTTTAAGTTCAGCATCAATATCTGCTAAAGGCTGCTTGAAGTCTAAGTTGTAGATTTTCTTAAGGTGATCACGTCTTTCTGCGGGCTTTGCGTTTACAACGTCTGTTTCCTGTTCCAAAGAAAGCATAGCTGCTTTTAATAAGGTTGGATCCAGAATTTCCTTGAGTTTTCGCTTAGCTTCATCGCCTGAGTAAGTTTCTGACCCGAACTCAAGTTTACGCTCTGTTGATCCATCGTATCGGATAGTAATCTTGTAATCTACTGCCTTGTGGTTAAATCCGATTTCAATGTAAAATTCTTTTGCTTCCCAATTGACGTAATCGCTTAAAACTCCGTCATAAGAGTCAAATACTGCAAGACGAATTGCTTTGATAACAGTGCTTTTTCCGTTACCGTTATCCCCAGATAAAATAAGCAAAGGCTTATCCAAAGTCTTCTCAAAATTCTTGTTGTTACCGAAGTTGATAAGTTTAATATAAGTAAATTTCATAGATTATCCTCTACTTTTATAATTCCTGCAGAAACAAAAAGAGCGAACGATTTTTGTCGTTCGCCCTAATCCCCTCTTTTTTAGTTCGGATAAAGTTTAGTTGCTTGCTGCGTCTAATGCTGCGGAGGCAAGGTCTGCTGCTCCTGAAGGAGTGTGTAAATCAGCAAAGGCTTCTTTTTCAAGTTTAGTCTGCTGCTTGATAACTTCTTCTTCGTTTTCTTCTGTCTGAGTAATGACGTTAGATTCCTGAGCAATCATGTCCTGGACTTTACGCTTAAACTGTTCAAAGATTACAGGGTTGTCCTTGAACCATTCAACTACATTGTCCATACCCTGTTCTTTGTGAGAAGCATCTTTTCCAGAAACGTCTTTATAGTTCCAGCTGAACCAACTACCTGATTTTTCAATAAGAGTGCGTTTTACAAAAGCTGTAACATATTCTTCTTCTACCTGATAGCCCTTACCGAAAAGAAGTTTCAGTTCACAGGTCTTAAAAGGTGGAGCTACTTTGTTCTTGATTGTCTTAAGAGCCGAAACAATTCCAATAACATCATCTGCGTTCATACCTGTGATGTTTTCTTTACGACGGATAGTAAAACGAATTGAAGCGTAGAACTTGAGTGCGTTACCTCCCGTGGTTACTTCAGGGTTACCGTAAATAGTATTATGAGACAAAACCCCATTAGAAAAATAATTATGGGTATTTTCAATCTCTACATCCAAAATTGGAATAAATTCTTTTGTAATTTCTACAGAAGATGCTTTCCAATCTTTCCCGTTAAATAAATAAAAAGTTTTTTTAGAAAGCTGTTCAGCTGTAAAATAAGCAGCGTCTTTATCCAAATGCAATTTTGCCCAAACTTTATGATCTGGGGATCCATCAAACATTCGTTTTCCTTCTGTATAGAAAACACATTTTTTAGCGTCTGGTTTTCTTACAGCTTTAAGTACTTTTGCTTGAACTTCTTTATTTTCTTCATGTGAGTAAGAACTTACAAACACATTTTTGTCAGAAACATCCACGGCTTCACCTATAGCCATCTGTTTCCAGTCCAGTCCAAATCCTTCTTTAAACAATGTCTCTAAAGAGGTCGTTTTCTGCTCCATTGATATAGTCTCCTACAAATTCTTTTAGCTGTTTTTTACACTTTCGAGGATGTTCCTCTAAGTCCTTTTCCCAAATTTCCAAAACTTCATAGCCGTTATTTTTTAGCCACGAAATTTTTTCCTTGTCTCTTTTCTTATTAGCTTTTTGAAAATCGTTTAAGTCTTCTTCTTCATAAACTCTTGCATCTCCATGAGTATATGTTCCATTCATTTCAATTACTAAATTTTTACCGACAAGAAAATCTACTCTCCATTTACAGTTATTTACATATCGTTCTGCACGAAACCTAACTTTAAACTCAAGTAAACACTCTCGACACCACTTTTCTATCCAAGTCTGTTTTGGTCGTGGTTTAGAAGTAGAGGGAAATCCAAATAACTTTTTACCGGAAAAAACTTCGACATAGTGTACAAATGCGTTTACACTTTTTACGTTATACTTTGCTGCGAAAAAAGATTGAGCTGTTCCACTAAAGTATTCAACCCTGTCTATATCCAATAGAAAGTTTTTAATGGTTTCATCACTCCACATTTGAACTTTGAGAGGTAAGCTCTTTCTATCTTTATCTTGTGAAGGCTTTATTATTTTCTCCCAAATTTCTTCTAATTTAGCTTTCTTTAAACGTTCACCATATACCTTTTCTATTTCTGATCTTTTTACAAAAACCTCCACATTAGAAATCCAAGGATGCTCTGCATGAAATTTTCTTAAAAGTTCCCACTCTTTTTCGGTCAAAGGTTTTTGTTGAAGACCTTTTGAGATAGCTTTACCTCTGGAGGAATTGTTTTTTCCAGTATTCGCTTTCCTAATCTTTTCTTTAACCTCTGAAGACCACTTGAAATCCTTCCTAAAACAGGAAGGACATTTTCCTTTCCAAAGAACTTCTGAGTAAACCTCACACTTAGAGCAGATTCCTGGGTGCTGCTTAAGATTGTCTATTCTGTTCATAGATAAATAGGCTTATAAATCAGAAAAACTTATTTTTTCAACCAGCTAATCATCGTATCAGGTGCGACGCATCCAATCTTTTCACGAATCTGGTTAATCCAAATAATTGAAGCAGACTTACTTGTCATGTTTGCCTGGAGCTTACGACAAGCCTTAGACATAAGACGAGCCTGAAGACCCATCTGCTGATCTCCCATTTCTCCGTCTGCTTCTGCCTGTGGAACAAGAGCAGCTACTGAGTCAACTACGATAAGGTCGACTACATCGGAAAGGAGCAAGTCGTTTACGATGTCAAGTGCCTGTTCTGCAGAGTCTGGCTGAGAGAACAAAACGTCTTCCATGTGAAGTCCTACAGATTCTGCGAATACTGGATCAAGAGCGTGTTCTACGTCTACGTAAGCGACCATACCATTACGCTGTTTGTCTTCGTAATAATGCTGCTGACACTGTCCTCCGATGTATTCTGCCAGAGTAGTCTTTCCGGAACTTTCTGGACCGTAGATCTCAATCATACGTCCACGTGGAAAGCCACCTCCCATCATGTCAGTCAAGTTCATTGAACTGACTGGAACCCTTTCTACTTTAACTTGGTTCTTACCAAACATAGAAATGGATCCTTTGCCATACTTCTTCTGAATGTTCAAAAGAGTTGCATCAAGTTTTTTCTGCTGATCTTCTGTCATTTATTTTCTCCTTAAAATGATTTACAAGGTTCAATAGGACTTTCGCCCTCTTTCCAGTCAGCCCCGTACTTAAAGCACAAAGGACTTTCCCACAAAGCTGTCGCATCTTCTGCAGAAAGAGTTGTTCCACCCGCAGCTTTATGTCCTCCTACGGAAGCAAGTTGAGTTACGTCAAACTTTTCTTCAAGACATCTTACAGAAACTTTTCCCCAGTTGTCAGGAGAATCCTGAAGACAGATAAGGTAATCATAACGGTCTGTTTCTCTAAGAATGCGAGACGCTGTAATAGAAATTCTACCCCACGCTTTCCAGATACCGAAAGTTCTTCCCTGATTGTCTACTCGGTCTTGAATAACGTTTAACGCTTGTTGATAAGAGTTTTCTTCTTTCTGAATTGCTGTATCAATGTAAGACTGCTCTGTGACGTTCCAAGCAAAAGATGTCATACTGTCAAACTTTCGGCACATCTGCATAATAAATCGGTCATGCTGCATAATGTTGTCCGGACAGTTCCAGTTTGCGTAAGCTGTCCAGACTCTCTGAAGGTTTTCTGATTCCTTACGCAAAGGAGAGTCAAGAACCCAACGGTCATAAACATCTACTAAGTTTACAAACTGTTTTACAATCGGCTTAAATCGTCCTACACGTGGAAGCACGTATTCTTCAAAGAAGATTTTTGTTCCGCAGCGTTCTTCATCGTGGACACTGCCTTCTTTTGTGTCGAGCCATTTAGCTGTATCGTGGTGATCATAGATTTCAACGTGCTTTCCGGCTTTAATAAGTTCATCATAACTTTCTTCCGGAATGGAAAGGTCTGCCATAATAATTTCGTCGGCAGCGTCAATAATCTTTTTACATTCTGGAATTTCGATAAATCCGTAGTCCCAGGAATAAACTGCATCAAAAGGCAAGTTAAAGTAGTCTCGTAGAACAATGACTCCTAGTCCGTCAAGATCTCTGTGCGAGATTAAAATCCTCATTTTGTTATCCTCCAAAACAAAAAAGGTCAGGGTGGTTTGTTTCCCTGTCCTTTATTATAATTCCGTAAAGTTCTGCAACGGTTATGCTGCTTTTGAGTAATAGTAGTCTGCGGAATAGCAGTCAGAGCCGTCATGCTCTTCGTTATAAACTTCGAGCTTAAGAAACGGAGCTATCTCTCTTACTACAAACTTGGCATAAAGGTGTTCATGCTTCCAGTCGCCCCGACTTACTTCTATTACAAACTGATTGTCACTTGTTGTTTCGTAAGCCCTTAAATGAGAGCCGTCATGTTCAAATCGGTCATTAATTTCTTTTACAATCTCAGAAATGCTTCTATTCATTGCCGTCCTCCTCGTCGTTATGCTTTGGATAAGTGGCGTTTGCAATTCGTGCTAAAACTAAGCCCAAGCCTAGCATAAGGAAAAATCCTGCAAGGAGTCCCCATACCCAAGCTACGTTGTTTGTAAACATTGCAAGGAAGATATCCCCGATAACTGCTACAAAGCAAGTGAACCCGAAAACTACTCCCATCGGAATCTTGTCTCCTACGGGAGTGTTAATAATAATGTTTGGTGCTACTACAAACCCTGTAAATGCAATCAAAGTTGCTACTGTTCCAAAAATCAAGTTAAGCATATTCCTTCCTCCTAAGCTGTCTTCTTGTTACTCAGTTCTGTTTCGTAAATAATAAGTTCATCCTGAGTTGTGAAATAACGGTTGTATTTGTGAATGATTTTTCCTTCGGCGATAGAGCCTTCAACTAGTTGACGTGCGTATTTTGGCATCAGCTTGAAAAGGAAGCCAGTCTGTTTGTCTGACAGGCTGCCTCTTTCAAGAAGCTGCTTAGCAAGGCTTGAAAGGAATTCGCTATCTGTTCCTGTAAAGCCTACTCCGTTTTCGTAACGTGTTACTTCTGCTCTCTGTTCGTCGGCTGTCTGGTTTTCGTAGATGCGTTTAAGTGCTCGCCATGCAGTAAGTTTGTCTGTCTTAATCTGATTTTTTAAAGTGTTGACAATGTCTTCTTTGTTTGTGTAAATCATAAAGGTCTCCTTAGTTAGCCTTGGCTACAATTTCGTTCATGCTCATTAAGAGCCCACAGATCTCATTGTATTCCGAGTTGGTAAGTTTGTCGTCGTAATACATGTTGCTTGCGATAATAAGAAGTGCGTCCTTTACTGCTACAAAGTCTTCTTTAGTTCTTCCGTTCTTAATCTGGTCTAAAAGTTCTTTAATCATATCTGATCTCCTCGGGCTGTCATATCGGGCAGCCCGTTGTTTTCTATTTAAGCGTAAGCTACTTCGAATACGCTAGATGCAATTTCCTTAGCGTATTTAAGGTGTGCTTTTACTTTGCTGAGGGAGCAACCGAACTCATCTGCAATTTCCTGGAGCTTAAGTCCTGCCCTACGTTTTTCAAGCAAGGCTTTTTCGAATGCTGACAAGCGAGAGTAGAAACGTCTTACTCTTGCATCCAAAGGGTCTTCCTGAGCGATAACCAACTTTTCCGGATTGTAAACGTCGAATGTGTGTGCCCCGTAAAGCTGATAGTTGATTTTATCCTGTGAGGACTGAGCTACAGACTCAGTAGCTTCTCCGTCATCACTTTCTACATACGAGAGTTTAACTACTTCATTGTAGCGTTTGCTCTCATTGATAAGTTTGCTGCGTAAGTTCTTCATTCCACCTGTAACCATAAAACTGAAGCTCCAGCTCTCTGGCTTAACTCCAATTTTGTTAGGGTCGAATAAGTCAAGTTTGTGACTGAAAACGATAAATGCTTCGCTTTCAAGTTCTTCGTTTTCAAGGTGAGCAACCTTGTAAAGAATGCTCATACAAACGTTTTTGTACAAAGACCAAAGCTGTAAAAGGTCTTCCTGATTTCCGGCTTTTGCGCCACATGCTAATTCGAATTCTGTTTTCTTCATAATGCTTCTCCCGTGCATTTTTCTTTTTGTATTAAGGAAGGAGCCTGAGCTCCCTCCTGACAAGGGAGGTTTCCCTCCCGTTGTTTCTATTTAAGAGCTCCTACGATAAGGCTAGGTGCTTTCTTACCTGTAACTGACTTGTATTTTGCAATCAGGTCAGCTCTTCCTGCGTCCTTCAAGCCCTTTTCTGTGAGCTTAGCAGCTGCTTTGATTTCAGCAAGGTTCATTTCATCCATTGCTGCGTTGCTGATCTCAGACATGCTTGCTCCTTCACGCAAGTAAACTGATTTCCCCAGGTCTACGAAGTCTTCTTTGAAAGAAGCCTGACCCTTGATTTCGTTTGTCCAAGCGTCTGTGTAATAAGCGATGGCGTCTGTGAATTCTTTTGCTACTGCAATGAATCTTGCCTTGTCCTGAAGTGTAAGTCCTTCTTCAGTGCCTTTACTGATTGTTGCTTTTAATTCCTTTTCCAAAGCCTTGAGTGGAACCGAAATGTCTCCGTTTGGAAGACGACCGTTTGTAATTTTGTCTGCGTTCATATCTGAACCTCCGTATTTATTTGGAGTGGCTTGAACCACCTCACAATTATTATTATAACTCATTTTTTGAAAAAAGGCAAGTGGTTTTTTAAAAATTTTTTAAAAATTTTTG